CTTTGAATATTACGCGTGGGTATTACTTATTACGCATATCCATAATCATCTGGCCATCGTAACCAGTGCCAACCACAGTCTGCGGTACACCACCTTGATACTTCTGAGCACGAATCATTTCAACTTCTAGTTGCTTCCAGCGAATCATCTCAGGAGTAATGGTACGTTGCAGCGCGGCGTTAGCTTCAGCTTCTTTCTTAGCTGCATACAGTTTAGCATCTGCGTCACGTTCATTGGCAATAGCTTGGTTGTTGCGAGCTTCACGGTCTGCTTCTGCTTGTTTAACTTTTTGCTGTGCTTCCTGTTCAACGCGAGCCAATTCAGCTTTCGCAGCATTAACTTGTTCTTCACGAACTTTGGTATTCTGTACCTGTTCCATGATTACTGGTGGCAGAGTAATATCCTGAAGGAATACCTGCTTAACTGTGTAACCATATGGGCGTGCATACTCTTCAACTTCTTGTTGAATTGCAGTTTGCAATTGAGCCTGGATTTTAGCATCAAATAAATCTTGTGCTTTAGGCACAGACTTACCAAACTCACGAATAGTAGACAGTAATTTTTCAGTTACATATTTGTCTAACGCTTGATCCTGAGTACCTGCATTAATACGGTTAATCGGTGCCTTAGAACCATCAAACTGCAACATAACAGTCAGGTCAACAGTGGATTTAAACTTATCCTGGCTAGGAACCTGAAGTTTATCTAATTTTACAGCAATATCTTTTGTACTAAAAGTATCGAAAGATGCAAACGGGTTTACAAGATGGAAACCAGGCAATACTGGATTAGGATCTACTTTACCCAGGAATGTTTGGGTTTTAACCGTACCATCAGAAACAATAGTATATGAATTAAAGGCTAGAATCAAGCCTGCTAAACCAACTACAGCACCAATACCCCAACGTTTAATAGTACGAATTACTTTCTGCTCAGAAGTCAGTTCTTTCATATTTTTAGTATTAAACATATATTTCCTTTGTTTTAGTTACAGTTAATAAAATTGGCCGAGGTGACAGGATTCGAACCTGCATAAAGGAATTTAGAAGACTCCTGCCTCTCCCTTAGACTACACCCCGTTTAAGTATTTTTAAGAACTCTCGTAAAAACTCTTAAAAATACAGACGATACCGGGAGAGTCCTAAGTCTCACTCATTAAGTATTTCAAGACAAAATACAGTAACGTCTATTATTTTCCAGTTTAAGTCAGGGTGACTTAGTGGTTATGTCCTGCGGTATATTGAGGACTCGGTTAGGCTTGGGGTCATGACTTCCCGCCTTTTGCTGCTACTCAACAGGAGTTATCGCGAATTACCTGTGCTATTGTGCACCATTAGTGACATCTCTCATGTCAGCATTTCCCACTTTGTGGATAGCTTGAAAAACTACTCCGATATGGAGAAAGAACTTCACTATCCTAGAATACCTTCTAAAGTTCTTCTTTAGCCTGGACATAGTTAAATCGTAATAAAACTATTCAGCAGACTGGTTGGTTAGTCTGGAACCAACTACCGCGTGGTTTAGGCAGTGCGCAACTAACCTCGGAAGCTTTTACGTTAAAAGCACCAGTTATCCAGTTCTTACCGACCGTAGGATTCGAACCTACATCTTCCACCAGTTACGGCTTAATAATACCAATTATACTAGGACGGCAGTGTTACTACATAAGTGATTTCCACACCCCACTATTTATAAATTAGAGAAGAGTTTAGGGGAGAGGTTTCAGACGCCTCATTTTACACGTTCTAGCCACTAACCGGGATTGCCGCCCCCTGTGTACTAGTTTTACAACTAACCCACCGACTCTATTCAATGCGCTCCGGTTGGGATTATGCACTCAGCGTAATCGGCTCGCTGTTCCCTAATTTATGAATATATTATACAGAATTTATAAGCATTTAGCAAATGAATTTTTAGAAAAATTCACTAGCAATCAAAGCAGTTGTTTTACCATCATAACGTCCAGGAAATTCTGCCTTAATAGTTTTCATTAATAGAGCTTTGGTAATACCTGGGTTTAACTTAACCAGTTCTGCAAAATACTCACGAATTTCAGTATCAGATAACTGAGGAGGCAGATACTCCTGCAACCACTTATTTAGAATGTATTCATACTGAGCGGACTGCAAGCTATAACTATCAAGATCTTGACCATGAAGTTTAGCTTTCATCTGGTTAATGCTTTTTAGTTGAGCTTTGAGATAAGACACAAATTGTTCAGAAGTGATGAAATCTTTATTAATACGCTGAAGATCCCCGATTATGGTCTGATAGCTTTTAGCGACTTCTTTATCAGAACCATTAAACTTAGAATCCTGCAAAGCTCTACGCAAAACATCTAAAATATTCTCTTCCATTATTTCATTCCTAACGCTTGGTTAAAAGATTGTTCTGTCATAACTGCTGAGACTTTGGCGAAATCAAACTTTTTAGGGTTCGTAGTGATTTCAGCAACGTTAGAAGTTTTAACAGTTTTCGTAGTACGAATACCGCGAGTGTTAACACCAATAATTACAACTGATTTCATATTTCGCTTCCTCTCATTAATTCATGGAAGTATTATACGGAAATTTAAGTATTTAAGCAAGTAAATTTTTAAGTTTTAGTGACAACAGGTTTATAAAACGTATGTCCCTTAATCTTAGTTGTTTTCTTAAACTTCTTTGTCCAGTAAGGTTTATCTTTACCACTATGGAAGTATAGTGCTCCATATGTAGGATCTTGTGGTAAATCAACGTAGTATATCACTCTAGCTAAATTCTTAGCGGTTTGCCAAGCCTCATCAGTTTTATCAACTTTTGGTCTCTTAGATACCCAAGAGAACTGGTTAGACTGATATACTACTTTACAGTAGGAATCTGGGAATTTACCGGAGTTTACACGGTTTTTAGTAACGTGTGCAATCGCCGTCATTCCCTTTATGCCCTCACCACGACTTTCGAAATAGATATTTTTAGCAATGCAATCTATTTCTTTTGCATCGTGCGATGCCTGACTACTAAAGCTGAAGGTAAGGGCAGCTACTAAAAGCAAAGCTGCCTTCATTCTTTTTACTCCTGCCAATCATATTCAACACGATTGGGGTTTTCTTTGTACCCTAAGTCAAGCAAATCATTACGCATATGTTGCTTAGCTACTGGGTTCGAGGTTACTAGTACCACTTTCTTTGGTCTCTGCCCAAATTCTAAGAGTAAACGAAGAATTTGATAACCTTCCATACCATCTACAGCCAAGTCATTATCCATATAAACGAAGTGGCCTGTGGTATCAGTTTTATTCAGAAACTCTACAGCGGCTTCTGGGGTTCGAATGATAATGTCCATTCCGTGAAGATTACGCACATCATCAATCAAAATATGAAAAGTCATAATAGCCTCGTTTCATCAATTTAAAAATATATTATACAGATAACTTAATAAATTAGCAAATACATTTTTAAATTGTGAAACTAGTAAACCGATAAACAGCCTAGAGGCGCCACAGGCCATATCTTATGAGCCATGTACCTTTGATCTAGGGTTTGAATCATCAACGAATACTTTGCATCTTTTAGCTTTAGAAGTTTAGAAGTTTGAGTTCTTTAAACTTTTCAGCTTTCATACTTAAATGTTGATCTTTGAAGTTGTGTCGGTAATATCAACGACGCTTTGTTTTTACGTGTCAGATTAAATGTCTGATGTAATAAACATAATCTCCAATAGATTATACTTTATAGTATGGTCAGCGGTCTTATTTAACCTCGTATTTCAACCGCTGGTGCGAGGTAAGATGCTTGGGCTTTCGTCTACCGATTTACTAGCTTTTAAATTATTACTCTACTTCAATGAAGGTAGAGGCGTTAGACTCGGACAGAACAAAGTCAACATTTGTTGCAAAGTCCTGGTATTCCTCGTCATGCTGCTTAATCAGCTTCTCCAGTTCCAGCGGATCAATCAAGAATGGAGTATTCTTGAGTTCCAGCAGGTTGAGCTGCATTTTAACTTCATCTTCGGAAGTTTTCTTATCGCGGGTAGCCATGCTATCCTGCAAACGCTCATATTTAGCATCAAACTGTGCTTTCTGCGTATTAAACTTAACCGTAGCGGCATGGAACTGCTTACGCATGTTAGCCAGCAGCTGAGCTTTAAGCTCCATAGAACGCTTAGCTTCAATTGCTTCCGCAACAGTCATCTTACGAGAGCCAATCTCAACGATTGTTTCCGCATTGCTCTTAATCAGAGCAGCTTTGATACGATCACGCTGGGACATCATATCTAGGAGAGATTGGAAATCTGCCTTAATACGAGCAGATAGATCGTCTACTTCGATTGCAGCGCCAACTACAACCTTATTTTTATCCTTACCTTCACCAACAGCGATCAGAAGCTGTTGTTCAGTAGCTTTACGGATTTTAGCTTCCAGAGATTTGATAGTTGCCAGAGCGCGAGTTTTAGAAATACGAGTAGTCATTATTTGCTTCCTTATATGAAGTTTGAGATTTGAATTTGTTTAAATTTGATCTATTACAGACCAATTGCCAGCAGAGTGCGCAGAACAGTATCGTTACTGTTATCAATTTTAGGATTAGCACGATTTAGCAGATCAAAGATTTTCTGGACACCTGATTGACGTTCAGCCATACGACGGATACCCAGATTACGAGTAGCTTTCTTACCATTTTTACGAACATTTTTAGATACTGGCATATTTGTTTTCCTTTTATTGTTTTCTCAAATTTATGAATATATTATACAGAATTTTGGGGCCGGAAGCAAATCAAATTTTCATTTTTTCGATCATAGCCGCAACACAATAGCTCTCAACTAAGGCATCGAATGCTGGGTCGTGCTTAACCGGATATATCCCATAACGAATGGTGTCCATCTTCTCCATTTTAGCTATTGCCCAGCTAATACCTTCGGTCTCTAGAGCCTTATAACTGTATCCAGCTTGCATCCAGAGATTACGAAGAGATCGAACATTACCCAAATTCCAGAATTTCCACGGAATTACCTCTTCATTGGTTCCAGCATGGAACGTGTTTGCAGAGTAGATAGTCATATCAAACTCTGGGCCATTGCCATAATACAAAGCATTTTCGCCTAGAGCCAACTTCATAATATTTTGAGCCATAGAGAAGGCAGCATAGTTAGAGCCAAGTTTATTAGTACAATGATGTTTACCATTTTGGAAGGCAATCAGTTTTGGATTACGCTCGTTCATAGCTTCCATAATGTGAATAGCAGACGGGCTATTTTTAGCTTGATCCATCCAGAATGCTAGAGTAGATGCTGTAACTTTGGCACCAGAATTAAGCTGATCCTGCACATCCAAAGTAACAAATACTAAGTCAGGGTCTTTATCAACCCCATGCATAGCCACAAAAGCGAAAGAAGGCATTACGATATGAGTAGTACCACAATCTCCTGGAGTTCCTAGAGATTCAATATCTAGCATACCAAATGGTTTTACTTTCATAACTTATCCTTTATTGTGTAGAAAACTATTAAAGAGCTGTCTCTTTAATAGACTCCCACTTCTTGGGGTCTTTAAAACCAGGAAGCATATCCTCACTGATATCCCAGTTCTCTTCCATAGAGAAGTCGGGCCATTCATTCCAGCTACCTTCCAGCTCTTCATAACAGGTATCCATTACCTCATGACTAGAAAGTCGTGTATAATCCCTAGCTGACTTATGGGTGCTAGCACGGTTAAAATCATTCTTTGCTACAAAATTACGCATAGTTTCTCCAAATAAGAGGGGCTTTCGCCCCCTGATTTAAATCACTTGCCCAGCAGTTTAAGGATATTTTCCATAATAGTTTGGGCAGATTTTTCACTCTTGTTGGTTTCAGCCAACTTTAAAGCGAGTTCTTCCTGCTGTTTCTGAATATCAGCAGCGATTTTTTGATCAGCCTCAATACGAGCTTGAAGCTCATCAGTGATAGTGGTAAAGGAAGCAACGATTTCAGTAACAGAACGTGGTTTCTTAGAGAACATAAAAATATCCTTGATTAGTTAGAGAATTAGTAGATTGTAGGGGCAGAAGCCCCTATTTATCTATTACTTCGCTTTACGCTTGCGAGCTGGTTTAGCAGATTTACAAGCAGAATCACCAGTGAACTTAATGCCTATACCGTAACACAGAGCACGAACATTATCTTTACTATACTCTACGCCAAAGATATTTGGCTTAACAGAACCAAACTGTCCACGAGTATCACGCAATACATCTGCTGTTGGTTTACGCTTCTGGTTAACTGCTTTCTCGTAATCTTTCATGGCCATGCCATTACGAGGGAACAATTCTGCTCCAGCATTGAAACTCAGTACTACTGGAACAGATTTGTGACCGTAACCCTGTACATAGGTCACAAGGCGGGCTACAGAACGAGTTGCGTTCTTAGCCTTCGGCTTTTGACGAATCGGAGCCGGATTATTCAGTGCTTGTGCAGCCTGAGCATCGGTAGGATGCTTACGCAGGTGACGTTCCAGGCGAGCTTTGCGATTAGCCTCAGTCTTCGGGAAAGTTTTAACTGCCGGAGCTGCTTGAGTTTTTGCGTTTTTCTGCTTAGCCATTATTTATTTTCCTTTTTGTTTATCAATTTATGAAGTATATTATACGAGAATTTGAAGCGTTTAGCAAATGAATTTTTTAAAAATTATCTACCAACCATCTTAGCTTGTTCGGCATCTGAGACATATTGATACGCTCCTTTATTATACGCTGGAGCAGTACACATTTTCTTACGCTCAATCTCTTCTTGAGCTTTTCTTTCGCGTTCAGCTAATTCTTCGTCCAGATAAACTAAACGTTGTTCTGGAGGAGGTGGAAGACGTGTTTCTGGCTCACCAATATTAGCCTTTCTTATCTGACGGGGTGATTGTGCACGTTTTCTCAATGGTTTAAATCCTAGTGAATTTGGGTTATAAATCCGCATAAAGCCCTCCTCACTTTCAATACGAATATTATACTAAATTAGAGGGCTTTAAGCAAGAAAATTTTTTAATTTATTTATCACATCTCAGCCATTTCAGCTTCAGTAATAACTGTATTACATAAGGCATCTACAGCTTCATTACCACTAATACCAGAATGCCCTTTAACCTTAATAAAGGTAGGATTAGTATTATGAAAGTTGATATACTGCTGTGTTAATTTAAATGCTTCCTGCCAAAGTTCTAGATTAAGAGGAACTTCACCATCTGCTTTCTTCCAGCCTTTCCTTTGCCAAGAAAACATCCAACTTTCCATACCATTTTTGCAATAAGCAGAGTCAGTATAGATAGCAATTGGTCTATTATCTTTTTTAACAGACCAACGTAGGGCTTCTACGATAGCTGTGAGTTCCATCTCATTATTTGTAGTTTTAGGATTATAACCAGATTTAGAACCTAAACGATCGTCGTTATCATCATAGACAATAAAACCCCAAGCACCTGGACCTGGGTTAGACTTACAAGCACCATCTGTATAAATGTGGAAAACCGACATTATACCTCCCAACTAATTTTAAGACCCATGTCTACAAAGGCGGCTTCTCGGTAGTATTGTGAGAGATGATACCCCTTATCCGATAAGGTTTTTAGTACCGATTTAGCTGCTCCTGGCATTTCTCTAGGATTATATAACCACCTAGCGTAAGGATTATCTCGAATAATTACTTCTGTATTTCCAGACTTAGCAGCTTCTACAATCTTTTCTTCTATAAACTTTAGAAATGCGGGTACTTCTGTTAATCCTGCAAGTTCTTGGGCTTCTTTGGCTGAAATCATTGTATACCTCCAATTTATAAAATATATTATATTTAAATTTCACTAAATAAGCAAATGAAATTTAAATATAATAGCCCCGAAGGGCTATTTAAGTTAAGAGGACATTTTAGCTTTAAGAGCTGGATGAGGATCGTACCCCTCTAAATGGAATGACCAAGCTGCCGTATTATTTTCTAGTAAGTCGTAAAAATCTACAAATTCTGGCATTACTAGAGTCGGTAGAGGACGAGGTTTACGTTTTACCTGTTCTTCTACCTGTTCCATGTGGTCATTATAGATATGAGTATCACCGCCACTAAAGATAAGATAACGAGGTTTTAATCCTGTCAGTTTTGCTAATATGTGCGTTAATAAAGCATAACTAGCAATATTGAAAGGTAGGCCTAGAAAACAGTCTACAGAACGTTGTGTCCATTTAAGATCTAAGTATCCATCATTACTTACGTAACACTGAAAACCATAATGACATGGTGGTAGTGCCATCTTATCCAGTTCAGCAACGTTCCATGCAGATACTAGGTGTCTACGACCATGTGGATTATTCTTGAGTCCCTCAATGAGTTCTAAAATCTGATCTCGTCCGCCAAAGTTGCGCCATTGTTTACCATATACTGGTCCTAGATTACCATTGGCATAACCCATGCTTATAGCTTGGTCTTCATAATTTGGGGTCCAGATAGTCCACTGTCCTTCGTCACGCCCAAATGTGAATATACGCAGATCATGGAGATTTGTAGACCCAGATAGGAACCATAAGAGTTCTCCAACTACCGATTTCCAAGCTAGACGTTTAGTGGTTACGGCAGGGAATCCCTCACGTAGATCGAACTTAGCATAGGAATCAAAAATTGAAACTGTGCCTGTTCCTGTACGGTCATTACGGGGTTCACCTAGTAAAATTACATCTGTCAAAATTTTTAAGTATTGTTGCATTAATAAGTAACCAATTCCTGTACAAATCGCAGGCTGTTATCACTGTTTGCGCCAGTTGCGTAAACTAAACGAGTAGATTCATAGTTGTAATCTAGAATCGTATTATCCAGATGTACATCTGCCTCTAGTTTTTGATTACTAAAGATTGTGGATACGAAAGCACTTTCAATATGACCATGAATATACATTTCGTACAGTAATGTTGCGCCACCTAAAACCACTGTCTGTTGATCTTTTAAGAACGTGGGCAATGTATCCCCAATCTTAGAAATTGGGGTGTAAATATCATGTGTAATATCGTCTGGCAGTGGACGATCAGCACGAATAAATAGATCAGAAGCTCCAATCATACGTTCCCTAACGGCGTATGGAAGAGCTAAATAAGTACCAGCACCAATGATGATGTTATCTGGATTCAACACGTCCAGTTGAGAATAGAAAGCATCTAGTTCTTCTTTGAAGGAACCCCATGGAAGTTTACCGCGGAGGCCGAACTCCCCATTCGGCCCAACTGCATATATTGCTGTAATCATAAGAAATCTCCAAATTCATTACCCAGATCTTTCAGAGTATCAGTAGAGGTCTCAGTTACCTGACCTACACGGTAAGCTGCACCAATCTGGATTTCTTGCGGAGCAGGCTGTAGAGAAGTAGTATCCAACCAGTTCATGATCCACGGAATAGGGTTTTTGGTGATTACCGGCAGATTACTTGGCCATTCTACACCGATGTGCATAAATGCATTGCGCCCCACAAAGTACAGATATTCTTCTAGAAGTTCTGCATTCAAGCCAATCAGACTACGACCTTTGAAAATGAAATGACCCCATTCAATTTCAGTTTTCAGAGTTTTCAGGAGCTGTGCTGGTGCTTTAGCCACTGCTTCATCTACCAGATCTTTGTCAAACTGCTGGAACATAATCTGGATGATTGTTTTAGACATCTGAGTATGTAGGGCTTCATCTTTAGCAATCAATTGCAGATTTTTAGCAATACCTTGCAGAATATCGTTCTCTGCTAACGCAAAGGTACATGCAAAGGATGCGTAGAACTGCATTGCTTCCAGACCGTAGATTGCAAAATAAGCATCTAACAGTTTAGCCTGAGTTTCACGCTTAACTTCAGGGAACTCAGTTTCTGGATATGTATTGTCACCACGATGATCACGTACTGCAATGAAATACTGACCTAACTGGTACAGTTCATCAAACAGTTCAACAGAATCTGCGATACGTGCAAATGCTTCTTGGTTTTTAGTTACAGAATCAATAAATTCTGCCGGATCAGTCAGCACATTACGGATAATGTTGCTATACGCACGGCTATGCAGGTCTTCGAAGTAGCTCCACTGTTTTAGCATTCCTTCCAGTTCAGGGCGGCTTACAAGCGGCATAATAGCTGCTTCAGGTGCGCGACTAATGAAAGAATCTGTTTGGGTCTGCCATGCTAAGTTCAGGAGTGTAATTTCCTGAATTTCACGTGGGAGGTTGGGCCATTGTTTCTTATCTGCTTCCAGACTGATTTCAGTTTCAGTCCAAAATTGAGAGCGAGCTAATAACGCCAGCCTTTCCAGCTCTGGATGGGCTACTCGTACATAATCTGCAATACCAAGAGAATCACCGAGAAATAGATCTTTATTGGTATGATCCCAGTTTAAGTTAAGTAAAGTTGTCATTAGTTCTCCTATTTATCTGTGTTTCTAAGTAGTGTTGGATCTTTGGTTATAGAGAGGATTAAAGAATCTCGATACTCTATTGCCTCTTCTAGAGTTGGAAGAGTTTTCACGTATTCTTTTCCGTTAATAGATTTTCTAACTTGAAATCCAGACCCTTTCTTCCGAATATTCTTAGTACCCAATATATTGTTTTTACTGGTTTTTCTATTTTGACTATTTAACTGCCAGTCTGCTTCTCTTAGGTTAGTCCACTTATAGTTTAGTGAATCTCCATCTATATGGTCAACCATAACTTTAGGTAAGTTTCCTGTCATGTACAGGAAAGCAATATTTTGTGCAGGGTACTTCTTACCCTTGATTTGTATCACTAAGTCTTTTCGGTTAGGGTCTACTGAGTGTGGTTTTAAACAACCAGCAGGTAGTCCTCTTACTTTATTGTGTACTTCTTGGTTATTTAACCAAGTAAATGTTCCTTCATCTGGATTATACTCCAGAATCCTTTTTAATTCATCTTGTGTTATCAAAACTAATCTCCTTAACTAATGGAGATATTATAGCAAATCTGATAGCGATTAGCAAGTAAAATTTCAAAGAAAAAGGAGACCCGAAGATCTCCTTGTTTTTATTAAATAGTACAACCACCGGATGCACAACCGGCTGCTTCTTCTCCAGCACCTCCACCATTTGCAGTGTTGAAGTTAGCATAATACCAAGTTTTCCACCCATACTTAACAGCAGTCATGAAATCACGAACTACTACTGGGCCAGGAATGATTTCATTCTCAAACTTGGTGTAGTCATAGTACATATTCGTACTGATAGACTGACTGAAGAATTTCTGCATAGTTGCTACCCATTTGATCCACTCGATACGATCTACATCATAAGCCAGTTTATAGCTCATTAACGTTTCCCAATCGGTTGCACCTGGAGCAATTGCAATTACTTTATTCACTGCACTACCCTTGATAGATACAATCTTACGTGGTGGTTCGATAGAGTTAGTAACACCTAACAGAACAGAAGAACTTTCTCCCGGCATCTGAGCAGTCAGAACAGAGTTACGCATACCATATTTCAAAATATCTGCACGTAGAGACTCCCAATCCATTTCTAGACCTACGGATACCAGTTCATCAACAGTTTTCTTGTACGTGTCGATTACCAGAATTCCTTTAGATGGTTTAGTACGATCGAACCACTCACATGCACCCTGTTCTTTAGCTAGGCGTACAGAGGCTTTATGCAGGAAGTAGGACAGTTTTTCAGCCTCACGGTGAATCCAGTTACGGGCTTCAATACCTTCATAAGCCAGACCTTCTGCGGCCATTGCACCTGCTGCGTTCATTAGGCCAATACCAACATTACGACGTTTCTTAGCCGTATATTCCATAGTTGGGAACGGATAATCCTGAATTTCGATAATTGTATCAACGAATTTCAGAAGGATGTAGCAAGTTTTTTCCCACTCAGCCAGAGATTCCATGCGTCCAAGTACAACACCCCCTAAGTTACACAGAGATACTTCACCAATATCCTCCGGCTTCATTTGATCAAGCTGCTCTTTTGTCTTATACAGTTCTGTAATGTGATGGAATGGACGTGTAGGTTGAGTAATTTCAACACAAAGGTTAGTCATACGAATCTGGTCAAGGAAGTTACCATGACGATTAGATTCTGCAATGTGGTGTGCATACATACGTCCTGTTTCCATGCGGATACGTAGCCAAGTATCTAGGATTTCTTTTGCAGAGACTTTAGGAGCTGCTGGAACTGTTTTTCCTTCGTGGTCGATCTTTGTAAGAGATGCCACACGTTTCTCCGCTGCCACATAGATTTCTTCAAATTTAGCCTCGTCATCACTATAAAACGCTTCATGAACTTCTGGAGCATAGAAGTATGACATTAGCGTAATATCTTCATTTTTCAGATAACGTTTTAGTAAAAGATTGTTGAAGCTCAGAGAATAATCCATCTTATCGATTTTATTCTCATCTGTAGCACGTTGTTGCTTAACCTGCATCAATTGAATGATCTCAGGATCAAAGTATGGATAAGACACTGTAGCAGAACCACCACGAGTTTGCTGAGTATTGGCCTTTACTGAGCGGTCAATGTGTCGATAATATGGCAGTTTTCCGGAATGCGGGAATGCCCCATTTCGCACCGGATCAGCAATTGATCGGCTTTCAAGATGATACCCGATTCCCGCTCTGGCTGCAACCATTTTGAAGACGATGTGTTCGGCCGTGTCGATTGAATCCAATGTGTCAGTGGAATCAACGAGGCAACAACTAGCAAATCCACGATCACTAGAGCGCAAGCCAACCAATGGCGGCGTAGGAACGTTGATTTTGTGGAGCGACATTGCATTGTAGAGGTCGATTGCATCTAGAATTGTCCAGTTAGGTTGAGATAACATCGCCATTGCCATACCCATATAGGCGAATTGCGGAGTTTCGTAAATTTCTCCAGTTGCTATATTACGGCGAGAATACTTATCAAAGAATTGTTTCAGTCCTCCACTAGTGAAAAGACGGTCACGATCATGGTCAATAACCTGATTCAAAGCCTCAAACTGCTCATCGGTAATCCATGCACTCATGTCTTCCCATGCACCTACACTAACCATATGATCATGGAAGAAGCGTAGAGAAGGTGGTTCGAAAGAGTCATAAAGGCGCTTACGCATTTGCGCAAGACGTAATTCCTTTGCTGGCACATCGTATGCTGGATTATCTTTAATAAGACTTTCAGCAGCTTTAATTAATGCATCCATCAGAGTGTCGGAATCTACAACCCCTTTAGGCAGAGTTTTTTGAGCAGCCATAGTAATGGCTGACCAACTTACATCAACTGTTTTGCAACCATACTCTGCCCAACCATTGAGTTTTTCAGGAGCAAAGTCTTCTACAGTACCGTCACGTTTAATTACTTTTTCAATGCGATGGCTCATTTGGCTTTCCTTTTTATAGTTATCAGGATTTAAGGAATATTCTACATTATTATTGGTCATTAGGCAAATAAAATTTTCTGATAGAAAAGGCCCGAGTATTTTCATACCCAGGCCCTGTATACTACCAGTCTAGCTTTTTAGCTTATTCAATTACTTTAGCTCTAGCTACTTCTTTTAATAGAATATCTATAGAGGTGCTCAGCTCGTTATAATTGAATGGTTTATTTGGATTTGAGGTTACAATTTTCCACGCTAGGGTTGTCTTAGGACTTTCTTCCCCTTCTTTACGTGTAATCATATTAGCAGCACTCAGTGAGGTACGATGTATTTTAGTTTTACGGCTCAGATGAACGACGTTTCCCATATTACACCTTCCCCATGTCTTTAAAAATATCATAGAATGCTTTAGACTCAACAGAACGAACGTTATCAACCAATTCGATCATTGAGAATGGGGCATTTTCGTATTTTTCATAGACTTCCATAAGGAGTGCTAGACCTGAGTCACCTTTAATGTCTTTCTGAGCTATATCTCCGCAGATAATTAAACGGCAGTCTTGTCCTACACGAGTTAGGAGACAAATCATTGCCTCAACGGAAATATTCTGAGCTTCATCGACAATTACATAGGAGTTGTTGAAAGTTCTGCCACGAGCATGTTCGACAGCCAAAAATTTAATTTTCTGACGTTCGACATATCCTTTATATGCATGATCGCCGATGGCCCATTTCATACCATCAGCTATTGGCTCCAACCAAGGCTCTAGCTTTTCCGCTAGATCACCAGGAAGCATACCAAGAGACTTACCTAGAGGTTCATTAGGACGTACGAGAATCACTTGCTCAATATCTGAGTGAATGTCTACGAGTTCCTGAGCTGCAAGAACGGACGGAATAAAGGTTTTACCAGTACCCGGCTCACCGATACCCACGGTCACTGTGTTGTTCTTGATCATATTGATATATGATTTTTGCTCGCGGTTTTTACCTACTAGGGATTTAGCAACTGGATTAGCGTAATCATTAGAAAAATCAGCCTGAATTACGTTGTTCTCATATTTGTTGCCACGCTTTCTTGAACCATTGCGGTTCTCTCTTTTTTGACGTGCTTTTCCCATAAATAACACTCCTATAGTGTACTTCGCTAACAGAGGATCAACAAAAAGATCTTGTTTATCAACTTACAAATATATTATACCAATATATACAGTAAAAAGCAACTACAATTTTAAATAAGCCTATGATATTGCATTTAAATAAAAAATTTGCTTGCTTTTAACGTGAGATGTGTGATACTAGATAATCATTTTATATCGCGTACACGAGTGCGTGATTATACAATTTTTAATAGAGATTGGCAAATAAAATTTTTTGACTCAGATCATGTTACAGAACTTTATAGTAAAATATTGTTGACATCCGCCCTCGAATGAGTTATAATAGTAGTCTTAGTTAGAGAAGGAGAGTATAATGAATCGCAATGAAGAACTAAAGTATAAAGAAATGCAGGCGTTAATTAGAAACTGCAAAGAGATTATCGAAGGGTCAGCAGATGAAGAGCTGCTGTTTAATAATGCCAATAAACCCTCAGAACGTTTCCCTACACAAAGGGATATGCTTGCAGGTGAATTGAGTAAGTATCTGATTCTAGAAGAAATGCCAATTCAGATTCGAAATGCTCATATGATTGGGGATATTCATTTCCATGATGCTGATTATGCTGCATTAGGCATGACTAACTGTTGTCTGGTAGCTCTGGAAGATATGTTGAAGAATGGTATGAAGGTTGGTAATGCTGAAATTAGCACTCCAAACTCTATCACTACTGCGGCGGCTATTACTGCTCAGATTATCACTCAAGTTAGCTCCCATCAGTATGGTGGTACTTCTGTAGACCGCCTTGATGAAGTATTAGCCCCTTATGTTCGTAAATCCTATGACAAAAATCATGCGTTTGCAAAACGTTGGACTAAGGATGAAGCCAAAGCATCCGTAATGGCTACGGAGATGACTGAGAAAGAAGTCTATGACGCTTGTCAGGGTTTAGAATATGAAATCAATACCATGTTCAACTCTAATGGTCAGAGTCCATTTATTACCTTTGGTTTTGGTCTAGGAACTTCTTGGGAGGCACGTCTAGTACAGAAAGCAATACTAAAAGTACGTATGGATGGTTTAGGTATCAATAAACGTACAGCTATCTTCCCGAAACTAGTATTTGTGCTTCGTGATGGCGTTAACATGAAACCAGGAGATGTTAATTATGACATCAAGAAGTTAGCTATGAAATGTACGTCTGAACGTATGTATCCAGATTATATCAGCTATGACAAGGTTGTGGAAGTTACTGGCGACTATAAAGTTTCTATGGGCTGCCGTTCATTCCTAGCTGCTACAGAAGATGGTGAAACTGCCGGTCGTAATAACTTAGGTGTTGTTTCTGTAAACTTGCCTAGAATTGCTATCGAAGCTGAAGGAAATATTGATCTATTCTTTGATTTGCTTGAGCTACGTGTGGATACAGCGTTAAAAGCATTGGAGTGGAGAGTTGATCGCTTAAAATACATTCAAGCTAAAGCTGCGCCCATCCTCTATATGTCAGGAGCCTTTGGACTGCGCTTGGAGCCTGATGAATATGTATTCGATCACTTCTATAACCGTGCTTCTGTATCTCTAGGGTATATTGGTTGCCATGAAATGCTACAGTTCATGTTTGGCAAAGATGTAGACACAATGTCCGAGACCTGCATCAAGTTTGTTCAGCGTGTATTGCAGTACATGCGGGATAGAGTCGATCAGAAGAAGGAAGAAACTAAGTTAGGTTATAGCCTGTATGCTACACCATCAGAATCCCTATGTGACCGTTTTTGTCGTCTAGACCGTGAATATTTCTCGGAGCATGAAGATATTCTGTCCAAAGGATACTACACTAACTCTCATCACCTTGATGTGGAACGTAAAGTTGCTCCTAACGTAAAATTTGATTATGAATCTAACTTTACTCCGATTGCTTCTGGTGGGTGCATTTCCTATGTAGAACTACCGGATATGAAACGATTCCCAGATGCACTGGAATGGGTTATTAATTATGCTGCTAGTAAGGTTCATTACTTCGGTATTAATACTCCAGTGGATTCTTGTGGTAAATGTGGATTCTTAGGTGAAACAATAGCATCCGAAGATGGATTTAAGTGCCCTATCTGTGGTAATCATGACCCCGAAACTCTTGAAGTAACTCGTAGAGTTTGTGGGTATCTTGGAAATCCGGGTGCTCGTCCATTTAACCCCGGCAAACAGCACGAGGTGATGGGCAGAGTGAAGCATCAGGATATTCGAGCTAAATAAGCTAATCAGCCGGGTTGCTAGTCGACCTGGCTTTTATTTTATTTGCTTTCGAGCTAAAACTTATGTATAATTGATTTATAAATTTGAGAGGAGGGTATATGGACCTAAAACCATTTATTGTTGTATCTAAGTTAGGACATTATCACTTAGGAGTAGATACTATTCAGGAAGCTATTTTTGCTGCTACAGGTGATTACTCATTGCTAGGAGGTATTGGATATCCTACATTACTAGGTGACTTCGTAGAGCAAGAATTAGATATTACTGTCTATAATCCTATATATGAAGAACCTGAAGACTTAAAAGAGACTCTAGAATTTGTATATTGGAACCACTTACAAGTATTTAATGTTACCTCTAACGGCACAGAGGATTTCTCTTCTGTTATTAAACATCATATTAAGCAGGTTTACTACGATTACTTCTATGAGGATATTGGAGCGGAGCTAAAAGTATGAAAAACGTAAAACATCTTAAATATCGCTTAATTTACAACGGACGTATGGAAACAGAAGATCTGGCCCAATTAGCTATTAATTCTAATGAGGTTACAGTGCGTGCGCTGGCAATTGAAAAGTTGCGTGCCTCTTATGAAAATCGTGTTATGGAACTAGAGGAGAAACTGTATGGCATTCTCGAAGCCGATGCTACCAGATAAGGGGTTAAACGCCGCTTTGGAAAATGCATTAATGCAGCACTGGGAAACTGGCTATAAGGATGGTGTTGAATCCTGCGCTACTATGCTAGAAGTTATTGCTAATACCTTAATGGAGAAAGGCAATAAAGAATTAGCTGAGCTATTAGGCAGTATTGGGCAAAACTTCAGAGAACAGGTGAAAAATGCGTAGATTAATTATTATTAGCGGTGCAGGTTTGAGTGTTGAAAGTGGTGTACGAGCCTTCCGTACTGATACTGCTAGTGGTAAAGCACTGTGGGATGATTATGATCTAGAAGAAGTATGTAATATTCATGCCTTTCGTGGTAATTTTTATCATAAAACCCATATGTTTTACAACAAGCGTCGTGAAGAGCTAAAAACTGTTGAACCCAATCTTGCGCATTTGCGTATTGGCGAATGGTATAAACAATATCCCGGTCAAATAGTAAACTTGACTACCAACGTTGATGACCTTATTGAGCGTGCTGGAGTTCCACATAGTGACATTCTGCACATTCATGGATACTTAAAAGAGGTTGTTGTAGCGGATAGCTACAGTAGTAGTAATAAACGGATTATTGATGTAGGATATAATTCTATTGATCCAGATGATTATAAATGGGTTAAACCTAATGTAATCTTCTTTGGAGAGCATGCTCCTGCATACGCAGAAATGTACAATGTTTTTGATGGTATTACCAGTCAAGATATGATCGTTGTGATTGGTTGCTCTAACCAAGTAATTAACTTCTACTGGGAATTATTTCCTGTTCTTAATTTGACTGCTGCCAAGCTAATGGTTGTTAACTACTATGATAGTGCCCTAGCGGCGGAACCGGGCTATCAAGGTATGACTCGTAGTGAGATGTACCAGCTGGAAGAACGCGGTATCCCTTACTGGAGTAAAGGTGCGGTAGATGCTTTCAGTGATCCTGATTTTATTGCTCGTGTAGAAGCTCATTTAGAGGGTAGACCTTATGTGTCGGGAAGCAAGAAATAATGAATGGGATATTTTTATAACTGAGTCTGGCACGTGGTGTTATAGGTTTGCCTATAGATTTCCTAATGTTAAAGAAAGGTTGGGCAACACATATAAAATTATCTATACTACAGAGAACATATGGTTATCCTCTGGAGATGAGGGGAAACAGATATGTCCATAGTTAAATCTGTGTATACACATCCCGATGATATATTTGTATGGGCGGATGGTAGTTGGTGCTATCGCTGTGAGCTGTGGGAAATGGACTATAAATCCGATGACTATGGTGTCATATATGTTGATACGGTTGAGTATGATACGTTCCTAGAGGAGAACGAATGATAAAGAAGATTTTTAAGGGTATCTGGAAAGGTCTAGTATGGTTTGTCAACCTAATTGGTATGATTACCATTTATTCTCTGTTCCTGTCTGTTATGTGGGGTAAGGGTGAATTGAAGGTTCCGGTTCCTTTTACTGATGAAGTTAAAGTCTGGACGTGGGATGCTACTGGTGGAAATAAGTAATACTCCAATTATTTTTCTAGACATTGATGGGGTGCTCAATTCGAGCATCTCCCACCATCATGCACCTGATGATGAAAAGATTTTCTTTGGAAGTGACTGGGTTTTCAAACCGCTTCTCAAGGCTTTTCAGGACTTTATTCGTCCTTCTCCGATAATGATTGTCGGAGTATCATCTTGGTTTTCTGTCAGAAATGAGATGGAGAACGTTCAGATTATGACCGGATTAGGTCTTATCGATCGTTTTCTTGGTACAACGGATTTTACTGGTGGTGGATTATCTAGGGGTAATTCTGTTCTTCGCTTCGTTGAAAAGCATAAGCTCAAACATTGGTGTGTGCTTGATGATGCGGGTGCTATGATGTATCAGTATCCAACGGTTATAGTCAACGGTAGGACTGGGATAAATCTTCAAGATTTAAAAGCTGTTAGCTATATGCTAGAATTTAGCCCAGATCTTGAAATGTGTAAATCCTTGCAACAATTTAAGGTGTAAATATGTTCAATAATGTATTCTCTAAAGAAGCTAACCCAATTTTGGTTAACTTTTGGCGTACTCTCCCAGCTAGCCTGTATAATGAGGCTATTAACTCTTTGAAAATATGGTGTGAGAATAACGAAATCTCCTTTGCTTTTAAAGATGATATTGATGAGGCCCCCTGTATTGGTTTAATTGTTCAGGTAGAGGAGGGTCTTGAAGAGATTGTCGGCTGGAAAGAGTTAGATGAAATGGGCTTAGTTTTTGCGTTAAACTATAAGCTGTTTATGCCTGCTAAGCATCGCCTCGTTGTTAACTATAAAACTAGTGAATCTCCTGGTTTTCAGGTTAATGAACGTTATGGTTGGTCTTACTCACCGGAAGAAGTAGATGAGGGGATTCAGAAACTTCGACGTTTCGGGTATATGATCCCAGGTTTAACTGCTTAAGAGGGCATAATGGAACAAGTATATTGGCGTCAGATTGATCCTAGTTTGGTGAAACGTGCGGAGAAGCTGCTACAACGTTGGTTGGGGGTAAGACAAGCCTCCTTCACTTTTCCGGAGCAGCAAATAGATGATCCCTGTGTTGGTGTTTTCCTATCCGGCTACGCGGGGGAATGGGAATTGGACTGGAATGAATTATCCGCTATGGGTTTAATTGTTGCCCTAAACTTCTCTATATTCCATCCACGTGGTTTGGCCATATGTCGTGTGCCGGATGATGGTTGTTCGCCCCATCTTTTACAGGTGGAAGATGATATTTGGGAGTACACTCCAGATATTCTCGCAGAAGCTAAAGAACAATTAAATCGTGTTGGGATTTATGTTCCAGGCCTAAATGATGAATGATTTTTATTAGCTGAACTCTGATTACCGAGTCATTTTGGCTCGGTTTTATCCGTACTCAAGACCAATGATAGCACCATCCGGAAAATTTTACTTGCAGGATGCCCAAAATCTTGATATAATATTTATATTGAATTGAGAGACATTAGTAAAAATTGATTTTGCTAATTTTTCTTGTTTACAATCCGCGATACGGAACAGTTAGGCTGCCCCATTAAGGGTTGTTTTAACTGTTACGTGTTAGTTTTTAAACAAATAGTTAATAGAATACTTAGCGATCTGCGTCCCGTAGGAACCCTGGTAAGGCCTCGAAGCAACCTAGACAGAGGTGGTTGTGAAGTGAGACGGGAGGAGTGAAAAACTCCGAGACGTGATTCTGTAAGTTATATTGCATCTAGTATGAGCTAGTATATGAAGCATTAGGTGAGCAAATCTGGCTTAGCGGCCATCCTCAAGGATTTGTGCGGTATAGCAAAGCAGCAGCGCAGCGTGAAAGTGGAAGTTGCCACCCCACTTCAGTATTTGCAATTAATTTGTTGAGAAATTGACAGTAACAGTTGTTCTATTCTTTCTGAATAGTCCTAAAGAAAACTTATTTCATTTCCAACACAGGAGTATTGTTGTGTTCTCAATCCTACAAGGTCATGCAGGATTTCATCGCGATTTAGCCACAGGCAATTGGCGAGAAGTTAAAGCAGAAGACTATCTTTTTGCTAAAAGATTTTCCTCAAAGCATCCTGAAGGTAAACCAGCTTCAATGCCCTTCAAGTTTGATGTAATTGATGAAGTTGATCCTCAAACCCTAGTAGAAATGCTTCCTCTTATGAGACGTTTAACGTCTGACCCTCATATCGTTGCGGTACGAGGTCGATGTCTTGCACCTAAAAATAATGTGCGACGTAAGAAGGGCAACTTTAATGTATCTAACCCAAGTCATATAATTGCAATGGACGTGGATGGTATTGTAGATACAGGTGGTTGTAACAAGTTTGATCTTGTTGGCATGGCTCGACATATTATTAGAATGTTAAATAGTATTAGTGAGGACATGTTTCCTCTTGATGCAGGGTTTATTGCTCATGCATCGTCTTCGGCTGGGCTAAAACCAGGTATCCGAATGCACTTAATACTAGAATCTAATGTTAAAGTAACTCAGGGTCAAATCAAGTTCTTATTTACATCTATCAACGAAAGTAGTAGACAAAAGTATGGCTTTGATATTGCCGACTTAGCTTATTACTCTTCCGTACAGCTCCATTACTTTGCAGATCCTTTATTTACTGATGGTATAGTAGATCCGTTTAAAGCGGAGGGTGCTTCACGTCTGGTATTTGTTAAAGGCTCAAAAGTAAATTTACCCAATAATCTAGTTGACTATGAAACAACTAGAGGAGAGTTTAAAGAGGAGTTCTACTCCTTACTCGATCAAATTAAAGGTAAAAAGGCTGCCTCTGATAAAGTAGAAGAAACCATCAGCGAGTTAGAAGAAGCTGAGGATGGTGTATATCTACGTATTATTCCTAAACTCTATCACCGAGCACTAGAGGATGGTGTAGATTTTGGTTGGCTAGAGAAGGAGATCCGCCCAGCTTTATCTGAGTATATTGCAACTAAAGATAATAGTCGTAATATTCAAGATTATTTTAACAACGGTCGTAAGCAGGCTCTGAAAGCGTTTGTTAATAATTCTAAACGTGATATACCAGATGTTTTAAAAGGTATTCCACTTAAAAAGCTAGAAACTAATTCTCTAGAAACTGATAACTTCTTGAAATTAAATACTGTGCCACCAGAAGGTTATATGACTTTTGTAAAAGCAAGTCTAGGTACAGGTAAAACCACGGCGGTTGTGCGTTGGTTAGACTCAGGAGTTATTAAAGGTAATTTCTTAGCAATTACCAATACTAGAGCACTGGTATCTTCAAATGCCAAGAAATTTAGTGCAGGACAATATGATAAGTCTGTAGATATGCTCAATTTTAAGCGTGGTGCTATTGACCGTATGTCCACAACTATTCACTCTTTGCATAAGTTCAAGAGTTTTATTGGTCAAATTGATGCAATCTTTATCGATGAATGTGACGCTGTAATGAATGACCTATTATTCGCCCCGGTTGTTAAACAACGTCGTGAATGTATTCAGGTTCTTCGGGACATTCTTGCAACTGCAAAAATCATTATATTATCTGATGGTGATATTAGTGCAGAAACAATTGAAGCATATGGTTCCTTGATTGAGTTTGATAAACCGGTTGCATTTTATAATCATCACCGTAGAATGCTGTCAAAAGCTCATGCTTATGAGTTTCCTGATGAATCCAGTATTTGGGTTGCACTTCAGACATCTCTAGAGATGGGTGAGAAATCTATCCTAGTATCTGACTGTGGACCAGATGAACTGAATGAGAAGGGCATGGCGTTGCGTCGTAATACGGGTGCGTTAGTTAAGGAAATCCACTCAAACTCTACGTCTGATGTGGATATTAGACGTATTCTGGATTACACAACTAATGAGCTAATTGATCAACAAATTGATTGCTTATTATGTAGTCCATCCGTAACGAGTGGAGTTGACTTTAACTACTTTGATAACGTATTCGTTATTACTAGAACTAGTAACCAAGCGCCAAACATGCGTTTCCAAGCAATCAGGCGCGACCGTGGCGCTCAGAACATTTATTATTTCATTGATAAATCTACGAGTGGATTCTCCGCAGGTTCTGAACAATATAACATTGATGAAGGTTGGCTGGAGTTAGCACAGCAATTATACGCACGTCGTAGGGAGCTGGAGTCTAGGAACTATACTAGTACTTTACGTTATTACTTGCTTGATCAGGGTGCAACTATTGATATTTTCAGTGAAAGCTGGGGAACTATCGAAGGTGCAGGAAAAGAGTATACGGAAGAGCGAATCAAAGCTATTTTATATTCAACTCCTGATTATTGTGCTCCACGCCATGCAGATGCGTACGAAGCTAAACTACTTCTTGTTCGCTACTATCATCTTGAGTCTATTAAAGATGTAACAGTTGAGCATGTTGAACAATATATCAAAGATAAACCTAATGATCGAGCTGCATTCTTCCATAAGATGCACGAGATGTTCTGGGAAGATATTAAGAAGTGTTCAAATGTTACTATCAAACCATTCATAGAAGCTCTGAAAGGTAAGAAGAAAGATTTCTTCCTTAAAACAGGTCAGAGTGCTAACCCAAAATATGCTAGAATGTATCTTGGTATGATGGGTATTGGTAAGGATATGAACACTGAAAATATCGTAGACTGGTACAGAACCTATTGTAAAATCGAGTGTATGCCAATTCCTTTCAAATTCATGACAGAGGAAGAGAAGGCTATGGCAGAAGAAGTACTGTCCGAACTTGGAGCAACTAATGAAGATGCATAAACCAATGCCTCCTATGGCATTTATCCTAGAAAAGCTTAGATATGACGAAAGTACTGGGGACTTAATTTGGTTATCTGGCCCAAGGAAGGGAAAAGTAGCGGGCTCCAAAATGAAAACTGGGAGACAGCTAGAGTTTATGATAAATGGGGAGCGGACAGCTTACTTAGCCCATAGAATAATCTGGTTTATAAAGACAGGTGAAGATCCTGGAGATAAAACTATTGACCATAAAGACGGTGATAGTTTAAACAACTTGTGGGATAATTTACGTAAGGCTACCTATTCCGAAAATGGAAAGAATAAGAAGTGTTCTACTAATTCTACCGGATTCACTGGAGTTGTAAAACGAGGTAATAGGTATATGGCCTACGCTTACTGCGATGGAAAGCAACATATTTTTGGTAGACGAGATACCCCGGAAGAAGCCCATCAGCTATACCTTAGGGGAGTTAAAGAGCTGTTTGGTGAATTTAATCCCTCGGAGAGATATGACAGTGAAGAATAAAAAATGGGAAACAAGGAAGTTTCCAGTAAAAGAACGTAAAGTTCCTGTTTATGATACTTCGGAAAAGCTATGTAGGGTGGTACCACATAGATTAGCTGGCATCCCTAACATATCCGAGTGGTTACTTAAACAACGGAGGACTAACGTATCTCTTCGCATAGGGTTTGAGTTAGATAAAGTATATGCTGAACTTTCTTCTTTGCTCAAGGAATCGTAAAAATTTATTTGCTTTCAGGAAAATTTTTCTGTATAATAGATTCATAAATTTGAGAGAGGAGTTTAAATATGGCTGGTTCTCGCAGAAAGAAACATATCCATGAAATCCCGGATGAAGTCTTTAAAAAAGTTATAGAGCATCTGGAGAACGGTGGTACTAAGAAAGCAGCATGTGAAATGCTCGGCGTATCATCCAACCCAACTATGGAAAGGATGATTGAAGAATGGCAAGACCGCCAGATTCAAGTTGCCGAAATGAAGAAAAAGAAACGTGGCACACTTATTGAAGGCATCGAGTTAGCCAACGTTATTGAGCAGTATTTATCTGGTGATTCTTTTGAAGAAATTGCCGATCGTAATTATCGCTCTGTAGCAATGGTTAAATCTGTTCTGGAACGCTACGGTGCTCTACTTCGTTTGAATGATATTGTAGATCCATTGAATCCTCCGATTATTCCTGATGATGCTGTAGCAGAAGAATTTGCAGTTGGTGAGCTTGTTTGGGTTCCTGGATACCAGTGTATCGGTGAAATCAAAAAAGCAATGGATAATCCTGTTGGTTGCTACCGTGTATGGCTTCTATCAGAAGGCAAACAACAGAACGTTCATTATATGAATTACGAGCTGGCTTCTGTTAAACATCTGGAAAAGTTAGGGGTAGACGTAAAGTCTCTGGGGTATAAATGGACTCGTGAAGAAATTATTACGTTGATTAACGAAGCTGTTAAGGCTGCCCTGAAACTTGATAAAGAAAAAGGAAAACGCCGTGAGTAAACTAACAGATTTGCTCAAAGATGGAGATGTAAAATATCTCCAGCGAGATAGCTGGGGTAACTGGGATGCTCGTACTTATTACTCTACTATTATAAAAGTAGATGTTGATAATAATGATATTGTCGAGTTTACCTGGTGGCCCAATGAAGATGGGTATACCAAGTTCGATATAAAAGACGCAACATGGAAAACCACCTCCCTAACCCTAGAAGAAGCTCTGGCGGATGATTGGGAGATCGTTGAGCTAGATGTGTAGCAATTACAGAAAAATTTCAGTTGCTTAATCTTATAATTCTTGATATAATATTCTCATAGTTTGAAAGAACTATTCTGTTTAATTCTTAATTAAGGAAATATAAAATATGACTACTCCAACTCAGTGGACTGATGAACTGTTCGAAAAAATGTCTTCCGAATACGTTGCTCGTATGGAGCAATTCCCAGAGGATGAACGTCCGGGTGTTAGCATGGAAATTGTTAGCGAAATTGCCCAGGAAAATGGTGTAACTCCGAACGGTTTTCGTATGAAGCTGACTAAAGCAGGTTTGTATATCAAGAAAGCTGCTGGCTCTGCTTCTAAATCTAGCGCATCTACTGGAGAAAAAGCTTCCGGTGGTTCTCGTACCTCCAAAGCCCAAGCTCACGCCGACCTTCGTTCAGCATTCTCTGATGCTGGCCTAGCACCAGATTTTCTGGATGATGCAATTATCGACAAACTGACCGGTAAAGCGGCTGCTCATCTGGCAGAAGCAATCCGAGCTATCACTAAGTAATTTTTAGATAAATCCACCAACAAAAGGAACACAGTTATGACCAAAGCTGAAATTATCGCACAATGTGAAAAATTTGGTGAGTTTTATCTTCATTACGAGAAACTTCGTCAGAAAGGAACCACGTACCTTCAGGGTACAATGGAATTTGATCCAGCCCAAGATAAATATCTAGCTGAGCGTATTAAACGTGAACGTATTCGTAAAGCGAAAGATGATGAGATCCTTGTCTTCTCTCGTACTAATGATAGCTTCCGTTTTATTCCTGTCGAGAAAGTCCGTCGTGTGACTAGCCTCCAATCAGAGTTAGATCGTGCTTCTCCAGTAGGCCGATAAGAAACCAATTAGCCCCTATATGGGGCTTTTTGTGTATTTGGAATATGTAAATGAGCGAACAGGTAAATCAAAACTATGAAGGACACGTTGATGACCAGTCCATCATACTTTGGGAGAAGGAGGGAGAACAAGTAAGATTAACAGTATCTGAATTTCGTGGGAATCTATACATGGGTATTCGTTACTGGCTTCTTGATATTAATGATGAATGGTTTCCAACGAAATCTGGCTTCTCTTTTCCTTACACCCTAGAAACAACATCACAGCTTTTCTATGCGTTTACACAGATTCTTAGCGAATCTGAGGTTTTACATGAAGTACAGAAACGAGCTGAAGAACTCAAAGCCAAGAATGCCTAGTTCTTGGCTTTTTCTTTATAAATGTATTTGCTTTCAACTCAGTTTTATTATATAATATTTATATAAATTGATGAGAGATATAAATAAATGACTAATGTAAAAGACTTTATTAAACGCTGTCAAGAAGCATATTATCAAGGTATGTCTTTAATCTCTGACGAAGAATATGATCGTCTGATTAAAAGATTTCCATTAGAAGAAGAGATCGGGCCTAAGGGTGATATTCCACATCTGTATCGTATGTATTCTTTACAGAAAGTTTATTATAATCGTGGAGATAAACCTCCGTTCAACCCGTTAGGTCAGGTAGAAACTGATAAGTTAGATGGTTGTGCGATTTCTCTGTTATATATTAATGGCGAATTTGTTCAAGCACTAACTCGTGGTAATGGTATTCTAGGGAATGATGTCACAAGCAACGTAAGATTGCTGAACATCCCTCAAAAGATTTCCCAAAAAGTACCTACTCAAATCACTGGTGAAGTTCTAATTACAAAAGAAGTAGAAAATAAACGTAACTTTGCCTCTGGTGCTATTAACCTCAAAGATAGCGATGATTTCGTACAACGTATAGGGGAAGGTGGTTTAATCTTCGTCGCATACGGTATCCAGTGTTCTGCTGAATCTGTAGGTATTACAGAAGCATATTTAAAAGATATGCTTTGGCTAGAGAATGAGAACTTCTTAACAGTTGTTAATGTGCGTTCCTTCTTTAAATGGATTCCGACGGACGGTAAAGTTGTTCGTATTAATGATAACAACAAATTCTTCCGAGAGGGCTGGACTAATAAATTCCCTCGTGGAGCCTTCGCTATTAAAGAGGATGAAGAAGGCGAGATTACAACTCTTACTAAAGTTGAATGGCAGGTAGGGGCCTCTGGTAAAGTAACTCCAGTTGGTTATTTCGAACCGGTAATTATTGATGATGCTACAATTGTTAAGGCGACTCTTAATAACGTTGATTATATTAACTCTCTTGATCTAGAGATCGGTTGCCAGATTCGAGTAATTCGTGCTGGTGGTGTAATCCCGTGTATAGTAGAGCGAGTATACGATTAATACATAACCCTTTGCTACCCATCTACCATATCGGAATTATAAAGTGGTTATTGACATTTTCGCCGCTTAGGTATATACTATTATCATTCAGTTGAGGGATAGAAAGTTATGGCGAGGGTAAGCAAAGTTAGTTAAAATTGTAGTTGCTAAATGCTTAAATACTTGCTATAATATTTATATAAATTGATAAGGAAGAACTTTGATGAAAATCGAAATTCCAACACAATGTCCCTCTTGTGGTTCTAAGCTAGATCTTGTCAACGGACAATTATTCTGTCGGAATAAGTCCAACTGTCCAGCGCAATCAAGTAAGTTAATTGAGAACTTCTGTACAAAAATTAAGTTAAAGGGCTTTGGTCCAAAAACTATTGAGAAGCTGGAGCTGACGAAGATTTCAGAACTATTTTACCTAACCGAAGAAGATTTGGTTAGAGCCGTGGGTAGCAAGGTTGCCGCTAAGTTAATTAGCGAATTAAATACTAAAGTTCGCGGAGACATTGACTTTGGTTCAGTTCTCGGTTCTTTAGGAATCCCTCTAATCGGAGAGGTTGCAGCAAAGAAATTATCCCAAAATTGCACTAGCTTCCACGATGTGAAGGCTGACGGCAAGGCTGGAGAAAACTATAAAGCCTGGCTAAATTCCCCACAAGGCAAGGATGTTATCGAATTACCGTGGAAATTCTCAACTGGTGCTAAAGCTAAAACCGTCGTTACTGATGATTTAGTTGCCCAGCCAAATGGAATCGCGGTATGTATTACCGGATCTTTGCAAGACTTTGCAAATAGAACGGATGCAACAAACTATTTAGAAGGTCTAGGATATACGGTTAAGAAATCCGTTACCAAAGATGTCAAATACCTGATCTGTGAGGATGAATCAAAACGTTCTTCCTCATCTTATAAGAAAGCCGAAACGAATGGGATAGAAATCCTGTCGATTAAAGAACTATTGGAGAAAAATAATAATGTCTAAACTGAACTGGAACGTAGAAGGTGTAACCGAGTCTCTGAAAGCAAAAGCCACTGCTCTGGGTGTTTCTGTAATCTCTCAAGAACAAGTAGCTGCTATCGCTGCTGAACTGGCTGCTGAAACTGGCAAAGATGTTACTGCCCGCTCTGTTGGTTCTAAACTGCGTAAAGAAGGTTTTGAAGTACAGAAAGCCAACGAAGTACAGAAATCCCCATGGACTCCTGAGCAGGAAGCTGAACTGGTTGATTTCCTGAACGCTCATGCTGGTCAGTATACCTATGCTGAAATCGCTGCTGCTGTAGCTGGTGGTCAGTTCGGTGCTAAACAGGTACAGGGTAAGATCCTGAGTCTGGAAATGACCGCTTCTGTTAAGCCAACCGAAAAAGCTGCTGCTGTTCGTTCCTTCACTCCGGATGAAGAAACTGATTTTGTTAATCAGGTTGTTGCTGGTGCTACTATTGAAGCTATCGCTGCTCACTTCGGTCGCAATATTAAGCAGATCCGTGGTAAAGCTCTGAGCCTGCTTCGTGAAGGTCGTATCGCTGCTATGCCGGTACAGGAAACCTCAAGTGCTAAAACTCGTGAAGATCTGTTAGAAGGTCTGGATCTGGTTAACATGACTGTTGCTGAGATCGCTGAGAAAACTGGTAAATCTGAGCGCGGTGTTAAATCTATGCTGTCTCGTCGTGGTCTGGTTGCTAAGGACTATGATGGTGCCGCTAAGCGTGCTAAACTGGATGCAAAAGCTGCGGCTGCTGAATAATCTGGTAAATTAAACCTAAGGGGAGGGGGCTATGCTCCTTCCCCTTTTTGCATTTAGAAGGCACGAAAGCGTGCAAAGGAGAATGACCTTGTTTAACGTGCAAGCTGTAGTGTTGAAGATGCTTCTAGCTTCCGAACAGAAGCAAATAGCATTGGAAACATTCTCAAAACTGCATAAAGATCATTTTAATGACGCTTTCTCCTCAATTTACCAAGCCGTCCAGAATTATTATAAAAAATATAACACAATGCCGTCCATTGACGCACTTATGCTTGAAGCTAATAGGAACGCCCGCCTTTCTCAAGCTCTAGTCGTCTTAGCTAACACTCAAATTCCAGAAGTTAGCATGGAACAGGCACTTGAAGTCCTAGAGGCCGAGTATACACAGGATTTATTCCTGAAGCTTCTAGAAACAGACGTGCTTCAAGATTTAACAATGCTGGATCAGGGAGAAATTCTTAACCGAGTTGCCTCCCTTCACTTAAAATTAGAAGAGAAAGTAACGAATACTGGAAAAGTATTCAACGCAGATAACATGCGTATTTTCCAGAGAGAAGAAGATACCAAACTGAACTTAATCGCTCTTGGTATTTGTAATGAGTTCGACGCTCAAATTGGTTTAGCTCGCACAGAAACGTTACTGCTTGGTGGTTGGCGTGGTACTGGTAAATCCATTATCTGTTCAAACATACAGGTTCAGCAATATTTGAATGGAGATATTGCTCCATACTTCTCAATTGAGATGAAAGAACATGAAGTATTTAGACGTAATCTAGCTATGCTAGCTGGTGTATCAGCACTAGCAATGCGTAATAATACTCTAGAAGGTGCAGCTCTGTTGAGATTAGCCAGAACTAGAGCTAGGATGTTTAACGGTGGTGAAGAGCTTTTCGACAATTTCGTTAAACAGTACACAATGGCTAAGATGAGTGATTTCTACGATATGGAAAGTAAGCTAATAGAAGGATATGAGCTACATACTCCTATGATTATTGTTTATGATCCTGAGCTGTCTATTACAACAGTTGACGTAGAATTAAATAAATTAGTTGCTAGATATGGGGATAAAGTTACAGTAGCTTTACTGGACTATATTAACCAAACCCGACTTCCAGACTCTAAAACCATTGATATGTATGACTGGAAAGAACAGATGGTTGTTAGCTCGTCTTTCAAATCTATCTGCCAGAAACATAACGTGGCTGGTGTAGCTCCTTACCAGATTGATCAAGATGGTAGAACACGTATGTCAAAGGGGATTCTTGATTCCGCAGACATGGCTGCTAATCTTAATGCTGCAAAAGCTGATAATGGTCAAGGTGCTATTATGTTTGACTTCGTTAAGACTCGTTCTTCTGATAGCGTGAAGTTTATGCCTAAAATGAACTGGGAAACCCTGCGGATGGATAACACTACCAACCTAGCAATGGAAGATATATCTCAAATGGAAGCTGAGTTCGTTATCCCTATTGAGAAGGATAAGCCAGCTCAATCTAAACGTGCTAAGAAAGACAAAGCTGAAAATTCAACAGGTGAACAGGCCAGCGATATATGATAACACAGGAACGACTAAAAGAACTGTTTGACTACTCCCCAGAGACTGGGGAGTTTATTAGAAAAGTATCTAGAGGCAACCAGAAAGCCGGGAGTATAGTAACTAGAAAGGATTCAAACGGTTATATAATTATCGGTATAGATGGTAGTGATTATAAAGCCCATCGTATGGCCTTCCTATTTATGGAAAACACGTTACCTGAAAAAGTAGACCATGTAAATAGAATACCCTTTGATAACCGATGGTGTAATCTAAGAGACGCCACAGCCCAGGAAAATAGTAGAAATAAAACCGCATGTAGTAAGTCTGGATATTTGGGAGTTGCTTGGGATATAGAAAAACAAAGATGGAGAGTTCAAGTAAGAGACTCTAATAGCACTCTTAAAAATGGTGGCAGATTTAAGTATGAAGAGCTAGAGCTAGCTGTAAATTCAGCAAATATATTAAGGACTAAGTTACATGGAGAACGTGCTGTTATAGAAATTTTTGATACATCTAATTATCCTTCACTGGAGGAGTTAAATTCATGAGTAGAATAACAGAGTTACTTGATCTAAAAGGAATTGAGTACAAGGATACAGGCGGGGATATTCTTATATGTTGTCTCAATCCAGATCATGACGATAAACACCCAAGTTTGCGTATTGACCCTGAAACAGGTATTATGCACTGCTTGAGTTGTGGATTCGGTAAAGGTATACCGAGCATTTACCATTATTTTAATGAGACTCAGTACCGACAGTCCCCAAGGCTATCGCAAGTACGTAAAAAGATTTCAGAGATTAGGAATGGATCAACGAATCTTGCAATTCCTGAATCTGCTTACCTTTTCGAAGGTGATTTCCGAGGCATAAGTTCTAAGACCTTGAAGAAATATTTTGCTTTCCAACACCAAGCAGACTGGGAAGGCAGAATTGTATTCCCAATCACAGATGCTGTTGGACGCAATATCCTATTTTTGGGTCGTTCTATAAACAGTTCTGCCCCTCCTAAATACTTAGTAAAACCAAAACAAGTTTCACCACCAATTTTTCCTGTACGATATAATACTCCAGTTCTTATTCTAGTTGAAGGTATCTTTGATATGCTGAATCTAGAGGATAATGGTATAGACTATGCTTCCTGCTGCTTTGGTACACATCAGTTTACTTCAGATAACATTGCAGATAAGTTCAGTCCTTATATTATTGCCGGTGTAAAAGTTGTTGTTATCTTACTAGATAATGATGCTTCTGGTAATAAAGCTGCACAAGCATTGGCCAAGCTAATTCGTACAAAAACGCGTTTAACACCTGTAGTTGCTAACTTTCTTCTGCCTGAAGGTAAAGACCCTGGTGACTTAAATAAAGAAGAGATTGATATGTTAGCAAAACGTATTGAAATTTTAGTTGCTGAATCGCTTAAAGATTTGGTATAATATATTGGTAAGTTAGAGAAGAAACACTGAAGTTATACTTACTTACCAAGAGGAGATTAAATTTGAAAATCGCAGTAGTTGATAAAGCCCTAAATAACACTCGTTATGATAAACATTTCCAGCTATACGGCGAGGAAGTTGATGTATTCCATATGTGTAACGAGAAGTTATCCGGTCGTTTGCTCAAAAAGCATATTACTATCGGGACTCCGGAAAACCCATTTGACCCGAATGATTATGATTTTGTTATACTGGTAGGTGCCGAACCTTTTCTGTACTTTGCAGGTAAGAAAGGTATTGGTGATTATACCGGTAAACGTGTAGAGTATAATGGATATGCTAACTGGATTGCGAGTATCAGCCCAGCCCAGTTACACTTTAAACCTGAGATGAAACCAGTTTTTGATGCAACAGTAGAGAATATCCACGATATTATCAATGGTCGTGAGAAGATTGCAAAAGCTGGTGATTACCGTCCTATTACTGACCCTGATGAGGCAGAAGAATATATCAAGATGGTGTATAATATGGTTATCGGACCTGTCGCATTCGACTCCGAAACCTCAGCACTATACTGTAGAGATGGTTATCTGCTTGGTGTTTCTATATCTCACCAAGAATATCAGGGTGTATATATCGATTCTGATTGTCTCACAGAAGTTGCAGTATATTATCTCCAGAAAATTCTGGATAGTGAAAACCACACTATTGTTTTTCACAACTTGAAGTTTGATATGCACTTTTATAAGTACCATCTGGGACTTACTTTTGATAAAGCACATAAAGAACGCAGGCTCCATGATACCATGTTGCAGCACTATGTTCTAGATGAACGTCGTGGTACTCATGGCTTGAAATCTCTAGCAATGAAGTATACCGATATGGGTGACTATGACTTCGAACTAGATAAGTTCAAAGATGATTACTGCAAAGCACATAAAATCAAGAAAGAAGATTTCACCTATGATTTAATTCCGTTTGATATTATGTGGCCATATGCTGCGAAAGATACAGATGCCACCATACGTTTGCACAACTTCTTCTTACCAAAAATTGAGAAGAATGAAAAACTTTGCAGTCTGTACTATGATGTTTTGATGCCTGGTTGCGTATTCTTGCAACGTGTTGAGGATCGTGGAGTACCTATCTCTATTGATCGTTTGAAAGAAGCTCAGTATCAGTTAACTCATAACCTGAATAAAGCCCGTGAGAAACTGTATACTTATCCAGAAGTTAAACAGCTAGAACAAGATCAGAATGAAGCATTTAACCCGAACTCTGTTAAGCAACTTCGTGTTCTTCTGTTCGATTATGTTGGTTTGACTCCAACTGGTAAATTAACAGATACTGGTGCAGATTCTACGGATGCAGAAGCTCTGAATGAGTTGGCAACCCAACATCCGATTGCTAAAACTCTTCTAGAGATTCGTAAGCTGACTAAGCTGATCTCTACTTATGTTGAGAAGATTCTTCTGAGTATTGATGCAGATGGTTGCATTCGTACAGGTTTCCACGAACATATGACTACTTCTGGTCGTCTGAGTTCTTCTGGTAAACTGAACCTGCAACAGTTACCTCGTGATGAATCTATCATTAAGGGTTGTGTAGTTGCACCGCCGGGATACCGTGTAATCGCATGGGACTTAACAACTGCGGAAGTTTATTATGCTGCTGTTCTATCTGGTGATAGAAATATGCAACAAGTATTTATCAACATGAGAAATGAACCTGATAAATACCCTGACTTCCACTCTAACATCGCACACATGGTGTTTAAGCTGCAATGCGAACCCCGTGATGTTAAAAAGCTATTCCCAGCGCTGCGTCAGGCCGCTAAGGCAATTACCTTCGGTATTCTATACGGCTCTGGCCCGGCTAAAGTAGCGCATTCTGTTAACGAAGCTCTTCTGGAACAATCTGCTAAAACAGGCGAACCGTTTGTTGAATGTACTGTTGCAGATGCGAAGGACTATATCGAAACTTACTTCAGTCAGTTCCCACAGCTTAAGCGTTGGATTGATAAGTGCCACGATCAGATCAAGAATCATGGATTTATCTATAGTCACTTTGGTCGTAAACGTCGTCTGCATAATATCCATTCCGAAGACCGTGGCGTTCAGGGTGAAGAAATTCGTTCTGGATTTAATGCAATCATTCAGTCTGCTTCTTCTGATAGTCTCCTTTTAGGTGCTGTAGATGCAGATAATGAGATCATTTCTCTTGGCCTAGAACAAGAGATGAAGATTGTTATGCTGGTTCACGATTCCGTAGTTGCTATTGTTCGTGAGGATTTGATCGACCAATACAATGAAATCCTGATTCGTAATATTCAGAAAGACCGTGGTATCAGTATTCCTGGCTGTCCGATTGGTATTGATTCAGATTCTGAAGCTGGAGGTTCTCGTGACTATTCTTGTGGTAAGATGAAGAAACAGCACCCATCAATCGCTTGTATTGATGATGATGAATATACTCGTTATGTCAAGGGTGTATTACTTGATGCAGATTTCGAGTATAAGAAATTAGCAGCAATGGATAAAGAGCATCCAGACCACAGCAAGTACAAGGATGATAAGTTTATTGCTGTATGTAAAGATCTGGATAACGTGAAAAGGATTCTCGGTGCTTAATTTCAAATTGCCCGTCTATGCATTACGGGCGTTTGTATCAATTGAGCAAGAAGGTGATTATTCCGTAATTACAACAAGATATAATAAATATGTGCTAGATAACAGGAAGTTGCCTGGCACGTTTTCTCAACGTAGGCTTATTCTATTTGAGAAACGGAAAGAATTACCATACAAGCTCTATCCTATTAGGGGTAGAATATCAATGTTGTCTCAATTAGTTGGGTCAAAGCGTAACCAATTTATAGATTCTGATGGAAATCTTATTAATTGGAAGAAAACTACGTTCTATGATGTTGTCACCTCTAAAGTTTTGCATTCAGCTAGAATTTATAATGGAAAATACCAATGCTATGTGGCTAAAGTCCCTTATCCATTTGTATTATCCTACGTTCCAGCTTATATAAGCTATATTCTGGTAAATAATAGCCCTGTTATTTATCAAGTCCATCAAGAGGAGCCTGAAATTCCTAGACTTAGAATAAAATTATGAAGGTTGTTATATCTAATAAAGCCTATTTCAAGCCCGATGATGAACTTTGGGACTATTGTAGTAAGCAAACCACTTATCACATAGAGACAATGACTAGTAAATACCCTATTATGTATAAGAATAGTGGTGTTGTTGCCAAAGAGATTAAGTGGATTCCTATTACGCGTCTGGACTTACTAGATGCTAAAGGAATAAAATACGAATTAGTTGATAAACGCACATTAGCTCCGGTAGATATACCAAAACCGTCGTTTAAACTGCGTGAAGAAGATCAGCTTCCAATATATGAAGAGTGCGATGATACCTGTATTATTAATGGTAAGCCTGGGTTTGGTAAAACTATCCTAGCCCTTGCACTTGCATATAAATTTGGCCAGAAAACTTTGGTAATCTGTACGAATACATCCATTCGTGAAATGTGGGCGGCAGAAGTTCGTAAATGGTTTGGGTTTGAACCGGGCATTATAGGTTCTGGGAAATACAATATTGATCCACCAATTGTAGTCAGTAATATTCAAACAGTGAATAAACATGCGAATAATCTTTCTAAAGTATTCGGTACTGTTATAGTTGATGAAGTTCACCATTGTGTAGCTACAACTTTCACTAATTTCCTAGAAATATCATGTGCTCGCTATAAAATTGGACTATCCGGTACATTAAAACGAAAAGATGGTTTACAATTTATGTTCAAAGATTTCTTTGGATATAAGATATTTAGCCCGCCGGTTAATAATACTGTTGCTCCTACAATACATAGGTATTCCGTGCCTGTTGAGCTATCAGGAAACCAAAACGTACCGTGGGCATTACGTGCTAACGATGTGTATAACCATCCTGAATACCGAGAGACTATTATAAACCTAGCACATTTATATGCGAATATGGGACATAAAGTACTCATTGTAAGTGATAGAACAGAGTTAATACAAACAATACTAGAAGCTCTTACACAGCGTGGTGTTACAACCTATGAAATTATAGGAGCAACCCACTTAGATGACCGATTAAAAATTCAGGAAGATATAGCAAAAGGCGGGCCGTGTGTGCTTGCAGCAGCTCAAAGCATCTTCTCTGAAGGTATTTCACTTAACGAGCTGTCTTGTTTAATAATGGGAAGCCTCATTAATAATGAATCTCTAATTGAACAGCTTGCAGGCCGTGTTCAACGTATTGTCGAGGGTAAACTCGACCCAATCGTTGTAGATCTAATTATGAAAGGTGGCACTGGGCTAAGACAGGCTTCTGGACGTATGACAGTATATCGTAACAACGGGTGGAAAACTATTACTATGACTCCGGAGAAAGCAGTTCAATTAGCTAAAATTGCATTTGGCAACAGCTCATAAATGATGTATAATATATACATAAATTTGAGAGAGAAAGTTTCGGGTTGATAAGAAAGTCCGAAGCAGAAAAATAAAACTTTTAGTTGCTAAATTCTCTCGAAATCTAGTATAATATATACATAAATTCGAGGAGAAAACAAAAATTAAATTCTTCGATTATGAAAAGCTATACTTACTAGCTAGAGGAAATTCCGACCTAATTATTAAGCTATTCAAAAGAATGCTTACAGAGCCTGATGCTCACCAATTATTGGTCGGTTCCTCATTCATTTTGAACGAATCAACAATAGTTGATAATCCAAATAAATTGTCTAATAGACAACTGGCAGAATATCTAGGAATTTTAAGTCTACGAAATTATGCCGAATACAAGTTTACAAACGATCCTAGTTTGGACATACAATATGTTCCAGTATGGATACCACGTTTAGTAATCGACACTAACCCACTAATCGCAATTAACAAATCGAAATTAATCTTTAAAGAGGAAATAAAATATGGCTAAGTCTTGGGGCGAAACTACTGGCGGTTCTAACGATAAAATCGAATTCCTGAAGTTCAACAACGGTATCACCCGTGTTCGTATCGTTTCTGGTGTTCTTCCACGTTATGTCTATTGGCTGACTAATAAAGAGGGTAGCGTAGCTCCTTTCGAATGTCTCCGTTTTAACCGCGACAAAGAGAGCTTTGTTCGTGGTAAAGCTGACCCGGTTCATGAGATGGGCTTCTTTGAGAAAGAGCTGGATAAAGATGGCAATCGTGTTCCGCTGAAACCGAAGAAAAACTATATCGCTTTTGTTATCGACCGTTCCGATAACAAACTGAAAGTAATGGAAGTCAAAGCTACTATTCTGAAAGGCATCCAGTCTATCATGAAGCAGTTGAATCTGGCAACTCCGTTTGATATTGATATTTCTATCGAGAAAAAAGGCAAAGGTTTCGATACTGAGTATGATGTACAGCAGATTGCTGCTATGCAGTTCCAGATTAAGCTGCAAGATCCTAACAGTGCAGAATCTAAGCAATATGCTGCGGATGTAGATCTGATTGGTGAAGCTATGTGTGACGAAGATGGCGACATCATTAAGTTCGAAAAAGTTCCTTCTCTGGAACAAACCTATCCGGTTCCTACCTATGAAGAGCAGAAAGAAGCAATTCAAGCCTTCATGGAAGGTCGTGAGAATAAAGATGATGATGCCAAATCTGGTAACAGCAATGCTGGTTCCCAGAAAGGTATTGACCACGAAGCTGCAAGCGATCTGGATGACTAATAAATAGAGGGGCTTCGGCCCCTTTCTTTTTAACCAATGAGAATATTATTTAGTGCTGATCATCATATCAAACTAGGACAGGATAAAGTTCCAAAGGAATGGCAGAAGCGTCGCTTCCTGATGCTAGGAGAACGGTTAAATGATATATTCCATAATCATAACTGTGATCTTCATATTGCTGGCGGTGATATACTTGATGTTGCCGACCCGTCATCAGAAGAAATAGAACTGCTTGAACAGTTTATGTCAAGACTTGACCATCCAGGCAAAATCTTTACTGGAAATCATGAAATGTTAACTAAAACCATTTCATGTCTATACCATTATGCGGGAGTTATTAATAAAGTAACTAGTGGGAAGTGGGAAGTAATTACCAAACCATATCGTTCCCCAGAATTTGATATTGTCCCCTATGATGAGATTCATAAACCCAAGTGGAAACCTGCTGAATCAAAACTATGTTTCACGCATGTTCGTGGTGAAATCCCTCCACATGTAAAACCAGAAATTGATCTAACTAAGTACAACTGTTATGATACTGTAATTGCTGGCGATTTACATTCTTATACTAATAGCCAGACTATTGGATCTACTAGACTTCTCTACCCAGGGTCTCCATTAACCACATCGTTCCATAGAGAACGCACAAAAGGTACAAATGGTTGCTTTATCATTGATACCGACACATTAAAAGTAGAATGGATTGAACTAGGTGATTTACCACAACTGATTCGTAAAACAATCGGAGCTGGTGAAGAGATGGAACCTAGTGATTATGATCGTGTAGTCTACGAAGTTACTGGTGACGTTGTTCAATTAAAGTCTATCAAAGACTCTGATTTATTAGATAAGAAGATTAACCATCGAGTTACTAAAGATGCTAAGTTAAATCTTGTCGATCTTGATATGTTAGGTGAACTTGAACTTTACTTCCGTGAAGTCGAGAAGCTATCTCAAGGCGACATTGATAGAATCTTGGCTAGAGCTGCGAAATATGTCAAAGATTACAATTAAGACACTAAAATTTAGTAACGTTATGTCTTACGGTAAGGACATCGTAATTCATTTCGATAAGAATCCAGTTACTCAACTAATTGGTGGCAATGGGCTAGGGAAATCCACCATCGCTACGGTTATCGAGGAATTGTTTTATAACAAGAACTCTCGAGGTATCAAGAAGGATGCATTGTTCTCTTGGAATGCCCCCAAGAAAGAATATGATATGCACGCTTACTTTTCAAAAGACGATGATGAGTATGAGCTGCATAAAGTTGTCAAGTCAACTGCTAAAGTAACGTTGATTAAGAACGGGGAAGATATTAGTGGACACACGGCAACCCAAACATACAAGATGATTGAAGAGATTATGGGTGGTGACTTTCAAACATTCACCAAACTGATTTATCAATCAGTGGGTTCCAACCTAGATTTTCTAAAAGCAACAGATGCAACACGTAAGGCTTTTCTTGTTAACTTATTCAATCAAGAACAATACAAAGAAATGTCTGAGACTATCAAAGCTGATCGTAAAGAAGTGGCAGCTACATTAAGTAATCTGCAGGGCCAAATGGCTGTAATTACGAAGATTCTAAATAGTAAAGATAATCTCGGGAGTTTACAGGAACCTGTAGAAGTACCGGAGTTTGATGAAGAGCCATTAGCACAAGAACTTACTGAATCGAAAATTAAGGCGGCATTAGCCAAGTCTCAAGAGGCTAATATTACTAAGTTGCGTAATTTGGACAAAGCTGTACAAGTTGCCGAACAATCTTTCGAACCTTTCAAAAATCTGCCCGCGCCCACCGACCAAAATGAAGAGATCTCGAGTGTTACGCGTGACCTAACGATTGTGACCTCACGTGCGAGCGAAGTTAAGAAACGTTATCAGAAGTTTAAGCAAGAGGCTTCAAATACTGAATGCCCTACTTGTGGTACTCATCTGGATACAACTGCTGCTCAAAAAGCAATGGATATGGCTAGAATAGAATATGATCCTCTGTTCAAAGAGAAGCAATCTCTTGAAGCTAAGCTAGAACAGTTGAAGAAAGAACAACTTGAGTACGTTGCGTATACTAAAGCAAAGGATGCTTTGGATAAAGCAGTGGTAGCTAGAGACGAGTTCAAAAATTCAATGAGTGATGCTTCTTTTGAAGAACTCAATGTGCAAATCCTACAGGTGCAAATCCGACAATTAGAACAGGAAATCGCTGATGGCCGCTCTAAGGTTGCAATTGCCAAAGAGCATAATGCAAATGTCGAATTAGCCAATGCAAAATATAAAGCAAAGTTAGAACAGATTGAGAAAGCAGAAGCAGAAATGACTGAGATTACTTCCAAACTGGATGGAGTATCTGAAGCTGTTGCTGATCTCGATATTCTGATTGCTGCATTGAAGAATCTAGTAGGATATAAACTAGAGCATAGTGTGAAAGTATTCGAAGAATTAATTAATAAATACCTTTCTATTATGACTGGAGGTAAATTCGCACTTGGATTTGAACTTGATGAAACAAAATTACAAGTAGTAATCTTCAATGATGGAAATCGTACCAGTATGGAGAACTGCTCTACTGGTCAGCAAAGTCGAATTAATCTAGCAACCCTGTTAGCTATTCGGATGCTGTTAACATCTATTAGTAAAGTTAATATTAATCTTCTATTCCTTGATGAAGTAATTAGCTTTATTGATACGAAAGGACTTGATACTCTCGTTGAACTATTAAATGGGGAAGAAAGTCTAAATTCTATCATTGTTTCTCATGGGCATACGCATCCATTAGCTCATAAGATTACTGTCAAAAAAGATGCAGAAGGATTTTCCTACTTAGAATAAAACATGGCTGTAGATAGTAGAGAGAAAGGTAAACGTGGTGAATATCAGGTAAGAGATATTCTACGTGAGCGTACAGGTCTTGAGTGGGAACGTGTTCCTGGCTCTGGTGCTTTTGGCCAGAGCCACGGACTGAAAGGTGACATCTACCTTCCACCACAAAGCGGACACATTAGTAAATACTGCTTCGAAGTTAAGTGGTATAAAGATGATAATATATCAAGTAATTTATTTAATGTTGGTGAATCCACTCTAGAGAAGTGGTGGCAGCAGTGCTCACGTGAAGGTGAGCAGATGAACTCCAAACCTGCATTAATATTCAAAAAAGACAGAGGACAGTGGTTAATAGCTTTGGATAGCTCAGACCCGATGGTTGACAACTTAATGAGTCGTACCCATATGGTGTTAAATAAGAAAGACATGGAAATCGTAATTGGTTTATTTGAGCCGTGGCTACATCATGCATCTGTTGAGGACTTAATTAAATAATGAGTAAATCCTGGGGAAAATTTATTGAAGAAGAGGAAGCTGAAATGGCTTCCCGTCGTAACCTAATGATTGTCGATGGAACTAACTTAGGCTTTCGCTTCAAACATAATAACAGTAAAAAACCCTTTGCCTCAAGTTATGTTTCCACTATTCAGTCTCTAGCAAAATCTTATTCCGCTAGAACTACAATAGTTTTAGGAGATAAAGGGAAGTCTGCATTCCGCTTAGAGCATCTCCCCGAGTATAAAGGGAATCGAGATGAGAAATACTCACAGCGTACGGAAGAGGAGAAAGCATTAGATGAACAATTCTTCGAATATCTGAGAGATGCTTTCGAGTTATGCGAAACTACATTTCCAACTTTCACTATTCGTGGTGTAGAAGCAGATGATATGGCAGCTTATATTGTTAAGCTCATCGGGCATCTATATGACCACGTTTGGTTGATTTCTACTGACGGTGACTGGGATACTTTATTAACTGATAAAGTTTCTCGCTTCTCTTTCACAACACGTCGTGAATATCATCTTCGTGATATGTATGAGCACCATAATGTTGACGATGTAGAGCAGTTTATCTCTCTGAAAGCAATTATGGGTGATTTAGGGGATAATATCCGTGGCGTTGAAGGTATTGGAGCGAAACGAGGATATAACATTATTCGTGAATTTGGTAATGTTCTGGATATTATTGATCAGCTTCCACTACCTGGAAAACAGAAATATATACAGAATTTAAACGCTTCGGAAGAATTGCTTTATCGAAACCTAATTCTGGTTGATTTACCTACCTACTGTGTGGATGCTATTGCTGCTGTAGGTCAAGATGTATTAGATAAGTTTACAAAAGATATTTTGGAGATTGCAGAACAATGATTAAAATTAAATTAACTCATCCAGATTGTATGCCTAAGATTGGTTCCAAAGATGCCGCAGGTATGGACCTGCGAGCATTCTTTGGTACTAACCCTGCTGCAGATTTACGCGCTATTGCACCAGGCAAATCCCTAATGATTGACACCGGTGTCGCGGTGGAAATTCCGCGAGGTTGGTTCGGTTTGGTAGTTCCTCGCAGCTCTTTAGGTAAGCGTCATCTGATGATCGCAAATACCGCAGGAGTGATCGACTCAGACTATCGTGGAACTATTAAGATGAACCTTTATAACTACGGTTCTGAAATTCAAACTCTGGAAAATTTTGAAAGACTTTGCCAGTTGGTAGTAGTACCACACTACTCAACACATAATTTTGAAATTGTTGATGAACTAGGGGAAACTGATCGTGGGGAAGGCGGGTTTGGAAGCTCAGGAAGCAAATAATTTTAGTGATCCTAATATGGTAGGTATTGATACTAGTATGTCAGCTTATCAGATTAAAACTACTAAACCAGAAACGTTTGTGCTAAAAACAGATAAAGAAGGTAATGTTACTTTCTGGGATCCTGAAGGTTTTGTAGAATTTTGTACTAATACTGATAATGAGCATTTAAAAATACTATTAACTATCTATAATCTTGGTATTATAGAAGGTTGTAGAAGCAAGTAATATAAAAACCCCAGCGGATTTTGTCCACTGGGGTTTCTTTTTACTATGCGTATATAATTATCTATCTGGATTATTGAGCTGGTTCACAAGTTTTTCAGTTCGATTAATTCTTGCTCAAATTTGTTAGGAACCATTCGCTTCTTTTAATGCAGCTAATTCTGCTTCTAGGTTCTCCACCTTTTCCATCAAAGCAAGTATCGCCTCGTGGTGCAGTGCAGCTGCTACACCTGGCATATTAACAGATTTTATGTTATCCAACGTCGAACCGTCGCGCAGAGTAACAGGTGATGACTGAGTTTCAGATACTGCTTCAGGAAAGTCTTTCTCTACATCCTGAGCAATAAATCCATACCCAACTGAGCCGTTTGTTTCTAGTACCCATTTAACCCCTTTAATGTTTCGCATCTTAGATAGTGGATCGTTTATACGCTCAATATTACTTTTAATGCGTTTGTCGGATAAGTTTCTCCATTCTTGACCTTTTGCTATACCATCCGTCCCAAAAATATAAGATGCAGCTCCTCCGATTCCGTTATAGACATTAAGCTGTACCCTATCTAACAACCTATTACCGGAGCGAATACCACCAAATATCCAGCTTCCATCGTACCAATCGCCGCTTATAGTGTTTACATAATACCCTTCTGACACATTCGCGTAGTTAATCATTCTGATGGCGTTTCTTTCTATAGCGGCAACTCCAACAGAGTTTAATGGCTGTGCAACGAAGTCTTTTGCTCGTACGTATGCGTTAACCTGTAGCGCGCCATCAGACCTTAGCGTGCCAATTTGAGTTTCTGCGCTTGGGAAGTACAAAGTCCCAGCTTGATTAAATGACCACTCTTGAACCCCGTTTGATATAACTGCACCTTGTTCAGACGTCAATCCATCAATCTTTCCGTAAGATTGCAGATATGCTTGATGCGTAGTAGTTGTGCCAATCTTGTATTCTGACTTCACACTACCACCCCTTACAACTGTACCAGTAGGAGGTTTGGCAGCATCAGCGTTTATTACACTCCATGATGTATTTGCCGCAACGAAACCACCGGACGCCCGTATTACCCACACGCCGACAAAGTTTCGTGTAAGAATCTCATCAGTTGATGCCCCGTAAATCGGACTTGACATTGAGGCATTGAAGTCGCAGGTATTATAACGCCCAGCGAGCGGCGCTGTGCCTGGGGGTATACCGTCTCCTTTTCCTTCCGGAAATATTTTATTACTTGTGGTAAAAGAACCACCTGTCATACCTAATACCTGGCCGTAAGTTTGAGCGGAATATGTGGTGAAAAAGCCTGTAATATTAGGCGCAGCGGATTCGAACAGTTGCCCATTTGCACCACTATTCCCGCCATCTCCACGGCCATAAAGAGCACGTATTGATCCCTCCTGCACCCCATTCTTATCTGGAACACGAAAAGTTGTTGCTCCGTCACCATTAGAGTATTTTCCACGCTGGAATTTATAAGCTAACCATACCGAATCCTCTATAACACCAACCCTTTGAGCGTATGCCCAAAGCTCCGGCCAGTCAGCCCTGTTAAGAAGCTGACCATCAGAAACCACCTCGTACGGCTGGATATACGCACGACTATCTCGAAGGTGGAAATCACCAACACCGTAATTCATAACACCATTCATAGTGGGACCGACTGTACCGGTGTTAATCTTATTCTCTACCCAACGTTTAGTTGCGGCATCATAGTCCCCAACAGGATCCCCCGCAAGAGGGGTGGACCCAATAGGACGCACATTTAACCATGCTGCTGCACGGTCTGCAAGATCGGATAAATTGTTGTTTTTATCCATCTTTTCGTCTTTAAGTTTTGTAATATCCTGGGGGATATTAGTATAAGTAGTCATTGATCACCTCTTATGCCCATTTGCGTACATCGGGATTCTTAATAATGAATTGTTCGATGTCTGACAAGTCTATATTATCTCCTACCCTTATATTTATGTAATAACCTTCTTTACCAATAATAGCAGGGGTTTTACTTTTAGGGTCGTCTACCACAGGGATAAAACCAATTTCATCTATAAACACGTTACCGTAGTTTGTCTTAAGCCACCCACTATCAACGACAACATCCAGATAATGTTTTTCATCCTTGAATTGTAAATTAATATCTTTCACTTAAACTTTCTCCCGCATTTGACTATCTGTTAATACTCTATTCCATATTCTAAGGTTACGAATATGACCATACAATTTAGTTGAATCTGAAAGTCTACCGCCTATTTCTACTAGTGCGTCCGAGTCCGTTCCTTTCCAGGTAGAACCGTGTGAGGTCTCACCACTATTACCATTAACAAACGAGGTGACCTCTACATCGCCACTGAGAATAAAACCAAATACATGTGGAGAAAATTGTTTTTCAAATGAATAACCTCTGGACAGAATAGTTGATCCATCCTCAGTTACCACATACGTGTAAGGTGTAACGGAGGTTCTGTCAAATTCCGCAACAAATGCTTTTCCTCTTACGAAGTAGTGGTTGTTATCCACTATCATTGGGTATATATTATCTAATTGAAAGCTATTCCAGTTGATACTTACCTCAGCAAGGAATGAAATATTCGTCCCTGAGAAATTATTTCTTGCAGGTATAGTAACATAATCCAGAGCCCTTGTTGCAGGAGTGCTTCCCGTAATAATGAAGGAGGATGCACAAAAACCCTTTTCAAATTGCGGAGTACAAAATGATATTGTATCCCCAACTTGCGAAGGTTGATCATTATTCCGACAATAATTTACAGATCCAATAGAACTACCTCCACGTTCTACAAATTTACACATAGCTTCAACTTTCAACCATCCGTTGTCTTCTCTATATATTCTATGTGCTATAGTCCCCCTCCCTTCTACTACAGAAGAAACTTCGCCGGTTTCGCAACTTATGAAAGATCTAGCACCGAGAATAAGACCTCCATCCTTACCTACTAAATAAAATTGTGGGGTGATATAGATATCCGAGTTTGCCTTTACTCGTATAGATAAAGAAACATATTCATTTTGCTGACAGTTGATTGCATTCACGGTTTTACAATAAAATAATGAAGGGTACTCACCATGTGAATTTTCGTTAGCTGTAGCCGTTGCATATGCAAAACCATACTTATCAACATTATAAGTAACATCACTACGGTGCTTATCTGTATTTAGTGAAGCGGGGTCATTACTGAAAGTAATGTGATTTGTCCTCTGGCCTTCAATCAAGAGTCCTTGCTTTTCAAATCTGGGTTCATCGATATTAGCAATACAAAATTCACCATGCTTATTTATGTATGTTGCATTTGACGCACGCGTGAAACTAACAACCTTATCAGAAGGCATTGTAATAACATCTTCACCAACTGTTATTTTCTTATAGCCGGGTGAATAACCTGCGAGCATATCAAGCGAGTCATTAAATGGAATCCATACGTCAGGGAATGGTTGAAGATCAGGATCCCTATTAGCTGCAACTTCCGCACGGTCTGCTTCTGCCTTTGCACGGTCTGCTTCTACTTTAGAGCTATTTGCACTACCAGCAGCATTGCTAGCTTGTTGCCCGGCCTCAACAGCACTATTACCTGCTTGTGCAGCAGAAGCAGCAGCTTGATCTTTTAAAGTTGTTGTCTCAGATACCGCGCTATCCTTAATACCTTGTGTATCTGTTTTTAGTTGCTCAACATCCGCTTTTAAAGCTGTTGTCTCTGTTATAGCGCTATTTTTAATGGCCTGGGTATCAGATTTTAACTGTTCGACATCCGCTTTTAAAGCTGTTGTCTCTGTTATAGCACTATTTTTAATGTCCTGGGTATCAGATTTTAACTGTTCGACATCTGATTTAAGTCCTTGAATAGTAGCTACAGATTGGCTAGCAGAAGTTGCAGATCCCGCAGCATTAGTTTCACTAGCCTTAGCTTTTGTTTCCGAGGTTTTTGCATTGGTTTCAGAGATTTTTGCCGCAGATGCCGATGCAGCAGCTTGCCCAGAAAATATTTCCGCCTCATTCCTAAAACCGCTAGAATCAGCTGCTGATTGAGCTGCATTAGTCTCACTGACCTTTGCGTTACCCTCGCTAAGTTTTGCATCAGCAGCTGATTGAGCTGCATTAGTCTCACTTGCCTTTGCATTAGTCTCACTAATTTTTGCAGCAGCAGCTGATGCGTCAGCATTAGTTTCACTAGTCTTCGCGTTAGTTTCACTAGTCTTCGCATTAGTTTCACTAGTCTTCGCATTAGTCTCGGATATTTTAGCTGCGGCAGCGGATTCTGCAGACTTATTGGCTGACGCTGCGGACTGAGTAGCAGAGGTAGCAGACTGATTAGCAGAAGCTTCTGAAGCTCCAGCAGAAATAGCAGCTTCCTGTTCAGAGTTCTTAGCATTAAGTTCTGAGGTTTTAGCAGCTATTTCAGAATCTTTTGCAGCCGCAGCAGATTTAGCAGCGGCCTCTATAGAGGATACTAACTCTATAGCAGTAATAGAGCTAATAGAGTTTCCAAGAGTTACTGTGTATCTAGGAAATTTACTAGCAGTAGCTTTAGTATCATCAATATTTAATATTTGTTGTACAATAATCTTAGTAGTTATTGCCATTATCTAGTTACCCCATCACTGATAAATACTTTACCCTCCATTATACGAAAAGAGCTAATAGCTGATCCTATGACATCTCGTGTCATAATTATATCATAGTATCCTGCAAAACGTTGGCGAGGGTTATACTTATCTCTCTCTTTGGTGGCTTTTTCACCAATATTATCTACCGCCTCTACAGGTAAACTTATAGCTATAGCACCTTGAGCAGCATCAATAATTTTAGTAGTAAAAGATGCCAAAGTTTCCGCATTCTCATCAAGGCTATTCTTTATAGTACCCTTTAGAGAATACCCTGTTAAGTTAACAGGGGTGTTTGTAGGGGGATAAGTACTATCATCAACATCTAAGAATTGCATCATTAGACCATAAGGTACTTTCTCATCTATTACTAAGTCTATAACTCTATTTTCAGTACTCATTATTTATTACCTTATATGGATATACCCACTATTTAGGTCTATCTTCATCTTGTAGTATGCCTCAGGATTCCAGGATAACGCAGCATTTCTATCATAAATGATATTAACACCAATTTGAGACAAGAAAGCATTTCCTGCTACAATTTTATCTGCCGTCACTGTTCCATTAACAATCATGTTCCCATGAAGAACCATTGCAGGGTTCACCCACCCAGATCCATTCCATTGTCTGGTAAATGCTGATTGTGGAGCATTACTATTAAATTCGGTTAATACATCATATCTAACAGGAGGACTACCAAAGTTATTCTGGAAGAAGGCATTAGCTTGTCCATCATCCCAGCCTCCAAGACCAGGAATACCTAAGGAGTACATCCCAGGACCACGTTGTCCATCATGTCCTATAGTACCCTCAGTACCACTCCACTGAACTACATCAGACCAGCTAGTACCTTCAAGAAGTTTGTTAGTAACGGGATCAAGTGTACCTGTAGTGGCATAGATATTTTGTGTCATATCTGTACGGTTAGGTGGAGTTTTTGACCAACCAGGAGGCGGATAATCTTGTTCTAGTGGTTTAGCAGGTAGAGATGTTGCTAACTTATAAACAAATACTGTTTGCTTACCTTGCATACCAGTACCAAGATCTACATCGCCATTAGGAGTTCCAATAACTACTCCACTAGAAATACGTAGCACATCACCATCATAACGAATCCACTGTGTGGCATTACCAATGTCTAACTTAGCTTTGGCAGAGGTATTATCCATACCCATCCAAATACCGGAGTTATTATCCCCCCAAGATTTACCTTGAGTGTAAATTGCTGGGTTATCCTTACCAGATAAGTTAGTCATGATAAAGTTCGCAGCATTAATATCTCTAGTAATTACTTTACCATCAACGTTAACAACACGGTTTATAGGGTCAAAAGAAATAGGTGCTTTTCCTTCTTCATCTAGCAGACCAATGTTAATAGCACCAGTAGCTGCATCGATTAAGAATGTCTGTCTCCAGATTTCTCCATCTTTCATGCTGCCCTTAATAAAGGCATAATTAACATCAATACCCGTCTCATTGACAAAGCTGTTGTCTAGAGGAGTATCTTCATTCAATATAAATGTTACAGGAGCTGATTCTGTTATATCTTGCTTATTTGGTCCCCAGGCAATTGATGATACCTTAAAAGTATGCTCAACTTTCCATGGGAATGATATAATTGTTGCAGCTCTAGCAGCCCCAACGTTTATCTTTTGAGCTTTAGCCCAACCAGTCTTAGCGTATTCTTCAGAGTTTATATAAGTAACCAGAAATTCACGGACATTAGCACCAGCACCACGTTCCCAGTCCCATTCTATTCTAACATCATATCGTTCCTTACCGTCTGCGATTCGTGCAGTTTTAAAGGCAATGTTAGTAGGTGCAGTAGGTGGTACGAAATTATAAGCTACAGTGAAAACGCTAGGATATTCATAATAGCCAGATGAGTCAACTGTAACACCATCTGGCATCGTAACTTGACCAGATATTCTGATCTTATAGTCTCCAACAGGAACACCACCAAATTTGATAGTAGGTCCCAGCGCACCTATATAATACTTAACCCATTCACTGTCTTCTGATGCAGTACTTTTTAATTCAATAGTGCAGTAACTAGCTTCACCAGCAGTCTCTACAACAACTATTGGAGCACCAACACCAACGTCGACGGGTTCTGATTCAGATCTTGCTGCAACAATTATTGGCTTTTCCTTTGTTCTAAAATTAGTTTCATTAGAGAGGTTGATACCAATCTTAGCTTCCAGTAACTCTGAGTCAATAATTGAGTCATAGAAAGCCCCCTGAATCTCATAGGAGGTAGAGGGGGTTAGATTATTAATCATTACGAAGAAAGTATCTATACCGGTGTAATCACGTCTATCTATACTTTCTCCTATTTTTAACCAAAAAGATCTACCAATAACATCATAATCAGTATAAATGGAGTGCTGGACATAAGCCAAAGTATATCCAGTCATTATACTATTTAAGACCATTTTGGCTGGTGCATTATTTGAAATCATTAAATGGATGCCCACTCCACAGACTGTTCTCCATCATTCCCCTCAGCCCTAATACGAAAATACAATTTTCTATTTATACCTAGAGCACCGCTGTTCTGGAGAGCAAAATCTGCCTTATTATACGTTAATAAATAGTCATAAGTATACTGATTTTCAATACGTACACTTCTTAACATCCTATTTTGTGAATCGTGTATTTCAAGGGTATAAAATATACTCTCTATTATATCTTCTTCCGGTATCCTATCCCAAGCTAGTTTTACATCTGGGCCGACAAACTCAGTTACATCCCCAGAGGCCGTATTAGTTACCCTAAAATTAGATACTACACTAAGGTTTTTAGCAGAGTTAAGTTCTATAGACAGAGTCACCGGGGAACTTCTTCTACCATTAATATCTACTGCCCTTATCTCAAATATAGCCAGACCTGCTGGTTCCCCAATTATTTCTTGGATCATACGTTCGTTAGGATTGGTCTCTAACTGTTGTATTATGTAAGGTTCGGCATGGCCTGAGTGCACAATAGAGTAGTAAACTACATTATTGGTTAGACTCGGAAGCCAGGATAACTCACCATTTTTACCTATAGAGCCTACTAAACCGCCAGGAGTAGGAGTATATTTAAAGTCTCTAGGAGGAAGGACATTGTTACTAATATCAGGAATATCATTACCGCTATTATCAACCTGCTCAGAGTTGATGAATACATCCTCTCCATACTCCTGTAAGGTAACATTTATCTTACCCTCTCTAGAGTTTTCAACCTCATCAACTAGGAAATACTTTCTGTTCCACCCGTAACGGTCATACGTGAATGCAATAGCATCATTGGGTTCAATCCCTATGAACTGGTATGGTAATGAGAAAGAAAGTGTTCTTGAGTATCTGGATTTCTTAAGTTCTCTATCCGCAAAACTTCTTGCAGTATAGTAGTTAGTAATATTAGCAAAAGATAGTTGTAATTTTTTATCTAGGTTCTTGTCCTGTTCCTTATACTTGGAATTATAGAATGTAATAGAATTAGTTTTCCAGCTAAGGGCGGGATCTACGATAGATGCTTGAACTGAGTTGAATTTATTTCTACCAGTAGTATCTGATAGCTCCAAATCACCGTAAGTATCTAGAAAATTAATCTCTAAGGGAGTATTAGAGTATTTTTCTACAGTAACCCTATACTGGCCAGATAAATTGTTAATAGCCCCACCATAGGACTCTAACAAACCTTGCACATTTTTAAATACTGATTCAGATGTATCCAGAATAGTATTCATTTGTACTATTTGTCTATTTTCTGCTAGTGGATCAGTCCACCCAACGTATCTCCAATATGGCTGCCAAGATACCTGATAGGATTCATCTATAATATCTAAAATAGATGCTTCCTGTATTAATTGCTGAAGGGGGAACTGATCAATGGTAATATTAGCGCCATATCTATCAGAGGTTAAGTAATCAAGTGTTTGCCAAATACCATTTAAACTAGTACTATTAGCAGTTACTCTACCATCAGAATGATAGACTTTTACTTTTTTACCTTGAATTTCAGCACTAACTTCTGGAATCTCAGTCCTATTTTCATTAATAGTGAAGCGCACCACTGCGTATGCAGTATCTAGTAGCTTATATCTAGCATCCCAGTACTCCGGCCCATTGCCATTCATATTCTGAAGGTAGAATCCACGTTCTTTAGCTATATCTACTAGTACTTCAGAGGCTGTTTGATCAGATTTTCCGTGATAAGTCCAAATCCTTATGTCACCATTTCCATCATTATACTTATACTCTTGACCATGGACGGATGGACTACTAGAAGAGGTTCCAGATGCTATCCTCTGCATTGTATCTCCTGCTATTTTTTTAGTACCAAAGCAGGTTCTAGCGGAGCTGTCATTAGCATCTACGCAGATCATAGGGTTATCACCAAAGGAGAAATCAAGAAAACCATCAATCTCCCCCTCAGCAAAGGCGTATACGACATAAACTATGTTGGGATTGTGTAGTTCTGTATCAGCAAAAATGGGTATTCCAGGAATTTTTTGAACTCCATAAACCACCGGTATGTATTTAGCAGCAAGGTTAAAATCTATATCCACTTCCTTAGTGACAGTTTCATAGTATTTTTTAAGGCTGTAGCTTCTAGATAAACCAAATAATTTTTTCTTTGATTTTAGCTTGTATCTTTCTTCTTGAACCTGATATTTTGCTAGGATAGAGATACTTTTATTAGAGTGGAAGAAGCCGTAGTCTTCTTGATACTCTGGTCTTTTAGCACCATTAGATGGTACTAACTGTCCAGCTACAACTTCAAGCCCCCTATGGGAAGCGTCATCAGTATATCTACCATTAACTCTATCAAAGTCATAGAATTGGTTAGAACAATTCCAGGTAATTGTAGAGGTTCCTACTCCAGAGGTACTAATGTTATCTTTAATACCCCCTCCAGTAATCCTCCCTCTAAAATATAGTAAAGGACCATTTGTATCGGGGTCTACTGGTAGAATAGAACCATCTTCAGTAATAATTGCTTGATGAATTGATACGGTTCTATCTAAGAAGGATACACCATTTTGCACTAGTTTTAGTACTTCATCCTGCGCTGTACCTGTAATAGTAAAAGATAGACTGCCAATAGATAAATCTCTATTTTGTTTATGTGTGCTAATGGACTTAACCTTACCGGCCTGGTACAAAATACCATTATATAGTACATCTCTAAAATAATCAGTTAAATAAATAAAAGCAGTACTAGTACCAGTAGAGCCAGGTAATTCTAGGGAAATTAGACTAGCAGTTTTTATTCTGCTATTATTTTTTAAGTAGTTTCTAGCACTATCTAGTATTTTTTTCATAAACTTTCCCGTAAATTTAATGAGATGCCGGAATACGTTCCGTTATTATTTAATGTAGATCCGAAAGCATCACCATTCATGAGTTTTGTTCTAAACAGTATCCCATTAAATACTGGTTTTTCAGCTCCAGTAGTCGTTACAAATAAATCAGGGTATACGTTAATAGACCATGAATTACCAGATCTATTAAATGATGTTATTTTATAAACTTTTGGGTGATTGGATAATTTAAATAAATCACCTGGTTTAGGGATACCGGTAAGAACACCTTTTGTATCCATAGTAATATTGGAACCTTTTTGTCCTGCTGGTATATTTACTAAGTTAGTATTACCTCTAACTCTAAAAGCTTCGTATTGGGGTAATATAACATCTATATAACTACCAGTCCTTTTGTATTCTAGAATAAAAGCATCTAGAACATTATATTCATCTGGAAATAATTCTGGATAAGAAATATTTATACCCCAGTATTGAGCAGATACCTTAACTTCGTTAACTTTACCATTTGGTAACTCATCACGAATTACTGGGTCATTATCAATCAGGTTAACACTTTCGAATCCTAATCCTGAAAGTTCTGGATTCGTGTATGGGTCTGGTAATCTCATAGTTAATTTCTCCTCTTAGATACAATTATTATAATAGTATTAGAAAATTTTATCAAGAAATTTTTATTTTTCCATAAAGAAAAGGAGGACTCAAAGTCCTCCTCCAGTTTTAAGAATTTCCTAATGTTTTCAGACTAGCACCGTTCTCATTCAGAGCTAATTCTACCGCGTCTCTTAGAGCACCACTATTACTAGAAGCAAACTCTCTAAAACTTGCAGCATCCATAGCACTAATATTCAGGATGATAGGTCTTCCTGAAGTTGAGTTAGACGAGGTTTTTAGCTCATCATTAGGTGTAGCTTTCATAGGAACCATAGGGGTAACTACTTCTGTACCATGCTCACCCATTTGATAGCTAACCCCTGGATACATATTACCACCCTCAGCACGAGGAACGAAAGAGTTGGCACTACCTATACCTTGATCGCCACGAATATAAGATAGTTCACCTGCATTAGCAGACATGGACACATCTATATTCTTCTGACGCTCTCCTAAGGTTAAGTAACTAGTTGTATCCGCCCCAGAATCAGCAATACTTGACATACCAGATGCAGAAGATGCTTGTGCTAACGCCAATGCACCCGCTAAACCTGCCGCAACCATTAAAGGAATAGAGAACGGGTATGGTACAGCTGTTGCCGCTTGCATTACAGCTACTGCAGTTTGGATGATAATCTGCTTCTTAGCTGCGTCTTGTTGAATCTTCAGCTTTTCAGCTTCCAACTTCTTCAACTTAGCTTTAGATGCTTCTGATTTACCATCACGTTTCTGTTCTGCTGCAATAGCCTGATCAATTGCACTAACCTGTTGACTAGTACTATACTGAATCATAGAAGATACAGTTTGCATGCCAGAAGCAATCAAGGAGGTAGTATCTAGGGATCCCTGAGAGAACTGAATCATAGCGTTAGTTAAGTTACCCATACTTTGAGCCACAGCGGTTGCTTCAGAATTTAATTCAGATAGTTTAGAGATTGCCTGATCATAAGAAGCCATTCTATTTTGCATATCAGCAAAATCTTTATCCTCCCCAGATAGTCCAGTTGTAGGAGTATATACAGCACCTACAGAAGATCCCACCTGTTGCTGCATCTGGATATCTCTCTGTTTTCTAAGCTGCTCTAAGGCCGCCGAAGTTTTATAAATCTCATTACGATATTTAATTTCTTCCTCAGTATTGCCCTTAGACAGCTCCAGCTGTTGCTGCAGAATGGATAATCTTTCAGTAAGAATTTGAGATTGACCAGTAACATTCCTCTGCGTTTGGCTGACCTCTAGCGCATCCATGAGAGCTGATACATGTGAGGCAGTTGCCTGTTTCTCCGCTTCCCATATTTCTCTGCTTATTTGTGCTTGAGCACGTCTAGACTGTTCTGCCTCTTTCTGTTTGTCCGCTTGTTTTGTATACCATTCGTACTTCTCTTTCTCTATAGTTAGTTCTAGTTTTAGCTGAGCTAATCTATATTGAGTAGTAGTCATAGTGCGGTCATTCAGAAGAGCTATCTCACGATCTACACCCAGGATTTTATCTGTATAATCCTTAATCTTCTTCTGGGCCTCCATACCCTGATTGGTAAGTTTAAGTTTCTCCAGCTGAATTTTTTCAATTTCTTTCTCAACAGCTTTATTTCCCTGGTTTGTTTGAAGAACACGGCGTAAAGCAGCTTCTTGCTCTTCTAACTGTTGCAACTCTAAACGTCTACCAGCTTCCTGAGCCTTTTCCTTATCCTTAGTTTGATTATACACATCGGCTATTTTCTGTTGAACTGCTAACTGATTTTTAGTTTCATTACCAGTTAGTTTAACATACTCGGACAAGGCCTGAGAAGCAGTTTTCATCTCAGATAACGTATTATAGCCTAAATTAAGATTTTTAACATACTCATCTGCACTTTTACCCGTACCTAGAGATAGAGATTCTATGTTTTTTATAGCATCTGCTAACGTAGTACTAGTTTTAGCAGCAGTATCTGTATTCTGAGCAACGTTCTGTATATCATTAGCTAAGTCACTAGCAGTTTTCTTAGTCTGATTGTACGCTTTCTGCTGCTCAGTTAGTCCTTTTAATACAGTAGAGTTAAAATCGTATACAGCATCAGGATCAGTAGTATCTCTCTGTAGATTAATTTGCTTCTGAAACTCGGGGTTAGCTTTTGCAGCAGCAGCTCCAGCAGCTTGATACGCTGATTTCCAAGCATTGAGGTTTTCAGTAGAATCCTCTACTTCTTTACCAAGTCTAGTTACTTGTAAACCCATAGCTGCAGTTTCTGCTACAAATTGCTTATTGGCCTCCGAAGCACCTGCTGCTGCAAGACCAACAGGAATACCTTCACCAACTTGACGTATAGCTAGTTTTGTATAGAAATCTGCTTGTTCCATTCGTTTATCGAACTCAGATTTTAGCTTATTACGCTTATCAAGAGATTCCTTATACATATCTAGAGCTTTATTATAGCCTTCTTCAGAAGCAGCTAAACTTAAAGCAACAGCACCAACGTTGGTAGGGTCTATCTGTCTATTAGTTTTTTCTTGAGCTCTAGCTGCCTCAGCAGATATAGAAGCCTGAGATGTATAAAATACTGTGTTGATAGCATCAATTACTGGCCCTAAATACTTAGCAGCAGCTTGTTGTATTTTTCTTAGTGCAGCATCTGCATTAGCAGCAAATTGCTCCCATGGAGTTGCACGTAGTACTTCATCTAGGTAGCCAAACCGCTTAGTAGATTCAGCAATTACCGCGTTAGCGTATGCTTGTTGTTTCTGGAAAGTGGTAAGACTATTAACATTATATGTTATACCTGTGTTTGCAGCATTTAACTGTTTAACATAATCAGCGTATGCGTCATTAAGACGGATGGTGACACCAAGTTCATCCAGAAGTTCGATTTCTTGTTTAGATACGCCCCTAATTACACGGTTAAGTGCATCAGTCATATCAACACCAAGAACAGCAGCAGCACGACGAGCTACTAAACCAAATTTATTAAGTTGTTCGGCATCAAAGCCATAAGCGGACGCTGAGGATGCTTGTCTCATTGCTTCTTCAAAGGAGATAGCATACCCGGCAGCTTCTTGTAGTGATCTAGCAAGAGACTGAACAGGAGTACCAGTCTGAGTACCTACTATAACACCAAATTTTTCTAGACGATTTAACTGATCACCTAGTTTAAGTTGTTCGAACGCGGATTGCAGAACGAAGATATTGGAAGCAAGAGCTGCGTACATAATAGGTAAACTACCACCAATTTTAGCCATTGCTGCAAAATCACGAGTTGCACCACGTGCTGAACCAGAAGTATTACCAATAGCTCTAGAAGCTCTACCAGCAGCACCAGTAGTATCATTAAAGCCTTTAGCCGTACCTCCTAAAGCCCTATTAGTATCATATAACCTATCTTGAACCTTCTCTGTTGCAGCTGCAACATCATTGCCCATTGTTTTAACAGATCTAGAAACTCCATCAAATCCGACTTCTAATTTATCTGCTACTTCAATCATTGTAATAGCGAGATCATCTAACTTAGCTCCTATATCATTAATAGATTTAGTAATACTAAGCATACCTCTGCTAGCTTGCATTTTAGTAAGACTTTTCGCTGCTCTATCTGCTGCCCTCTCAATGGAATATAGAGTTTTGGGCATTTTACCTAACTGTTCATTTGTCAGTTCGGAAGCAGCAGCAGCATTTTCTAATGCATCAGATACGTTTTCAATAGACTTTGCAGTACGGGTTGCCCCCTTCTGTTTAACGTCTATTAGTAATTCTCGTATTAGCTTATCAGTCATATTTTATTTTTCCCAATAAAAAAGGCTCTGGGCAAATCACCCAGAGCCAAGCCTCATCGTGGAACGCCCATTGGAGGAAACTTTTACCGTGCTCGAGATCTGGCGTGCGGCTTAACGTTAGGTATTCTACCGTTTTGCGGCTTATGCTTCTCAGCACGTTTACGTGCAGCGTCTACAGCTTTAGCATCAAATATATTGATAATGTGTAGAACAAATTCTTTTTCTATAGGATCAGTAATCCCATAAATATCAAATAAAACACCTAAAGCAGCTTTGTCTTTACCTATAAAGATAGGGAAGTCACCAGGTATGAAACAGTCAACTAGACTATTATAAATATTCATACTAATAGCTACAATAGGTGGAAAATCCTCAAGTTCAACGGGCATAGCCTTAGGATCAGGCTCTATACCCATTGACTCGCAAAGTATTAAATATTGTTGTTTAGTCATTTTAGATGCTGAGCTTTTAATACATTTGTCTGCAAAATCAGCAACAGCATCTAGTAACTCTTTACGCTTTTGAGCTACGAAAAGTGTCTAAGTGGAACACTGTCTGGTTGATCCAGGAATCAAACGCAGAAGAGTTCTGCATAAGCATTACAGCATTATCGCGACTAAAAGGAACTTCAGTCTCAGGATCAGCATCTGTTTCAATCAGCATCAGTTTTTCAACGTCACCAACAGTCAAACCAGTCCAACCTTTAATCGCAGCATCAACGAAGGCTTCAATGAACTTATCATCATCCTGTACCTGAACCAAAGTACCGTTAACCCATTCATCGCGTTTAGCAGAAGAAATAACACGTTTAGAGGTAGCACGAGACATATAGTTAAGTTCTAGTTTAAAGTTCGGCATACCTGGGTAGGAAAGAGTAATAGTACGAGTATCAAGAGTAATATCTTTTAAATTAATCATTTTTTAATTTCTCCAAAGAAATCTATTCTCACTGGGTCTGAGGAGGCAGTAGGTATAATATCCCACTCAACTCTATACACATCTGAGAAATCTAGGCGTTTTGTAATACGTGCTGAAGGAAAATCTATAGAAATATTATTATTTCTTATCGTTAAAGGTACATCTATCTCCGGTTCTATATTATAAACCATATCTCCTGCAAAACGTTTTAAGTAATACAGAGAAAGGGTTGCCGAAGCATTCATTTCAGTTACATAGGCTCTTTTATTATTATAAATTTTATTTATATCAAAAACACTCTTATCCTCTCTCCAGGAGCACTGCTGTTGGAAAGATAAAGAGGCAGAAATAAGACCGGGTAAGATGCTGCCATTAGTAGAAGCTATTACTGGGCTGTAAGACATTACTTCACCCTGTATAATAGAAGCGGCTTCTCTATAGGTAGATACTTCTGAGAATTTCCCAGACTCAATACCAACATTAAGAATTGGTATATTCTTATCTAAAGAAAAATCTACTGTAGATACATAGCAGTTTTCAAAATATACACAGTTATTATCTTTGTTTACTATATAGATATTGAACATAATAGGTTCAATATTATTACTATATAGTGGGAGTAAGAAAGTATTACCTTTTCTATCAAAACCTAACCATTCAAAGAAGTTAGCCTCAGTAAGAGTATTGCTGAAATTTACTGCTAGAGAGATAGAAGAGGGAGTTTGAGCATTTATAATAGAGTCTGCATAGTTAGTTCTACGATGAACAGTCCTACGAAGAGTCTTGAATTCCTCGTAGGAAGTCTGTATATCATAGTTTGATAGGGCATCAAAATGAAATGCCCTACCATCATACTCAACTATAACTTTTGACTCTCTCATTAGAGAGTAGTACATTTAATTAGCCACCTGCTGTTACAGTAATCTGTTTAGTACCTTTAACTCCAGAACCATCTTTAGCAGTAGCTTTCACAGTAACTGCACCAGTTTTACTAGCATCTGCTGTCAACAGTCCGGTTGCACTGATAGTAGCTGCATCACCGGCAGTGATAGCCCAAGTAACTTCCTTATTCTTTGCGGGAGAAGGAGTAACTTCAACACTCATTTGAAGAGTAGCCGAGTTGTTTACTGTAGTAGCATCACCAGCAGATTTAACAGTAATTGCGGTTACAGCATTAGTAGCACCATCACCATTAACAATCAAGTTATTAATAGTTGTTTTGGTATATTTACTAGAGAAGCCTAAGTAACCTTCATCACCAGCATCCAGATCAGATGGAATAGCTTTAAACTCTACTGAAGTACCAAGTACATCATCAGTTTCAATAGTAGGAATATTAACGTGTGCTTGTTTAGCTACCAGAATAGCCGCAGGACGTTCTTCCTTGTATTCACCACCAAGTACTAGAGCAATTTCGAAGCGGTTAACTACCTTCAGAGTTTTGATAAGATCTTTGTACAGCTCCATAGAACCAAGAAATTTATCATTCAGATAAGCAGTTAATGAACCAGTTAGTTCAAATGCACCAGTAAATGAACCGATCGGAATATTTACACGGGACATAATATTCGGGGTTAGGTACGTGATGTTGTTATTAATAGTGAAAGTACCACCAGTAATAGGAATATCATATGCTTTACCAGAATCCATATCCTTAATTTTCAGGATAGTAAGTTTGTTCTTAATATAAGAACTCTGGATAGTCATATAAGTTTCATCATCAATACCTAATTTATCTGGGTCAAATGGTTGCTTATCCAGAGGAATAAGCTGATTACCATTACCAGACCAAGTTACACGGCCAATATCTTCGATATCAACGTTAACTTCTGCCTGATTAATCTGACAGGAATCGATATAACTCCATGCTTTATCAGTCAGAATATAAATATGTAACATTGCTAACTCATGATAGGAGTTATCTTTGAAGTTAACCATAAAGTTAGCTTCGTTATTGTGTGCCCCTGTATCACCTTCCAGGTTAAGGGCTTTACCACTAGAAAGTGCATGCCATAACATATAGTCAGGAACAATTTGTTTGTTAGTATTTTTATCTTTATACGGCAGGATATAAGTAGAGAAACTCCACTCAGCTGCGTTTAAAGAGTCATTAAAACGTTTAGAACCACGAGTTGGACGCGGACCAGCTTCATTAACAGTAATATCTGTTGAGTTACTGTCCTGACCCCAAGAAATATCATCCTGAACTAGAATCTCTTGCGTGTTGGTCTTATTGTGACCGGTCTTAACCGTAGACACGAAGATTCGAGTATTACGTAATAGTTGTAAAGACATTTAATTATTTTCTCCTAATCTGTAACTTATCTGCGAAGTGACCTACGTGGAGGCTGATACCTCACTGTTACATTTATTTCTGCTAAACCATATGGGGCCAGTAGACCCTCATCTGTACTAACTGATGTAATGATCATATCAGTTGCCTCACATGGGAAGGTCGATCCATTAGGTTTACTAACAGTATATTCTAAATTTCCACCTGTGTCAATAACGGTTTTTATATCCGCTACGAGTTTTTCAAGTTGCTCTTGAATGTCTGTTTTCTCTTTATCGTACACCAGGATTGGAAGTTCTAAAAACATCCACTGTTGGCCCGAAGGAAGATACTGCCCAGTTTCAGTTCCGATATGAACTGCCACATAAGGAAACTCTCGTATTTCCTCAAATTTATAAGTTTGACGAGAAACGTTTCCGTATAGGTTATTAAAATATTCGTCAGGTTGAGAACCATCCATTTGTTTAGAGATTCGGTCAACCATAGCTTGTGCAATACTTGTTCTATGGTCCATTTATTAGGTTCCTTGATTAACCTTAATTTTATATCTGGAGTGAATCAGGTCTCTTGCAGCTTTTGCTATAGCCTCACCAATAAGTTTTTGTGGGTTTCTAGCGCCAGGATAAGGTCGTAGAGATAATCTTCTGTATGTAGATACTGCGGGGTTGAATACAGAATATGGACGAGTCATATAGTTATATGTTACGTTTAGTTCTGGGGCACCTTTACTAGTCTCTGCGTCTCTAAGCATAACATCTTTAATTTTTAAAGAGTTTGCAAAGCGACCAGTTCTAAATTTTAATGGCGCTCCTGCTTTTTTCATATCCTTTATTAAGTATTCTTTAGCAACCAACTCCAGAATAACCTTCATATTGCTATTTGATACAAAACGTCCTGAAGCACCTGTTACTGCACCAGAATATCCATCTTCTACGTCTCTAGGATCCCCAAAATTTACCTGCACTCTACCAGTAGAACGTTTTTTACCTACTGAGGATTTTTTACCAGCGGTTGCTTGTATTAAGTTCTCTAGAGCACCTAAATCTCCAGAAAGATCTAAACTAGAGGATACAGCTTTTAATATAGAAGCGGTTCTAATATTAAGAAGATCTTGTGATACAGGTTTTGAAAACTTAAAAGATACTTGAGCAACAGTACCGTCCCTAGTAGGATCTTTTAATCCTGTTTCAACAGAGTATACAACAGTATTTTTATTGTTCTCGGAACGTCCGACAGTATCTAGTTGCTCCTTAATAATTTGTGTAGCTAAATCAGAAAGAGACATTATACTCTCCTGTAAACTTCAATAATAGTACGAATATGCTCTGGAATACCAGACTTAGTATTATTAAAAGTAACTGTTTCTCCACCAATTGTTTTAGCTTGACGGTAATCCTGTTTATGCCAATGATCTACTAGCATACATGCTGCAAGTTTGAGATCCTCAGGTATTGGATTAAATCCACCTTGTGTGTACTCTACATCCATATAACCTTCCGGAGGATTAAATTTAAGAAGTATAACCCCATCAGAGTACAACTTATACTGTTCGGGATCTATCTCCTTATCATTAATAGTCATTTTGGTTACTGAAGTAGCTGAGGGAGAACTTAAAAAGTATTTTTTACGAGTAGGTTTTGTATTGATTAACTGGTCTACCGCATCAGCATCATCCATACCTAAAAGGCTAGTAATCAGCGCATTGGCAGCAGTAATCATCATCTCTACTCCAGATTCTAGTTCAGGTCGTTTTAACCCGCCATATAATCTATAATCTTCAGCTGTGATTATTTGCATTTATTTTTCCCAATAAAAAAGGAGAGCCGAAGCTCTCCTTATCGGCTGAAAAGCCTGTATTAAGCATCGTAAGTACCAGATACAACGCCATTTGCAAAGTAACGTTGCAGGTTAACACGCTGGGTAACGTAGTATGCGTCACGCTGTTTACCAGCTTGGCGCTCACGCTCAACAGTAACAGCACGCTGACGCGGCATTACGAAGTTATCTTTATAAACAATAACTGCGAACTCTGCGGAAGCAGCTTTAGCTGGGAAGTACTCAGAAACTACAACCGGCAGACCGTAAATACGACCAACCTGACCTTGCAGTTTAACAGCATCGTTACCAACCTGTGCAACATCCTGCCATTCTTCATCTTCCAGAAGATCGTAGTAAGCATCCATAGATACGATAAGTACCAGTTTGCTCAGTTTCAGACCATGACGACCCAGTTTACGACGCAGTTTAGAGATAGTTTTAGCAGTTACCAGAACAGTACCATCAGCTTTAGCTTCAGTAGCAACTTTAGCATCATCTTCTCTAGCAAGAGTCAACAGGCCTTTCGGCTTACCAGAACCATCACCAGTCATAAACGCTTCTTCGATAGAAACAGCGTGTGCTTCAATCAGGCGTTTACGCAGCAGAGGCAGCAGAGAGAAGATTGCATCTTCTTCAGTTTCATCAGTAATGAAGGACTTAGCAGCCAGTTTGTAAGTACTGAAGTGGATTTCTTTAAGAGCACCTTTAACTTCATTACCAGTAGTTGCATCAGTACCATAAGTAGAAGCAGCAACCCAAGTAGCTTTACCAGCGTCTGGCTCAACCAACATAGTAAGAATTTTACTAGACATCGGCAGTTCTTCGAACAGTGCGCCAACTACCAGCTCTTTCTGCAGGTCACGGATAATACGCTGGGAGAAAATAGTTTCATAGCTTTCACTAGAAACTTCTACAGAATAGGACTGATTCACTGCTTTCAGGTGTTTTTGACCGTGTTCGGTTTCGAATACACCTTTTTCCATTACATAAGACAACAGAACCAGTTTTTCTACTTCGTCTTCAAAGTTTTCCTGAGTACCGTACAGTGCTTTAGCAACACTATCACCAACAAAGGAACGACCTTCACGAGCTGTTAGCAGAGATTTAATTTCGTCCTGAAGACCAACAATAGTTTCCTGTTGTTTTTCTACAGTTTGTGCAAACAGTTCTGCGCTCTTCTTAGATTTCTCATCCAGAGACTTAACCAGATCCAGAGCCTCTTCCAGACGCTTACGGTCTTCACCAACAGCTTTAGAAACCAGGTCATTCATACGAGCCAGTTCTTTTTCTTCCTGCTCTTTACGCATACGTTCAGCTTCCTGAGCTTTCTGAGCAGCGGTCAGACCTTCCAGAGATTTAGCCAGATCACCCAGACCAAGTTCTTCTTTCAGCTTATTAATATCAATAGTCATTTTTAAATAATTCTCCGTTATTCTTTAACGTAGCCTAAAGCTATCGCAAGTTTTTCTAGTTCAGAAAGATTACGTTCTTGAGCTGGGACAGCTTTAGAACTTATTGCAGTAAAAGATTTACGCCATTCAGTATAATCATGACCATTCATGCTCTTAGCGAGATTGAACGTTGAGTCCTGATTACAAGGTACAGAAACTACCGAAACTTCGTATAGTTCTAAATCTTTAATAATAAATATATCAGTAGCTTCATCCCACTCTGCATCTAGGCAGCGGAATCCGATACTAAAAGTTTTCAGTACACCGTTTTTAATTAGTGAAAAGATAGCCGGGTCAGAACTTTCATAGATCTCGCATTCGATTTCGAGACCCATTTCAGTAGGGTTAAGATCAATACACTTACCGATTGGACGACGATGATCGTGTCCGAAAAGAATAATCGGGTTTTTCATATAGTTAGTAAGTGCATTAGATGTTTTCCACGCAGAAGCAGGAATTACATCACCAGCGCGATCTTTACTAATTGTATTAGCGAATCCACGGATTTTTACAACGCCCTCTTTGGATTCGCTATCAATAGATTTAATATAGGCATCTAAATGAACGTGTGCTGATTTTAACTTGTTATAGTCAATAGCAGCTTGTGTCATTTATTAGCCTCCAGGAACAGTAGGATTAACTGTCACAGCACATGTAGCAGAGTCCTTGCTTACTTGCTTACTATCTGTTACAGTTACTTTATAGGCTCCAGAATACTTTGTAGCTGCTGCAGGCTTAGTATAGGTAGCTCCTGAAGCACCATGAATAGGAGAACCATCTTTAGTCCATGCATAAGTATATGGACCAATACCACCGGTTGCAGTAACAGAAAGGGTTAACGCTGCTCCCTCTTCAACGGACATGCTAGCAGTTAAATCCTTAGAAAGAGTTAATGGTGGAGCAGGAGGAACTGCTTTACCATAGGTCTCTACAAATTTCTTCCATACTTTACGGTTAGTATGCGCAGATGAAAGTCCTAGTTCTCTACGCAGAAAAGCGTAGCTAGGAACATATTTATGCGCAGCAACCGTAGCAAAGAAGATATGAGATTCTGGCAGTTTTTCACCAAAAATGGTCTTTAGACCACTATAATCAATCATTCTTTATCTCCCTCGGTGGAACCTTGAGGTCTACCACCTTCTTGACCAGATACGCCTGTTGCAGAACCAGCAACGTTAGCAGGAATACGAATCTTATTCATCTGCTCATCATCTAAAGGTTCAAGGTTCAGCTCTAAACGAGCTTCGTTACCAGTTATAATACCATTATTAACCAATGAGGTTAAATGTTTAGCCTCAGATTCTTTATCTGGTGTTAATGCAGCTACTTCCTTAGTATTAGGAGTAATCTTATAACCAAAAAAGAAAGTAAGAGAACTAGTCAGTTTGTTCAGCATAGGGATGATAGTCATATAGTAGAACAATTCGATGTTTGGTCGAATGTTCGCATTATTACCACCATCAATCAGTACTTGCGGAACACCAAAGGCTAGACAGATAGATTTATTAAATCCTTCAATGTCTTCCTTAAAGTCTAGATCTTTAAAAGAGGATATTTGGGAGTACGGTTTAGCTTTCATACCACCATCTAGAATCAGGACAGAGGACTGACCAGTACTAGGATTATAATCTAGTTGTAATTCTTCTTGTTTACGCTCACGCAATTTCTTGTTCAGGATTTCATCCGTCTCAAGAATAAGACCAATCACGGTTCCGTTATCGAGGAATTTCTCTTTAAAGTTAAGCATCTTAGAACGCTTCTCAAGAGAATCAATAACAGTAGCAACACGAGATTGTCCAGAAATTTGAGAATTTGTGCCGCGCATGTAACTGTTATCCTTTATAAAGATAATCTCATCTACGCGATAGTCTATCTGATTATTAAATATAAATTTTTTGATAAACTTATTGGCATCTGCCTCTACTTGCATTAGTGCAGCAGGGACATGGTAAAGTGCTGTGCCATCCCAATAGATGTATGCACAACCTTCAAAAAGTAGGTCAGTGACTACAAGTCTACGGAATGTGCTTATATCCATGAATGGATTAGGTCGTACATTTAAGAGAGTGTCTAGAGTCTTTGTCTTGATACCATTGGCATACGTGACAATATTATATTTATCTCCGACAGTATAAGAACACTCCGCCGCACTATCTATAACCATATTAGCAGTTCTATTGAGAATCTCAATTTTACTGTAGGCTTGTCCAGTGGTAAAAGGCTTACGGTTAGTGCGATGACTAACTGGTTCCATGTCTCTTATAATACGTTGACCCGGATTTAGCTTTTCAGTAATCCAGCTTTTAAAACCCATTATAAGAACCTTGCGAATCCTGATTTTGTTTCAGTCTTGACTTGTGTCTTTTCTTGAGGATTCTGTAATTTGTCTTTCTGCTTTTGAACCCACACTTTTTGCTTATTAGCAGAAAATAAAGGAGGTTCTTTTGTGTAAACCTTATGTAATAATTGGTGATGGTGTACACAAAGGGTAACAGTGTCTTCTACTAGCTCATGCCTATATCGATCATAGAATGCCGTCCTATTTGAAAGGACTGTTTCTTCGTCAGTGAAATCCAATTGGAGTTCTTTAGCAAATTTTTTAACTAGTAGAGACACCGTATGGTAATGATGAAGCTCTAATTCTTCAGCACAACCGCAGATAGCACATTGAGAGTCTTTTTTATATTGACTTTTTATTCCGTCTCTCATAAGGGATATAGCATCGCGTTTATATTTTATATTGCTTGCCATAGTGTTCTCCTCAACTGTATGAATATAGTATACATAATCGTATCGAATTTGTAAAGGGGATTTTAAAATGCAGGAATGGGATACCAACTGAGTAGTATCCCTTCCTATATTTATTTATTTACCACGGGAAATAGAGTAAATTCCATAGCGCAGCGCATCACAGAGGTGAGAGTTAGCATCATGACGTGGTTTTTCACGTGATAATTTTTCTTCACCTTCTTGGAAGTCCCATTTATAGTTCTGCAACGCATGGATTAATGAGGAACATGAAGCATCTACAATAATCTTGCCTTGCTGGAATAGCGCTTGCAAGCATGCTAGACCGTCTAGGACAGATTTTTTAGCTGGAGCTGATGCAATTTCATGTTCATAAGCTAAGTCCTGACGGAACTGGGCAGCCGCGGAGTCAACGAAGATACGATCTACGTTATAACGATCTATACAGTGCTGAATATACGCAGCATGTTGCGCTGTAGTTTTCTCTGCCTGCTGGTACTCTTCTAATACATAGTAGGTATCTGTATCATAGTGGTACTTAATAGTAAGAACTGCTGTAGGATCACGATAACCAACGTCAATACCAAGCAATGTTTCGAATGCTTCATCATCTTTAAAGAAGTGACGCATACCTTTGAGGTCTTTAACATGATCGATAGCATTAAAGGTATCAAAGATCTGGCCTTCGAATACAGAGAAGTCGGCCTCGTATTCCTGGCGGAAGTAGTTTTTACTAACTGTACGACGTGCTTCCTCAATGTCATTCAGGTCAGCACGAGGGTTATCACGGTATGTACCATGAATAGACACCCAGTTAGGTAACGTATCATCAAATCCATAGGCGTAAAACTCTTTAAACCAGTTACCTCCACGAGGGGTGGAAATAAATAGAGCTTTAGAATTAGGTTTATCTAGAGTAGGACGTAACTGAACCCTAAAGGCATCACCACCCACATCGGAAATTGCCGCCTCATCGAAAATGATAAAATCATATGAACGTCCAACTGCGGAGTCAGCCTGAGCCGCGGAAGCTAGTTTAAACAGAGAACCATTAGCTAACTCAATCTCTTTATCTTTAGCGTTCTCACGTTCAGTTTGTAGGCCATACTTCTTAATAAGACCACGAATCTGAGACCATCCGATGTTGGCCAGTGAGTAGTTAGGAGCAACTACTAGTACCTTCACATTGGGTTCCAGCAATTTTAGGAATCCAAGTGTATATGCTATAAAGGACTTGCCCACACGGCGCGATACACACGCCGTTACAAAACGATGTCTAGGGTCTTCTAGCGCATTGATAATCGCTATTTGAGGACCATTAGGTGTAATACCTTCTTGTGCTAGTATTCCTGAAACAGGTAAACGAAAGAAACGTTTGTCTATTCCGAAATCAATAACATCTACTGTGTTAACGTAGGGTCTTGATACTTCCATTATTTCTTACCTCCAGTAGCCAGGGAAGTAATTAAGTCCATGTAGTTTTGATCCCCAGCTCCAGCAATAATGTTATTCTGGATATTGGTCTGATTAGCAGGAGCTCGAACGGCAGCTTTAGCTTTTTCTAACTCTACCATCATTTTCATCTCTTCCATCTTCATCTTGTGTGCTTTCCAGAGAATATCCATAATATCCTGGTCAGAACCCATGCCAGTTTCTTCCAGTTCCTCTAGTTTACGTTTAATAACTTCATCTAGAACACCAAACAAACGATCCCTGTTACGGAATCCACTTTCCATAAAAATATCATTTAAGTAGTTCTTAACTTCACTACGATTCATAATATCTCGGAAAGCAATTTCGGACATTCCAAGACTACGTGCGGCAGAAGGCACATCGCTGCCGCACTGTAAATAAGCTTCAATCACATCCATCCCTTCAGGGGACATAAGATCTGGTACTAATACATCATTTGCCATATTTCCTCCTTTAGGTAAGGCGTTGAACTGTTACTCTTAATCTAGGTAGGAAAACTGCACTACCCAAACTCACGTGCATAACTACCCCTAACTCCACATTTCCATTTCCTAGATTTTTAACTGTATATATAAAACTGTTTCTACTTAGAGCATTGTTAGGTGTATATCTAAAAGCAGATGTAGTATGAAAAGGTACTAGATAGCCCACAGGTAGCGTTAAAATCTGGTGGAATATTGCATCCCCGCCGCTATAGCTATATGCTCTTCTTCCTTGCACTTGAAACACACCGTTATTCCATGTATTAGCTGGAACACCCGCACAATTAAGATTACCTGATATAACTTCAGTAGTAAGAATTACTGTAGCATTTCCGCCTGGTATACCTAGCCCAATAGTTGATAAACCAACGTATCTATCACCCGTTCCTGGGTAGCTAGGAGTAATATCATCTCCCATATAAGAACTACCTACATTTCCACCAAAAAGTCGCAGTGGAACTGCTGATGGTCCCCAAACAACTCCATGCTCGTTACCAATAGTATTATCGTTAGAGTTTACATACCACTGTTTACCTACTCCGAACCTATAAATGCTAATCTGTGATTTAGCTCCACCATAGTCTACAGGAGACCATAATCCTCCATTACTAGACCCTACAAGTTCACACCTTGCCGTGGTATCCCCAAAAACCCCAGTATACGCTGCGTTATTCCCTATATACTCCATATCAGGACGGTAACCTAGGTTACCAAAAGCATTCTGATTTATAAATTTATATCCAGTATTCGGGAGACTTACCCCTTTAATTATGAAATTAGAAGGAGATATAAGAATATCAGAACCAGTAAAGGGATTGCCGGAAATACTCATACCGCCATTTGAGTACCTTAAGTTAAGAACATACCAAATAACCTTAGTAGGAGTTATATTATACCAATCCTGTAGTATTGTAGAGTCACCCGACTGGTTAGCTAGATTAGTAGTAGATCCCCTACAAACAAATCTGTTCCCGCCGTCGTGGTACATAGTATTTACATTACCTGGGAGCCCTTGCCTAACCCCACCGTACCCACGTATATTAGAATTGCAAACATAAAACCAATCATGCCCTCTATGTGCTGCTCCTAGAGGCGACATCCATCCAGGATCCCAATAGTACGGGTTATTCCCATCTACAGGTACTGTGCTACTGTTAGTAGGAAACCCTAATTGTGCAAAAGCTTCTGCAACAGTAACACCTACAGGAGCTCCCGCACCGGGCCTAACTATCCCATGGTAGGTACTATGTAATGTAGTACCCCCTGTGCCACTCCTAGAGATAGATTCTTCGTGCCCTATCGATGAATTATAATTATAAGTTCCAGATGCTAGACTATTACCAAATGCAAATCCACTAGTTTGAGAAACACTAGCAAAAGATCTAAAGGGATCAGCTTGAGTGGCAACTATAGTTTGACCAACCTTACTCTGAGTACCATTAAGAAAAGCTCTGTGAGTGCCGTTAATTTCAATAGCAGTTAGTATAACTCTACCAGGATCATTAGATTTAATATTTACTATATCAGGAGGCATCTGACATACGAAAAACCCATTTCCGGCATCACCTAACCCAGCCTCGTAAGTACCATCAACTAGGACAAATGGCATATCACTATGAAAAATACTATTATTATTTGGACTATAGTGACGATTAATGTCACCCCCAGATTCAGTATTTAAAGATAGTACGGTCTTACCATCGCTATACTTTCCAGCGAAAAAACCCATATAATCTCCTATTATAAAAATGTATTTGCTTTCATCCCTCTATTTTGCTATAATAGATTCATAAATTAGAAATGGAGAGATAAATATGAAAAAGTTTGTAATTGCACTAGTTGCCGTAGTTATGTTATCTGGTTGTGCACCTGCTCCCAAACCATTTTGTACGGGATTTGTAAAATCTTTTGGTGGTGCGGGAGAAGAACATTACGGTCTCAAGGTTCAAAAAGTTCGTATTAAGGGAGATCGCTTTCCAGTAGTACAGCTCCGTACTAAATTTGGGTGGTGGGATCTCAGTCAGTTTGACCTTAAATATGGTGATTGTAAATTTAAACTAGAGCAATCTAATTACCTGTAATTAGTATAAAACAAAAAGACATCCAAGTAAACTAAATTTTTTATTTCTTGGATGGTATATTGGCAGAAACCACTAGGTAAGAAAAATAGGAGTCCTTCTAGGAGTTCACAAGCACGGTCGGTTATACACAAACTATAAAATATTTTAAATATCACATTTATGGGAGCACGAAAGATATGTCAAACAAAAGAAAGAATAGACGCGGAGAGGTGTATGAGAGTTGGATAAATAGTTTTGGGTTCGGAACTATCCTATTCTTTATTTTCGTAGGTTTTTGGTTAGCAGCTATGGCGGGGTGGATTTAATGGAATGGGTAATTATTGCATTACTAGGGGTTGTTATTATCGGACAATGTATTTTAGATAATCACTTGGCTAGAGTTGAAATTTTATTACTGGAGAAACGTAAATGATGGAAGTAGTAGCTACACTAATAGTAATACTAGTCTGGGCAACTTTCATTGTTTCTTATAACGCGTATGTTCGCCTAAAAACTCTAGAGGCCCAGGTAAAGCAGCAACAATTTGCTATAGAAAAATTAGTAGAACTGCAACGTTGTGATAGTACCCGTATTCTGCAAATTGAGAGGGAATTAGATGTTTAGTATTATAATTGCTTTTATTATCGGGATACTTGCGGGAATTTTCGGAATGACTGCGGCTATCGACAGCCATCGTAAATATATTGCGGAAGTATCGCGGGAGATTGCGGAAAGGGAGCGGAAGTTTGAAGAGAAACGTGCGGAGTTTGAGCGGGAGTGGAATGATGGCTCAAGAAGTTCTCGGAGGAGATTCAAGATAAATGGCAAATCATAAACCTCTTCTATCATTAGAAGAATATAAGAAAAAATATGACTATGATCCAGAGGCAGGTATATTTACTTGGAATTCAGGGAGTCGTAAAGGTAAACCAGCAGGTAGTAGAAATAGTTCAGGAATATCCCTATCAATGGGTAATAATGGGTTATATAAGGCCCATCGGGTAGCGTATCTATACATGACAGGAGAAGACCCAGGTGAATTTCTCATTGATCACAAAGATCAAGACCCCTTCAACAATAGGTGGAATAACTTACGTAAAGCAACAAATGCAGAGAATGGAAAAAACTCTTCGGGATGGAAGAATGAGTCTACAGGGGTTAAGGGAGTATATAAACGCGGGGAGGGAAAGTTCGAAGCAAAACTACGTGTAAATGGTAATAGAATTACCATAGGAACTTTTAAAACTCTTGAGCAGGCTGAAAAAGAACTTAGAAAAGCCAGGGAGCATTACCACGGTGAGTTTGCAAACCATAATTAATTAGCGCTAATTAACCTTTTTGCCAAATTTCCTAAGATTACACATGAAGATGTGCTCACTGCCTCCGGCGGAAATACTTAGTCTGCTAACCGCCACCCCCGTTACTATTAGCAGGGTAACTGTTTCATCCTGCAACCATTTTAATTGCAGGATGAAACTATTTCAACTTTAATTATTACGCAACTTTTAATTTCTCAATATATTGTTGCGGGCTGCAACTATATTCTGCGCGTTCTTCCTCGGTCATACCTTCCCAGCATAATTTTAAACGGTCAGCTAGGAATTGATAATCATTATCATCATCGAGGGATTCATCAATAAAGGTTTCACCTATCAATGTCACGCCGATTGATAGAATATCGTTAACGGCTTGCGCGTCCAGCGTTTTAAATCCGTATGATGCCGCCGCTGATAGTACGCCTTTATGATCGTCAATCATTGTAAAATCAGCGTTTGGGTATAGTTGTTTGAATAATTCAAAATAATAAGATTTATATACTGCGTCCTTGCTGTGGTATATTTCGCTAACTTTATCAGCCTCAAAATATTTATGCAGTGTATCACGGGAAAACACGCGGATATTACTATTACCACGACCGCGCAAGCCTTGTTTGCGCAAATAATAATAGTCCGACTTGCTCATTAGTCGAGCGGTGCAAATAATGTTTAAAGTATTTGCGTCATTCATGCACTGGCGCATGTATTCAACTAATGGCAATAAAGTATCTTGCATTATTAAATGATGTTTGCAGGCTTCATTTTTATACTTATTTAAATCTAAATTGCCCTCACTATCAAAGCAAAGCGCTACACGATGGAAAGAATTAATGATAGTGCCGTCCAGATCCCAAATCATGACGCGGGAAATATGCGGGAAATTACGGGTAATATTCGTTTTAACTTGATTCATTTTGTTACGTTCTCCATTAAAGGGATTTAGTTATTTCAGCATTACCCGCTATTTATAAGCGGGTAATAATAAATTAACTATTAAAGACCATAAGCCAACGCATCGGCAATAAAACTAACATCCTCACCTGATACGCTGGAACGAATACCAGCACAAGTATATACTTTTGCAGAAATCAATTGATCATCAAGGCAAGCGGGGCAAGGCGCGACAACTGCAAAGGCAAGGCCGGATTTTACGGCGTCGATGATAATCGTTTCTTGCTTCACCGTATCAACATAAACGCCTTTTGCTTTAATATGGCTGGTTAGTTTGCCCTGCGTATATGCGAATGTTGTAACCTGTAAAGCGTCATTGAAATCTAATAGATCATCAATAACGTGCCCCGCCTCGACGTGGTAACGTTCGCCATTAGAATAAACCAGAACAATGGAAGACTGAGCGCGATCAAATGGAATATTTTGCTTTTTCATATTTATAAAACTCCAGTTAGTTTAATAAGGAATTTAATTTATTTGATAATAATCTGCATTTGGTACGGCGTTAATTCACCGTTTACGGGTAGATTATTATCACTTAGCCATTCATAAAAAGCGCCATAGTCATCAAAAGGAACAACATCATTATCACGGGAATCGACGGAAATAATACCATCAGTATTAGTTTTGGCGGCTAGGATAGGCCCGAAGCTGTAAACTTTATCGGATTCCATTTCATCCGGTGAAATGAATACTTTTTCGTCCAATGTTTTGGGTAATGTAACTTTCATTTTTTGTGACTCCTGTAATAGCGACTATATTTCAAGCCGCTAGGGGAATAATTTAATTATGCAAAGAATTTACCGTTTTTAAAGTCAATCAAAGTGCGTTGACCATTTGCATAGGTAATTAAATGCGTTTGCGTCCAGCTTGACGCGCCAACGTTGTAACCCATATCCAGACTACCAGCAACGCCAGCGGTATATACGCCGCCATAAATGCTGGCGGTATGGGTATGCCCCGTGTTTAACTTGCCCAATTTTTTAAATTGTTTAGGATTGCCACGACTGCCGTTAATGCCATTGTGACCGTGTACGCCGCATTCAATGCCTGCAATCTTGAAAGATTGATCAGTGGTCAGGAAAATGGCGTTAAATTCACAACCTGCAACCTTGCGCAACGCATAATCTAGCACGTTAAACGTTTCGTCGTGTTCACCGATTGCCGCGTAAATTGCAGCATTCAGGCGGTGATATAACTCGGCGTTTGCTGGATCGTCTTTGATGTTAGCATTACGATCATCAAGCCAACGGGATAGCGCCAAATCGTGATTAGATTCAACAATGATTGTTTGACTAAAATCACGTTCCATTGATTCCAGCACGCGCCCCGTATCGATAAGATCATCCAGAACTTTATCACGTCCGGCGGCGTATTGTTTAGCTAGGAATACACCGGATGCGCGGTTATGATGATTGCGGGATGTAAAATCGTGAACGTCATGCACAAACTGATATTTTGGTTTAAGAATATCTACTAGCCCATAAGTATCACCATGCCCCCAAGATGCGGCGGCGCACTCCTCATCTAATTTTTCGGCGTGAATATCGCCATACTGCAAGCCTAAAACATGCCCCGATGTCTCATAGCATCCGGCAGGAGTAGCGCAAACGTTCAGATCATAAAACACCCCGCTTTCGTCCATTGTTTCAAGCTGGCGAACAAAAAATTCCCCGTCGTCGTCGAACTCAACTATAAGCGCACCGAAGTTATGCAGCGCCTCGGCTTTTTGTCCTGCTTTCTGCTGAATGTAGTTTTTGAGCGTTGCCGTTCCGGTTGAATACATACGGCGCACTACTTCACCTTTTAAAGCTGGCACGCTTTCAGCGGTAATTTTAGCGTGACCAATTGCCAGCCCTTCAATATTTAAAGCCGTTGCAGTTTCTGCAAATCCTGAAAGCGGATAGTCTGCGGTAGGCAAAACATTAATTTCAGCCATGAAAGCAAAACGGCGGTTATTTAAAAACACGTTTTTGCTGCAAATATATTTATCAAATGCGGGATCGTATTTGATACCGTCTGCACCTTCTCCATTCTGGAAGCCGTTTTTATTATAAATATACTTAGAAACAAGCAAATCAGCACCGATATATTCAGCGAATTTTTCCAGACTTGCTAAAAAGTTTTTATGTGGGAAAGTATTATTCTGAATCGACGTAATAATAAAGCGTTTACCCTGTTTTACTTCCCATTGCTCAACCGTACTAGAAACAATCCCCGCCGCTTCTGGGCGCTCATCGTTTTTAATGGCTTTTGCTACTTTTGCCGCTTTCGGTTTAGCTGGTTTATTTGCTTCCAGCCAGTCGCAGATAGCGGTTGAATGCTTCGTTGTATCGTAGACCGCTTTTGATATATCGTCGCAGACTTCCAGTTTAGTAGCGCGCAGACGTTTACCATAGAAATTAAAGTCAGCGGCCATTTTCAGGATAACGGTTTGTTTTTCTGCGGAAATAATCATAGTAATAAAACTCCATTAAAGGGATTAGATTAATAACGGCAATATTGCCAAATATAACGCCTCGAATAATAGGCGTTATAATTTGCAACATTAATTTAAAGGCATTAGGCTAGAACTAACACCACAAGCAACGGCAGCGATAAAACAAAGCAAGCCCAAACGTTTTGCTAACTTAGATTTACGTTTAAAATAATATGAATCTAAATCATTTTGAAAATAAGCAAATAATAATGAGGCCGCCATAATAAACAAGCCTAGAATTAATGATTCAGTAGGAAAGAAAATCATTTTTTAAAACTCCTGATTTAAGGGAAGAAAATAACTATCGCTAAACAGTTATATTATTGCCCCCTCACTAAAAGGGGGCAAGGTATAACTATTATTCGCCTGCGGCTTGTTTTACTTCATCGGCAACGCCTAACAGTTGCGCTACTGCGTCCAGCGTTTCAAGTTTTGCACTTTCCAGACTTGCCAGATCGTCGGCGTCTTTGATAATGCCGGAATCAATAGCATGTTTAGCGATAACGCGCACATAGTGAGCTTTACGCACAGAGCTACCGCCACCAACTTTACGCGGCTTATCGCTTTTTTGATAGGCTTTTGCACTGGTCAATTTTGAGCGAACGGATACAGGGGAAGCCGCGCCAACTGCTTTTGCAATCTCTTTTAAACCGTCTCTATTTGCGAAATCTAAACCGTTTTCATTAATTAACTGCTGATACATGGAAACAGCTTTCTGAGTGTTTTCTTCATTCCATGCGAATTTTGCGGTTTTAACGTTAGTCATGATATAAACTCCTATTAGTTTAATTTAAGGGATTAGATTAACTTAATGTTAATCGTTATATCCCCCTGAAATAAGGGGGATATAAAGTTAACACTAAATTACAGAACAGCTTCCCATTTTTCGTTACGTTGAACAACCTTTACAACGTCGCCGGATTTAACGCGAACGTTAAAAACAGGTTTGCCGTTGTTACTACGTTCATTTTCAGCATATACCGCGTCGATTGTATCGAACGGCATAAGCGCCGCACCTTTAATGCGTTCAGCCTTTCCGGTTAATTCATCCGTTTTAGTAACGAAAGGAATGAAGACGGATTGACCAATTTTAGGCGCGGTAATAACGTTTTGCATAATATAAACTCCGAGTTATTTGGTGGATTGTTCCGCATTACCTGCTAGAAAGTAGCAGGTAATAAGTAACAATCCGCTCGCCAGTATAATCGATTTAAAGAACTCCACGTAGGCCGCTATATCCCAGTTAGGGGGGCGGGATGCATTATGGTAAGCACCGACCGTCAAATTTTATCAAGTTATCGCTCTTATCGAACTGGGTACATCTTAAAACCTATCGGCTAGGTTGTCAAGCGGTTTTTTGCAGTTTTTTATGATTTTCTTTCAAGTCAATCATAATATTTCGCCAGATCATTTCTAAACCTTGCTGGCGACCTTTCTTGTACTGCGTGAATCTATATTTTACTGATCTTTGTGCTACTGTCAACAAGTTTTTTGTTTTGATATCTAGTGCCTTAATAGGCTTGCCAGTGATCAAAAGCGTTTGTTTCATATCGTCGATTCCTTATAATGAATAAGTTTACCGCCGATAGGCTTTAAGATGTACCCAATTTTTAAAGAGCGTGGTGGTAAACTTCCCGCCGTGTAGTTCGTCATTGCCGCCCTACGAGATAAATAATAGGGGATTCCCGAAAATGGCGCAACCTTATTTTTGTAAAGAAACGTAAAGACACGATCCACCGGACGGCGTGCGGCGACGGCCTAAAATTGAAAGAAACGGGCGCGCGAATACCACAAAACATAGCAAATAGGCAAGTAATTTTTTCATTTATATTTACTTTGCCCTACTTGACAAAACCTAAAAAGCTCGTGACAGCGATAAACGGCTTATCCCTTTATGATGAGATGGCTAAAAACTTCATCGCGTTCTAGGGCGTTTTAGGCGCATTCTAGCCTTGTTGATAACTTATCCCCAGAAGCAAAAATGAAATTTTCCTAGTTATCCACTTGACTTCTATTTTCCAGTGGATAACTACTTATTTTATAAAATAAATTAATTGACTTTTATCTGTTAGTATGCATCGGAAAGATAGCAGACTAATAATTGCTAGGATGATAATCATGCTGGTGGATTGTAACGGCTTAAATTATTAGCAGACTATTAATCACGGAAAATCTCATTAGCCAACTAACTATTTCATGATATATAATATACTTATAAATTAATGAGAAATAATAATTATAAGAAATAATAACTATAAGAAACTATCGGCCTAAGTGAGAACCACTATCATTTAAGTTATCCACAACGTTATCCACAGCACAAAATAATTTGACACGATAGGCGGCGATATAGGGACTTTTGCACAGACTTATCCACAGGTTATTCTACTGTATAAATACACAGGGTAAAAAGGTAGTGTTAACGACTGCAATCAATTTTAAGCGGCCTAAAACGCTTTCTAACGAGCTGAACGCTACAAGGTAATATTAAAGTAAAGCCTCAATGCGACGGCCTGGTGGCTTCGCCGTGTTTTGCTCTTTAGTACACCGCTGCGCGGTTAGCATAAAAATAGGCGTTAGGCAAGGAAAATAAAAAAGTAAAATAATCTTTGCCTATGCTAGAAAATTACCCTTATCATTCACTCACCGATTAACGAGGGGGCCGAACAAATGAGGCTATATAAACCAGATAACGCAACCGTCTTAAAAGGTGCGCTGCGTAACCTGCTGGATGGTAGCAGAACAACCAGCATTAAACACTTTGTTAACAAGTCCGAAGATATTCACCAAAATTTTTTTGATGATTTCGATGCCTATGATATGAGTAGTTTTTTGCAACTGTATAAGCAAGGGGCAACGCTTGTTTTATATAATCGAGATAATCACCTGCTTACTAGCAGGGGGCCGGATACCGATTTCATAATTGTAAAAGGTAGTATAGTAAAAGCCTATGATACTGGGGCGGGCTTAGAAGTTTTTTCAATAGAAAACTATGGGGCCAACCCCAATGATCTTTATGACGTTGAAAATTTTCTCGATTCATTTTGGCGTTATTTATCAGTTGGCTGGAATCGGTCAATTGGTGACGGGTATCGTCTGGCGGCTGTAATGGCTTTTGATGACGATGGCAATTTTTTGCTACCACGGGAGCTATACCCATATGTATATGATGGCGACATCGAAAGTGCTGGTTTTTCTTTCTGGAAAGATGAAGATCAGCCTATTGACAACACGGAAAAACATGCTGTAAATTCTAACGCTCAAACTACTGAAAATAAAGGAAAAAATACTATGACCAAGATTGCTAACATCGTTGCCGCTAATAAATCCGCTGTTGTAAACGCTGCAAAACTGGAAGCGGGTAAAATTGCACTGACTCAAATTACGAAAGTAGCGGCTAAAAAGCGCCCTTCATGATTAAAGGCTATATTGATACGCCGATTGGTCGGGTAGTGATCGCTAACCTGCTGAGTGTAGCGGTTGACCAGTACGCCCCGAGTAACCAAAAGGCGAAAGCGGTAGCAGGTGCAGCTATGGAAGCGGCTATGTTAGAAATGGTGCAATCTTTTAACATTGCTGAGATGATTGATGAAATGGTGAAAGGTATTGATATTTCTACTTTTACCACTAGCACCGAAAGCGAGTAATAAATAATCTAATGTAAAGTTTTGTAAAGGTCGCCATAATCGGCGGCCTTTTTTGTTATAATGCCCTTACACCGTTCGAGGACGGTTGAAAATTTTCCCAAAAATTGGAGGCTTAAAATGGTTGCTTATTCTTCTGCTAGTCATCTGTTCACCGCTCAAGGCTGGGTATCTAACCGCGTTATTATTCACGAAATGGTGCAAGAATATGGCATTGCTAAAACTTATAACACCATCCAAGAATTGTATAACGCTGATAAGATTGACCAGCAAACGGCTGGCTTTTTGCTGGATACCCTGAAGGCGGAACATTGCACCAAAAAACAAGCCGCTAAAATTGTTTTAATGTAAGTAATAACGGGGCGTTATTTTCGCCCCGCTAACTAGGAGAATGAAAATGGTTATTTTTCGAGCTATTCTGGCAGGTATCTTGGGCGCTATTTTATCACTTTTTGCCATAGCTTTCGGCGTTCACGCGGTTATTATTGGCGCGGGTATCGCTGTATTTTCTTATCTGCTGGGCTGCATGACTAGTAAAGGAGAATAAAAATGATCCGCAACGTTTCTCTTGCACGTTCGAAAGGCTTTAAGCTGGTGGATGTTAACACGTTCGAGCGGGAAGATTGTAAAATCGAATATGTAGCACGTAACAAAAATGCCTTTCGTGTTACCGAGAAAAAATTTGACAAGCGCGGCAACGTGATCGCTGAAACAGTTAAACACTTTGCCACCTTTTACGCTGCGTTTCGTGGGGTACTATGAAAAGCGCTATTGTTATTCTCCTTGCAATGGTTGGCGGTTTTACCGCCACCTTATTTAAGAATGATCCCCTTTTACTGGGGATTTTTATGCTTTTATCTGGTTACCTGATTGGGAGGTTATAAAATGGTTATTTATGAGGGCAACCGCTTTGTTGCTAATTGCCGTCCGGCATTACTAGCAAACTATTTAAACCAGCTTTCCCCAGCTTACAAGGGCGTTATTAATATTTATGAGGGCAAGGCGCATTATAAAATCAATGCGGTCGTTGCCCGTGAACTAGCGTTTCAATTTTTGACCTTTGCATCTTGCGACGTTCAGGTTATGGGTGAAGCATTAATTGCAGAAAATGAAGATGATTTTATTAATATTTTCCGTAAGATATGCACTGAGCGCCTGATCATGAAAGGCGCGTATATTCAATCAACTGCGGAAAGTATTGAAACAGCTTTTCGAAAGGTAGCACAATGAAATTATATATTTACTAGGGGTTATTATGAGCAATAAAATTATTGTGACTAAAACCAGTACAATGGTTGATGTTTTTTACGTGCCCGATACGCCGGAAAACCGGCAAGCGGTCGAGCGTGGCGAGTATGATAGCGTTATTTATGATGCCGATGGTTACTATCAACATTTGGTCGATTCCTACGGGGAGGAGGAGAAGATCACGCATCAATTACCGGACTGACAACAAGCGGGGAGCAGATCCCCGTTTTTCACGCCTGCAACCGGATAACCCCTTGTTTTAGTATCCCCACCAAAATTAAACGCGTTAGAATGCGATCTAGGACGTTTTAGGACTATATTAGAATTATTCACTGCGTAGGAATACTGTATATTTATACAGTAGGATAAGCTGTGGATAAGTCTGTTAATAACGCCTCAAAATGGCTAGGATTCTGTCAAGTCAAATTATGCGGTTAATAAGTCTGTGGATAACTTAAATAACAGTGTTTCTCACTTCCGTTCTTAAATGCGAATCACTATCATTTGCATTCCACTTTTTAAATGAGAATCGTTTCACTTCCTGAATAATTTTCATTTCACTTTTTAAATGCGAATCATTATCATTCTCATTCCGCTTTTTAAATGCGAATGATTCTCATTTGTATTTGCATTCAGGCGGGCAGGGCAATTGCCCTGCGCTTTTGTGCAAATCCGACATTGCTCCACGGGTGTTACGCGTGGGCGTGTATGTGCGAATCCGACAATTTTTAGTAGTGTGCAAATCCGACCCGAAAAATTTTTATAGTGTGCAAATCCGACAATGAATTTTCCTAAAAACTACAGCAATCCGATGCTGCGCATCAATCCTGTGGAATTAGCTAGAATATGTGCAAATCCGACAGGGGTTTATTTGTGCGAATCCGACAAGATTTTTGTGACTTCGATTGGAGGGTGTGTGATTGTATGAGTTTGGGGAGAAGTTGAGAGAGCGAGAGAAACTTGGGGGAACTGTGGGAGAGGTGCATGTTTGGTGCGGAGCACCTGATTTGCGGGGATTTTGGGGAAGAGTTGAGAAGATTTGGGTTAATTTGAGATAAGTGCAGATAAAGTAAAATTTTATTAGCTAAATGGGGCAAAATAGCTTGACAAGTGAAAATTATTGTGACTCTAAAAACTCAGGCAATCACGGGCCTTCGGCCCGAAATAATGCTGCCATTTTCAGGAGAGTAAGAGTTCCTGAAAACTTAGGCGTTTGTGCAAATCCGACCATAAATTTCTAGAAACACAATGTGCAAATCCGATAGTAATTTCTGGAAATGTGTTTTCAAAAAATGTCTCCTAGAAATAACCGCCCTCCCTATAACCGCCCTGTATTAACCGCCTATTGCTAGAGTTTCTAGGAACAATGAAAACCGCCTGAGTTGACTAGAGTTTTCATAAAAACTTAGGAGTCTAGAAGAAAGTGTTGTGCCATCCTAGCAGATGAGCGGCAACAGGTGTATCATCTTGAATGTAAATTATGTGGTCAAAAGTTTTACTTTTATTTTAAATATAAGATCCCCCAGGGTTCTCATATAGAGCTTTGCCCCCGCCAGAAGGTCTCGTGATGTTTCTAGCAATTTATATTAAATTACTTATTAACTTGTCCTGTCGCTCCGTATCCTCCGCTACAAGTTAGTAATTTTAAATTACTGAACCACCACACCTTCTGTGTGGCAACTCTAAATGGTTAATTCTATTAACTCATAGAGTTATGATAACATACATTTAGCTATCTGTCAACGAGAGTTTGTATTATTGTCTCGGTACAGGTATTGTGCACCGAGACTTGCAGAATATTATAGTAACTCTTGGTATGCTTTTTGATACGCCTCAGTATCTGTAGGCGTACTTTTTGCAATAGCTATTAGTTCATCCGTTATCTGAATATTCGTATTATAACGTGTGTGGAACTCGTCAGGAATTTCTAGATACCTATTGATGAATGCTGCAGCAAGCGGTGTAACTAACCCAATTTCTAGGGATAACTTAACTTGTTTCTCATAAATTAAATACTGGGAATCAGATGGGATTGGTGGGGTTACATCAATCTTCTCTGGTTCTTTTTCTGGAAGCAATGGATTATTATACAATGCTTCATCTGGAAGTACAGATTTACGCTCTTTAAATATATAAGTTTCTAGATCCGATGCTTTAGATCCTGAGTAAACAGCGAAGATGCTAGCTTTACCTTGTGATGCCCTAACTGGTAAGTAGTTAGTTGGGTAGCTCCTTAATGCATCATGGAATGGACTTCCTGAGTATTTGTACGTATCCCCATAGAGATCATCAATATTCATTCGTTCATCTTCAAAGATATGGAAAGAGCTAAATGATGGGATGGTGAAGTATTCCATCTGTAACCCATAAACTAAGAAACGATGTGCATATGCGCTAATCTTTAAGACTGTAAATGCTTTCTCACCTTCTTTATAAGAATTACCCTTTGAAGTAACTTGATAACGCTTACAGAACATCTCTACTAGACGTTTCTCATTAATATTGAGTGAGGAGTATAAACGTCCATTTAGCCCTAGAAGGGCATCAAACATAAATGCTAACTTATCTTTTTCTTCTTGAGATAGTTCTGGAAATGGTAATACTTTGGCATTAGGAACATTATTGTTCTCTTTAGGTTTTGTTTTGCCAGCATTTTGTCTTAGTTTATCTTTAAAGTTATACATTATTATCTCCCATTTTTAAGGTCTGGATGACCTTCTTTTTATTTTATAGCCTCCGTAGAGGCTCATATATTAGGAATTATTAATCCTTTTTACTTTCGTTAATAACAGCCCCTAGTGCTTCCATAATTGCATCTTCTAGACTTCCGCTCTTACAGGATTGTTCATAGGAATAGTATAAACAGACTTATTAAAAGCTCCAGCATCCGCAGGTGCTACGCTTCGCATATCAGATTCAAAAGCTTCTTGAGTATGTTTCAGCTGTACAGAAGGGCCGTAATCTTCCCCAAACTTATATGACTGCGTACTACGTATCACACCCCCACAAGGAACATTGTGCATATCCGACATTAATCTTTTATCGGAGTTATTCAGCATTGAGATTGTCCCTGATTGCCAGGGATCTCTAATAGTCACTGGGGTACTGGGACGATTTACCTCAGTCTTCACAAGTTTGTACCCTGCATCGATTAATGCGTTAATTAGATTATCAGCTGGGATGCGAGCCGTGCCAAAAATCTTACGAGCATCTTCGAGCTTACCTTCAAGATCTTTACATGCTTTAATACTAGTGTGTGCAAAGGTTAGCTTCATAGATTTGAATTGTACAGTAGCAGTTAAATCTTTAAAGCTATAATCCCATGTATTCAGTTCATGCTCTGGTACTACTTGAATAGATTGTTGTGCATATAAAGTCATTATTTATTCTCCAGTTTGTCTAACAGCTTATGAGCTGCTAGGTTATATTGTTTAAGTTCACGGTTAAGGATTTGGTTCTCACACTTTAACTCTAAATTCTTATTATTAAGAATATTACAGATTAGTAGAAGTGCTAGTATAACTAGCAGGGAACCTACGAGCATTAAAAGAAAAAGAGTTTCCATTATTTAATTCCCATGTAACGTTTGAGATACGTGATGAAGTCTTCTGTTGTATGTTCTACGCTACCCTGAATCACAAACAACTTTAAAGCCTCACGCTGTAATTTAAGAGCAGCCAACTCACCACGTAATTTTGTTATATCTTCCGCTAGTTCTCTAGCTCTGCGCATAATAGCAAATGATACAAATGTTACAATAAATAACATAACTGCTAAAATAATTACTATGATCTCCATATTAACATCCAGCTTTTATCATATATTTGGGCATGTTCTACTAATTCATTTATTGATGTAGAATTATCGTAGATACCCTCTAATAAACGTTTTCTGTCAAATTTATCAACCAAATACTCTGCGCCATTTATTACTACCCTATACAGCTCTGGAACTAATGGGTGTTTGTTTGGTATTGGGCGACTACCTAAGTCTATCTCATTATATCCCCACGTTGTTTTAAATAGTTTGTTACTAAGTGCTGCTAGTGGGTTTGACCATACAATATAGCTACTCACTATTTATCTCCATTCTTAGCTTTGAAAACTTATTATACCAAACTATATGATTATCGTCAATCACAAATTTATGGTAACATGCTGGTACGGTATAAGTTCCATAATCAGTGACACGCTGCACAACCTTGTGTGCACACAGTCGACAACCATGACCTTCTAAATGAGATCTAGCAGTTTGCCAGTAATAACCATCATGGTCTGGACAGTAGATCTCGACTTGCTGTTGCATTGTCTTATAATTTACACGCTCATACCCAAAGAAAGCCCCGTGAGCTGCAATAGCTTTCTTGATAAATATAAGGTTTAGTGCTTCTTGTTGAAAGTCGGGATGTAGTTGCTTAATTTTAGTTCTATTAATAGACCCATCCGATTTTACGAATCTATTTATAGGGAAGTTGTTAGCTTCCTCGATTAATAATTCATTTACTTTTTCTCTCATACTAAATAGTCTCACAGCTAAGGTGGAAACATTCGTAAGCATCTCCAGTAAACTCTTTATCTTGTAGTATACACTTAGCCTGGTCTTCCGGTACTCCAACATCTAATAATTGTTGTTTACTTGGCTTTTCAGCGAATACTTTTACAAAATACTCACCATCCTGATTATACTCATTTATATCTCTAGTAAGGACATATACTTGCATTTGAAGTTCCTTGAAAACATAAAAGGCCAGAACAATTAAGTCCTGGCCCCCTAAAATTAATGAAGTTGTTTACCACTTCTTAACATAGTGGCCGTTTCCATAAGACCTAGCGTAGCATCACGCTTATTGATCTGTTTACCAAGTTCATCAGTACGTTTACTGATGTAAGCATTAATAGCCATATTCATAGCTGTAGCGAGATCTTCTTTGGTTATCTCTTCATCGTCTAAAGATAATTTAGCCAAAGAATCAAATGTGCTAGAGAGTCCTATAAGATCTGAGGTTTCTCCAGCCAAAATAGGATTAATATTATCTACTGTTACTTCTAGTATGGAGTTGACAATATCTTCACCGTCTATTAGACCAGTTTCAATATTACTCTCCCACTCCTTCATCTGCTCCAATAATGGATTTTTCTTTTCTGTCATGGTAGAGGTTTCCTGTGTCAGTCGGTAAGAAGGATGATTGCGTTTTAGGTGGATGTTGCTTAGCAATCCAGTTAAGAATCAGCACGCGACTAGGAACAATATCGGTGTTATACCAAAAATCGTGAACCCATTGACGAGCATCCTCAAACTTACCAAATTTATATGCTTTCTTAAATAATTCAAACCCAAAACACTCTGGTGTAAAGTCTACTTCACGATATTGAACTACTTTAGAACCAGTTAGGTCTTGGATCGCTGCATTAATTTCTGTATGCGAGAATTTTGTTTCGTGAAACTTGTTAAAGAATCGGTAGTTGAAGCGTCCGTTCGTTTCGACAAACAACTGGATGAAAAGATCGTTAAATTGGTTATCAAACCAGTAATTCTGTAGTTGTTGTAGTGCTGTCATTTACGAACTCCGTTAATTGCCATGATAATGCCTTCATACATAAAAGGAAGTAACCCAGAAGTATAGAATATATTTTCCGTTATTCCTAGATGTCGAAAAAGTATATTAAATAATGCTGTTAGAAATACAATCTGAGGTAGTAATACAAAATACTCAGTTACAATTTTTGGTGCCTGGTAAACAAGACGTTTTATCATTGTTTTTAAGTCTCCTTATTACTTTGGCCTGCTCCACAATAATGAAAACTGCGAGCACTAATAGTGCTATTAGCCCCGCAGTAATTGGTACTAAATCAATCATGGGAGACGCCATACATAATTAGCTGTCTGTAGAACCTTAGGTGTGTCATCATGGTACATTACTACAGACTTTGGTGAATAACTATCAGCTAGTTCTTTACGAATCATCTTACATTCTTCACCAGTATCGATATTTTTAACTATCACTTTCATATTAAGAGGTGTTAATACAGAAAGCGGTTTCCAGGAGTCCTCAATCTCAATTCCTACCTTTTTCTCGATTACCATGAGAACTTCTAGTGTGTCATCTGGAATACTAATATTATTATTTACAAACTGTAACAGCTCATGCAAAGTATTTAATTCGTTAAAATTAAGTTTCATCTTTAAGAATATCCTCAATCATATCACAGGACTGTTGCAATTCGTCAGCAATGCGCTTAACATCGGTCTTTGTTACTTTACCGATTAACATCACCAGTAACATAGAAAAGATAATAAGTGGAACTGGAATAACAAATAATGCTACCTTAGCTACATTCTTTGGTGCCCATGTGTGGTACTTAGTAACTAGAACCCCTACCACGATTAGATAAAATGCTAGAATAAACATCATCATTTTTTAATCTCCGTGATTATCTGTGTACACATTACTTTAGCAGGTAATTTATTATTCCCAACTATTGCTTCTATATTATTTAATTTTTCCTTAAGAATATCCGAGCGTCTTTGTGCTAATTCAATATCTTGCTCTTGCTCTAGCAAACGGTGGTGTAGTCCATCATTAGTAATAAGCATACTTTCCATGTTTTTTCGTGCGTTTATAATCCCAATAACTCCACCAATCGCTACTAGCGTAGTAAGAATTAGTAACCCAATAAGAATTTCTATAATCATTTATTTAGTTCCTCTAAAGTAGGAAAGAGTTTTGTATGATCAAAAGTTTCTACAACAGCGTTAGACCCATGTAGCTCTAAACGAAGTTTATTAGCTCTTTGAACCGCTAATTCTAGATCTAAGAAATCAAAATACCCACCATGTACTAACTTTTTGTATGAATCTACAACCCTTACTTCCCATTTTTGCTTTTGTTTATGCCAAAAGATTCCCAAATACCCTGATTTGCTCCTTGCTGTTCTATTTCTAGAATTTTCTTGGTTGTTAGATTCTCTAAGGTTAGCCCACCTATTATCACTCCGTATATGATTTACGTGGTCTATTATTTCGGGAATATAACCTTCCATATAGAGGAAGGCTAGTCGATGTGCTTTGTAACCTACTTTATCTACTCTTATCTCTATATACCCAGTCTTTCTTAGACAGCCAGCAATACTACCAGCTTTTTGATTACCTATACTTACTAATCTAATAAACTCGCCCGTTTCCGGGCGGTATTCCAATAATTCTTTTAATCTTTCTTGTGTTATCATTTTTTCTTTAATTGCTTAACTTCACGCTCAAAGCTAGCTGCCCGGCGTTCTGCCACTGCTTGATGCTCCTTAGCAAAGCGTGCCTCTTGTTTTGCTAAGTTAAAGGCCATAGCGTTCTTGTTAAGAGAATCGTACATCTTTTTCATTGCTGGGATGGACATTTTCATCAGTTGCCCCTCAAATCCTTGCATGTCGAGGAGAATTGCTAATACATTGGCCATTTCAGTCTTGGTAAGGTTAGAGGCGTCGAAGTCTTTAGTCATGTTTTCCATTATAATTTCCTCTCTCATTAATTTATGAACTTATTATACAGAATTTTAAGGCTTAAAGCAACTGAATTTTTTAATTACTTACCAATCGTTAACAACGCCGGAGAACTCAGAAGCAAAAACTTTTTCAAATTTCTCTGCAATTTCAGGATGATTTTTGCAGATTAGCTCAATACAGGCTTCTGGAGTCATTCCTTCATCTTCAGGATCGCCATAGTATTTATCCCAAAGATCATCAGGAATGATATGCTCCGCCAAATCTTGGAAAGAGATTAACTGATAACGTTCTGCCTCCTCAGCGATAAGAATTTCACACAGATCTTTATCTATATCGCTACGATAATCTGCAATTAATAGGGCATTGCAAGCATGACATTCCCAGACCATCAAACGTTCAGAGATAGGATTAGACTTATCTTGAACGTAAGACTGGAACAAGGTTCGGAAAGTTGCCTTAACTTGTTCAAACTTATCTGCTGCTGCGAAAACTAGAGCTTTATCAACTTTGTTCATTTTGATTCCTTCTCATCAATTTATAAAGTAATTATACAGAAACTTAAGCATTTTAGCAAATAAAACTTTTAATTAAAATGCCCAATCCTGTACCAATAGCAATACAAATGATTATAAGTATTGCTACTGTTTGTATGATTCGTTTAATAATAGCCTCAGCTATATACTCAGACATTTATATCACCACGTAATACAGCAGCTACATCTTCCCATATTTGTAATACTTCGCCGGTAGTACAATTAACTACTCTATCATAGCTAGTAAACTTACCAGACACAATATCCTCTAGTGGAACTGGAGTTTTACTCATTTCAAATGAGACATTAATATAACGTGGGTCACGTAAAGAAATAGTATGTACATGTCCGTGAATATTTAGTTTACCACGAAGTTCATTGGGGTGCAAAGGGCAGTGAGATAACCAAAACTTTTTGCCACCTCCAGTCTGTTTACCTAGAGCCTGAATATCGTCATAAACTTCCGCTAAGTCCCTGATGCTCAGTCCTTGACGTTCCGCATCGTGATTGCCCATAATCAGTTGATTAGGAACATTGTGGATAACCGACTTTAATTTGGCCAGACCTTCACGACCTACTGCAATATCTCCTAGCAAAATAAGTTTTGTTCGTTTACCAATATGCTTCGAAAGAGTATCTAGAATATATTCATCGTGCTCTTTCATGTTCTTAAACCACGGACGAAAACGTAGTGCTCCAGGGTGGTCTAGGTGCAAGTCTGACCAGAATTTAACCTTCATCACTTACTCCTTTTTTGTATTAAATTATCAACCCAAGAAGTTAATACTCTAGTTTTAAACTCTTCGGGAGTCTCTCCTTCCTTAAGGTCTACCTCATTAAGGTAGGTAGTAAGCCTTGTTTCTATCTCTATCTCAGCAGGAGAATGAAAACAAAAGTTAACTGTTATCCCAGAGTACCATACCCCAGTATCCCCTTTACTGAAAGCATTGACTAACGCCTTCCAACGAAGGGTATCAATATGCATTGATTCTAACTGTTCTTGTGTATCTTTTGTGCAATCATTCATTAAAGAACCCTCTGTACACCACAACTATCTTCCCGGAGTGTAGTAAATGTGGTGATTTTACCTGTTTCATCGTTAACTTGCGCAACCGTCAACTGCCCGTTGAAAACACCGCCAGTATCAAGATAAACACGGTTTTTATAAAGAAGTGGGTAAGGAACCCCAGTATGTCCGTGAAACACGAAATCTACACCTTTAACTTCTGGCACTTCTACCATGTATTTTTCTTTAAATCCTGCATAACGCTGGAAATACGGGTGTTCCTCACCATTTTTGGACAAGTAGAAGCCTATTTCTTGGATTACATCTCGATCCCATAAATATGGCTCAACATGGTATCCAGGATGATCATGTGGGTCTTCCTTAGCTGCTTCTATTTGTGCAATAAGATTATCCCATACTGGGGTTTCTACTTCATTACCACATTCTTTGTACGTAAAAGGTACACCACCGTGAACAACACCAAATTTCTTACCACGATGTCTAACAGTTAGGAATACTGGCATTTTTTCAGCCATATCTTCGGCAATATTTTTAATGGTGTCTGCATCTAGTTCATTCATAGCCCACATACCACCATTATACATCCAATTAGCCCAATCTCCTGCAATCATAAATTGGTCATGATTACCACGGACACTAATAAAACGTGGATTATACAGGAATTTGGCTAAAACTTGTAAGTTTTGTGTGCCTCGGTCAATTAAGTCACCAACACATACTACACAATCTTTTTTGCTATTATACCCAGCTAATTTCAACGCATCTTCTAGTAAATCGTTGCATCCATGAATATCACCAACGAAAAACAGGTTGGCGTCATCTGGCACTACTAGAGTTTTATGTACATTAAATTCTTTTTTCATAATTATTCCCAAATAACAGTTAAAATAGTTGTGCCATAATCATTAGATAGTTGGAGAGTATAACCTTCTTTATATAGAGCTTTTATAGCTTCATAACTAATTTCATTACGATTAAACTGTACAAAAGAACCCCCAATCTCCACAGAAGAAACTATTCTCTTTTTAACGTATTTATATGGTTTCTTTCTACTCTTAAGGAGTGTAGCTCTATTTATCCTGGCTAAACGTTTTGCTTGTTCCGCTAACATTTAATTATCTCCAGTGGTTAGTATGCTTCTCAGCTTCCTCATCGTTAGGCTCAAAGACAACATGGCAGTCAACTGCTTCCCAAAAAGCCTCACGGATTAAAGAGTTTTTAACTGAAATGTCCAATTCTCCCCACTCTTCTAAAGTCTCTAGGTCTGTATCAACTTCGGTATCACAGCCAACCAGCCCCAAAGAAACAACAATAGTAACGCGATCTTCACGTTGTTCGGGATAAACATCAGCATATTCCCAAGCAGCTTCTTCAACATAATATTGTTGTTCCTTTTCTGGCAGTGACTTATACTTTTCTTCTGTAATACCCATCTCAACGGCGCGAGTACCACAAACTACATTGTTATTAATAATTAGATATGCATAGTTCATCGTAATATTCCTGTTTCTTGAAGGGCAAAGAAAGCCATTAATATGACTAAAATCCATACAAAGATATGTGACATAATCATATTAATGTCTCTCTCATCAATTTATATAAGTATTATACCAAAATTTTTAGCAAAAAGCAAGTAAAATAAAAGCCTGATCAGCTAAGATCAGGCTTTGTTTATTAGTCCTCTGGATTATCATCCAGGAAATTTTTAATAGCTTCGTGCATAGTTTCTTTACGAAGCTGACGTCCAATCAGAATATGATTGGCTTCTACTCGACCATTAGGTAAGCGATCCGCCAGAACTACTACAGGAACTTGGCGCACACCAAATTTCTGCATTAATTCTGTATTATCAGTCTCTTTATGGATTTCCAAATTATAGTCACTGACTACTTTATCAAATACTGGCTCAAACATTTTGCAAGGATTGCAAGTGGAACCTTTCAATAGATATACTAATTTACTCATAGTTATTAATGGCCTCTAAGAAGTTTCTCATAGTTTTTACGGTTGCGGTGCTCAGATCAAGATTTACACCCAAACACTCGGTTAATGCTTCCTGATAAGGAGCTTTTAATCTGCCTTCTGGGACTTCTACCTTTTTATACTCTTTATTTTTGACCTTTTTAATCATAGTCTCTAGTACAAGAAGCGGTAATTTAGCACCTTCAATATCAGTACCCAAAAGTTCAGTTAAAATTTTATTAAGATCAAGACGAGTTAACTTTTTGCCCTTAGACATAGATGCACCTACCTTTGTATCAATAGATTTTTCCGCTTTCTTTTCGAGCTTTTTGTACTCAGGAGAGTCATGATCACGGAGTGCAATGTTTAGCTCGTAATGTGGTATACGAAAATGTTCCGCCATTTGAGTATAGAAACGATCAGACATAATATATACCTCTCTTAACTAATTTATGTATATATTATATAATAACTAGGGCTAAAAGTCAACTACTTTTTTATCTTAATCTACTACATGTATAAATCTTTTCCTAACTAGATACATAGTTATTGGGTAAATTGAGTACATAAGTATCGGGGAGAAAAGGGTGAAATACGCTGTAACTCCCCCAGCTAACATCAAAGGTATTAATGCTAGAGTAAGAGCCATAAGAATCATACCGAATGAAACAGCCAAAGCTATGGATATAGGATTCTCTAGTTCCATCCATAACCAACAATATTTCGTATCTCTATGGCAATTGCATTTACAAACGCCGAATGAACCCATAATTATATACTCTAGTCCGTGAATAACCTTTATTAATAAGCTATTTCGGGTAGTTAATGCAAGGATAGTAAAGACTATCATTAAAACGAATACTACTAGATTTATTTTCCAGATACCTAGCAGCATCATAGTGAATAGTTCTGCAAACATGGCTTTCTCCTATCTTCAAAAATTATTAAAGCCCCCTTTGCCTAAAAAGGCGGGAATATTCCCGCCTTAGTTATTAATTAAACTAGTTCGACATGACCGCCATCATAGGTACCACGTTTTATTTCGTCGTGATAATCTCCCGAAGCATTCCAATCAGCACCAAAACGAAGTTTAATGCCTAGTTCTTTACCCGCTTGTTCAAAAGCCTTTTTAACTGCCCAAAATGCTTCTAAATCATTCCAATCAATTTTGCCATTAATGTATGGAGCAAAATCAAGGGCATCCCCAGTAATATGCTTGCTTTTACTAGGATCTTTTAAAAATGAAGTACCATTAGCAATATTCTGGGCACTTTGTGCTACTGTACGAATACCCTGTACGATCGTGAAATCATATGGAGATAATTCTAAAGCTCTACGAGCTACTTTTTGTAGCTCTGGCTTAACGGTAGCTAATTGTTTTTCGCTATTTTTACCAAATTTAAAACTCATATTGATCTACCTAAAGATCTCTGTTGTGGGGAACAGAGCTTTGTTAAATACTCGTTAAATTTCTCAGAATTGGCTGCATCTACAGGATTATCTTTCCAAGCAATACCAATATATCCAGCATAGATATTGTTTAGATTGAAATACGGACAAGTGTATATGTAATTAAAAGTAACGTTCTTAAACGCAGGTATATTTAACCCCATGTATTTATTTACTTTTACACTTAAATCCGATGCGTAGTTGAAGCCGTCTAAGTGACGTCTAAATAGCTCAGACGTTTTATTTACCGCTTTATCAGCCAAGTCAGCCCTATCTAATTGCGCATTGCTTTCCCATGCAATAATGTTAGAATAATCATTAACGGCATCGGGTTTATACTTGACGACAAAAACAGCATCCGCACCCGTTTGGGAGAAAAGCACCATGCTCTTTTCTCTAGCTACATTAGGAAAGTTATCTATCCTTTGAGTTTGAACATCCTGTAGGACCGCAGACGTGGAGAAAGTCTTTAAGAATGACATCACCTCGCTAGTATTACTAACAAATAAGAAAATAATGACAGCAACTAAGATAGTTAGCAGACGTTTAAGAAGCGATGCTGGATCTTTCGCTTCTTGGAGCAGTACCGTTAATAATTGTAAGAACTTTTCCAATTGTAACCTCCTCTAACCAGTACCATTATACTAATTTTGGAGGAAAATTACAATGTGTTTTTAAAGATCACTTCTGGAGCATAAAATTTTGTCGTTGTCAAGAAGAATTTTAGATAAAAGAAAAGCCAGGGTCGTTAAACCCTGGCTTAAAACTACTTACTCTTCGTTGTGCTCCTAGAATTGAGGTAACTGGGCTTTATTATATTGCTCAGATCGATATTTTGCCAAGATTTCAATACGCTTATGGATTTCCTTGCTATCTAGATAGATATTTTTGTTGTCTTTTACCATCTCGTCTATTTCATCTATTGAGAAGAATGGATAGTAGACATCTAGCATCATATCTTCTACGAACTTGTTGTAAGATTCATAGGCTTTCTTAATTTCTTGACCCTTCTCACAGAACCCGCCAGAGAACGTGTGTCCCATTAGCGTAGCATGTGGATGTACTACCCATCCATGACAAGATAGGAAAATTGTGCAGTAAGCAGAAGCACTAGGACCAATCAGATGCCCTATAACTGTTCCACGGCAATTAGCAATTAAGTTAGATAACTGTGCAGCAGTATCAACATAACCACCCGGACCATTAATCATCAGATTAATTTCATCGTCCTCATTTGCCTGCATAAGTACCATTGCTAAATCACGGTATTCATCCGGCGGACCGAGTTCTTCATCAAAGAAAAAGGTATACTCGTTAGATTGGCGAATGGAGTGAAACAGGTTAGTCTTTTCTTCTTTTTTATTAGTCATAGCGATCCTTGATTATCCAACTAGTGGTTCTAGCTCTAAGTCACAGAAGTTATAAACTTCTAGTTTAAGGTTATTGATACCATCGAATTTATTAACTAATTCGTGAGTAATATATTTTGCAGGAATACCACTTTCAGATGGATGATCTGATTTAATAGTGAACTTCTGCTCAGCGGGTACTACATTTACTATCAAAGAATCCATATCTAAATGGTTTGTTTCTCTGAGTAACTCTCCTTCATTGGGGAATCTAACATCTGTTATTACGGCGACATCTGGGTCGTCTTTAGCGATGGATTGCTCCAGAATTATGAGCCAAATGCGTTCATGCACCAGCTGCCTTCCTAGCTCTGTCCCTACGAGCTGTAACATTTTTCTCGGAGAAATAAATAAACTATAAAGTCCGTCTTCTTTATTCTCTGAGATAAGTTGTTGAGGATTAAGATATTTTTCCTCAAAAATAGGCCAAACGTACGAGAAGTCTTCAAACTTATCGATACCGTACTTAAACCACACATCTCTGGCTCGCTCCAATTGAGATTGTGTGACCGTAAACCATTGGTCAATCTCTTTTCCTCTGCGCTCTCCTAGAAACTCTGGAGTTACACCGAGGATTACGGATGCAAGTTCATAAACGGGCTTAGCAAAACTATAACGACGTGATAAACACGTTGGATACGTGTCATTACACCAATCGATAATTAATTTTGCAACGGTATCTTTTCCCGAACCAGCTTCACCATGTAAACCTACTAATACTGACATTAATCTTTCCTATTGTTAATTGGTGGATAGTAAACTAAGCAACGTTTTTCTTGTAAATCTTGGCGGTAGAAGCAAACCATACCAGTCAGTCGTGAAATGTAAGAGTAAACTGCTTCCTCACATTTTGCTTTTGCATTCCAATCTTTATATGGTACAACAACTACTACGCCATCTTCTCCATTTGTAGCTAATTTCTTTTCAAACTTAAAGTCAAAGCTACAAGGTTGAAGTCCTTTAGGCCAGTCCACATGAGCTGTTGGTAGTTCATGTGTAGGTTCTGGCTTTATTTCTTGTGCGCAGCCTGTGATTGTGATTGCGGCTGCGAGCAGTATTCCAAGCTTCCAGTTAAACACGCTAATCTTTCCTCGAACTCTTTACTCTGCTTTTTAGCAATTAATGTTACCAATCCAGGTTTTGCAGCTATAATATCTTGGCGACTAAGAGCTTTATCTAACTGCTTAATCTTTTTGTCTAGATCTGCTTGCGAAATATTATTCATTGTGAAATACTGATTCATTCTAGTCTCACGAAGTTCACTTTCAGCTTTCACCTTATTAAGGGAAGTCTCTAGAGAAGAAATCTTTTTAGTAGCTACCGCAAGATCTCCTGCTAAAGTCTCCACTTTATCTACTAAGTGATAAGCACCGAACCAGATGCCTATCGCTAGACCTGCTCCCAGGATATACCACTTACCGTGCCATAGAGAACTAATAAAGTTTTTTATCATCTTTTCATATTCCTAAATGATGTAACCGTATCAAATCCATGTGCTGCTAGGCGGTCTTTATCAGAAGTGGTAATAATATCTGGTTCTCCAGTTCCAAGCACCCCCCAGATATACTGCTCAACCCTCTGGTGTAATCGGTATAAGTTGCTTTCAACTTCCTGCCACGGAATACCTGATAGATGTAGGCGTGGGTTAGTTATAGCCTTGAAATACTTATTACTATCTTTATCATTTGGAACTACTGAGTCTAGAACCGCTAAGGGTACTCTTAACTCAGCTAAGGCTTCTTCAGCTTTAGAGGTAACTTCCTCTTTCCAGGATAGGATAGATTCTTTTGGCTTCCCCCTATTTATATCTAGCAGAGAAAACCCCGTTGACCATCCATTCTCTTTCAGAACTTCTAATGCTTTGTCTAGGTTGAAAGTTTTTACTTGAGTATCCAATACATCAATATGGTACATCCAGTAAATCTCTCCTGCTAGGAAAAACGGTAGAATTTTAAAGTAGCCGTTCTTTTCACCAACACGAGCAATTATACGTTCTTGCATAATCATGTAGTTGCCATCATCTGGAGCCTTTATTGTTAGCTCTTCAGTTTTACGCTCCCAAACACGATCAGGGTCGAACAAACTGTTCTGCAAATCATACACATCGGCGAATTTAGAAATGATTCTCATATTTAATCCTCTTGCCTCAATCTATAAACATATTATATAAAAGTTTGGGCATCTAAGCAACTAAAATTTTATTATAAAAATAGCCCAGTCGCAAAAGTGCAGGCTGGGCTTTGTCATTATTTGCTTTTGCTAGTAAGTTGACTTAGTGTCAATCTTATGTAATACTAGTTTCTCTAGCTTTGCGTAGTACCCCTGCATTTCTCCACAATTTGATGTCAGCAACTGTTTCTTTATATGGAGCAATGGTAGAACCAATTGGGCCAGCAACTAATAGTCCAAAGAACCCTACAATACGCATGTAGAACAAGCATTCTTTGGCTGTCATATTATTTACTGCTTTTTTCTGTCTTTCATCTTTAAACTCATGTTCTTGATCATCAATACGTAGATACTTAACAAACCATTCAGCAGAGTATTCGTCCAAATGTCTAATAATAGCTATCGCATATACAGCACCGATTAAAAACCAAGTTGTAACAAGAATTAGTAATATAGTCATATTATCTCCAGTTAGGGCTAGAGCCACCTCACCACTTACCGCACTAAGGGGCACGACTCCCTTATCCGTAACAGTTGCAGGTGACGCAACTCGGTCCTACGCGAGTTCTTTAGGTATTCTGCATTTCAGCTTTAAATTTTTTCATATTACGAGTCTTTCTATAAAAGAAAAACACAGATGTTGGGCCTAGAAGAATATCCACAATAAATATCATAGATCTAGCACATCTGAGTAATGTTTTATCATCAAGAGGAGGCAGATCTAACGGTCGAGTTTTATGTATAACGTATAATATTACATCTTTATTCTTAGAAATATACAGATCATCAACCAAGCTGTAAATAGCTACTATAGATCCAATGACGAACCAAAGAGCAAAGGGAGAGATAATCATTTTAGATCCTTTTCATTAATTAGAATATTAGTAAATAGTGGAGTAACCCCTAGACTCATAGTAGGTCCAAACGTATTCATGGCTACCCACAATTGCATAGTGATCATCCCATCTTTAATCTCTGGATCTTTATATTCTTCGATACGTTTTTTGGCAAAGGCAACTACATCTGGAATACTACCGTTCTTTACAACATGATCATGCCAAAACTGAGCGTTTTCACTTCGTAGGAATGTTAAAACATCCTTAGTTGCTGGAATCTGCACCGTGCTATTGATGTTTAGTCTTTTCACGTTCTTTTCCATGTTACTCTTCTCCTTCAAAGTCGCAATCATAACGACAAGTAAAAGAACTGGAGCTATTAGTACGTTGAGTGGTTATTTCACCGCGTTTGCTAATAGTAACGGCTGGAGTAGAGAAGTTTTTATTAGTATAGATTTCTACCTTACCATTACGTTCTTTAACATCACGAACTTTACCATACTCGGTAATAATGCCGCTCTGTTGGACTTTAACATTACCATTTTTCATAGAAACTTTGGTAGACGCCAGAGAACCGAAACTAACTGCGGAGATCATCAGTGCAATAATAAACTTATTCATCTTCATCCTCCCCACTACAATCACGACATACATCATAATCGTTGAAAGAACGTTCGTGAGCTTCACACCACCAAGAACAAGAATCGCAGAGGAACATTTCGGTTTTCTCCAGTGCTTGACCTAAAAGATCATCCGCTTCCTCAGCAGTAATCTTCAATCCGCACACATCTGCCACACGTTCTTTAATTAAACGACCTGCTTCGTGGTAAGACATACAGGTTCCCGCAACATCATGTTCAAGAACATGAATGGCACAGTCTAGGCGATTTTTCATTTCAAACCTCTCTCATCAATTTATAAATATATTATAGCAAGAAAAGAGAGGTTTAGCAAATGAATTATTTCAGAATTTAGTCATAGCACCACCATAACCCACGCTTACGCATGTCATGATCGCGATTATAGTCGTAATTTTCTGGATCTTTCATCACGCGGTGAAGTTCTTGACGATTCCCTTGACGAACCATTTTATTAGAGTGCCACTTAACATTCTTACTAATGGAATTCCAGTTATAACCATCCTTTTTCTCATTACGAATGGTTGCTTCCTTCATTTCTTTTTTGATGTCGTCCCAGGATTTGGCATAAATAACACGAATCCAGTAGCCATTTTCTTTGAGGAAAGAATATTCTTGAGAGAATTGTTCTTTAGACTTCCACCACTGATCACCAGATTGTCTACGATAAGTACGGCTCATATTACCTCCATTAAGTCTTTTAAATTAACCTAATGTGGATGAATTTTATTATACATAAACTATTTTCCTGTATACAGAAAAACCACAGACTACTTATTCAATAGCTGGGGTTTGTTATTAATTACAGATCGGGGCGTTCATCTTCGAAACAGCCTGAGCTGATTCCTTCTCCGAACCCTACAAAGCCATCAAATTCATCATTTGAGATGCCCATAATCATCGCTTCCATTTTCCTGATCTCCGAGGTCTTCATGCCTGCTTTACTATTCTTATAGTACTTGCGAGGGTTACCACACATCCAACAAGAACAGATGCAAGGAGTAGTAGTGATAATACCTAACCGCTTAGGGCTTTCTTCATGTGGAAAGGCTGTCCAGTACTTCTTGCGGTTGTTCTTCACACGTTGCCGGTGATGACGTCTTAATGCTCGATCCACACATTTCTCCTAAAACTTGGGAGATAAACGGAGTTTGCTCGACTACCTTGCGTAGCTGGGAGAAATCGTATCCAAACCCCATTACATCGCCTGAGTAAATGTACGACTAATAACGTCGTTCTGTTGTTCACGAGTCAGTGCATTAAATCGAACAGCGTAGCCAGAGACACGGATGGTCAACTGAGGGTATTTTTCAGGATGTTTCTGCGCATCCAAAAGCTGATCACGGCTTAACACATTGACGTTTAGGTGTTGACCACCTTCGATTTGAGGGGCGACTTCCACTTTGACCTCACGGAAGGCTTCGGGATCGAATTGTGGTGTGATACCTTCTAGATCTTCAACTAGAACTTTCTGCTTAAGTTCGCCGTTGTCGGAGTATAGCTGAATAATCTGATTTTCATGAACAAGGTTAATTACGCCAGATTTAAGATTTTGATATGCTTTCATTAGATCTCCACGATGTTAGAAATTGGCTCAGCTCTTTATTCTTTATAGTTTACCACGATATACAGAAACTGTCTTACCAGTTTGGTTCATAACGTATGCTACTTCATCTTCTTTTAAGAAGATTGCTTGATCTATTCCAGAAATAGCTATGCTTTTATTTCTGGGATTAAACCCTACGCTTTTACCAACATGAATCTGCTCACCACCATCAGTGGACATTATTTTAACTGTTAACATAATTGCTCCTATATTTAGCTATCTCTAGCTCTTTTAATGGTAGTTAGTAGTGGATTTGAACCACTGTAGTCGCTCCGTATGAAGGAGGTGCATAACCACTCTGCCAACTAACTATTATGTTTTATTAGACTAAGTAAGTATTCTTTATACTCTTTAGACCAATTAGCTTTTTTAAACTTTCCTGGACGCATAGTCTTAATTCCTAAATTTGGTACTCCGGGAGGGATTTAAACCCCCGATCTCTCGGTTATCAGCCGAGTGCTTTAGATCGCTAAGCTACCGAAGCATTAACATTTTACAGCAGAACGTTTGCCATTTCTAGGTGCACCTGGAAGTCGTGCACGTTCTGCCATTCTTCGCTTAATCTTTGAGATATTTTCTAGTGTTTGTTCTTCAGGCTTAATACCTGAAACACTACACCACTGATTACCATCCCATGCGGTAATGATCATAACACCGTTACTCATGATCTTTTCTGTGAAAGTAATCCTCATTATAGCAACTCGTCTAAGCAAGAGGTATATTTAAGTTTACCATCTTTATCTACTTTGATTTCGACTTCCGCTCGTGGTACTTGACGAACTACACCATGAATCATCTTATAGTTAATAGACTTAGACGGTTCATAATCTTTTGTGAAGACTTGCTTAACCGTTACTACCTTGTACCCATCACGCGGTGTTAACACAACAACTTGATCACCTTCTTTGATCTTCCAAGAGCTAGGAAATTCATAGGTATAGCGTTGACCACCAGTTTGGAACACAACAGAAAGATAACGTTTCATTTGGTTTCCCTCTCATTAATTTATATAAATATTATAACAAGAATATAAGAGAGAAAGCAAATGAATTTTTAATAAAGTTTAGTCACTTCATAAACTATACTACGAGATTCTTTATTGCGTTCTATTAAATTAGCATATGCTTTTTCAGCTTCATTTTTAGTATTAAAGTCTATAACGTGGGAGGTATTCGCTCTATTTGATTGACTATACCAGATAACTACTAACAGTTTAAACATAATAGTCCTTAAATTGGTGCTGGGCACAGGATTCGAACCTGCAACGGGATTACTCCTCCTGATTACAAATCAGGTGCATTCAACCATTCTGCCAACCCAGCAGAACCCGTTATTTCAACGGGATTTCTTTTTCAATAACAGGAGACTTATCAGTCATAACTGTCATAGCCAACTGCTGAAGAAACTCGAAAGTAAAGGCAACACGTTCTTCGCCAATCTCTACTTCTACACGTTTCTTTTGTTTATCAATCTTTACTTTTAGGTTGTCAGCCATTAGAGGGTACAGTACTGGTAGTTGGCAATACTACAGATGGAGCAACAGTGTTTAAATGCTTTCTCCAGTCTAGGTTAAATTGTTTTCGAAACTCTTCATAAGGTTCTTCTGGATAAAAGCTAAAACCTCCTTTCTCATCATTCAAGATAACAGAGCCGTCAGTTTGTTCATATGCTCGATATGTTTCTCCAATAATGATAACTCGCTTATCAGTACTTTTATTACGAAACTCAAAAACGTGCATAGTGTTCCCTTAAAGTTGGAGCGGCTAGAGGGAATCGAACCCTACTCAGCGAGGCTTGGAAGGCCTGCGACACAACCCGTGTGCTTAACCGCGATTATTTGGCAGGGGATATTGGATTTGAACCAATGATCTCGACTTCAAAGGCCGAAGCTTTAGGCCAAGCTAAGCTAATCCCAATTGTTTGGCAGAAGGTAGTGGATTTGAACCACTGATCAGGATTTCAGAGACCCCAGCCTTAACCGACTTGGCTAACCTTCTTCAAGGCGCTTACCTTCATGATCTACTCGAATGACTCCGCATCCTTCGCAAACCACAACTGCACCATAACCTTCTTTGACTTCGGCTTCTGTAATCAGACCAGCTAAGTCACCAGTATCTCTGCCCCACATATCAATGGAGCATTGTTTGCAGAAATCAGCCATATTTTATTTCCTATTTAAATTAATTTGGGGTGGCTAGTGGAATTCGAATCCACATAGGCCTGATTCACAATCAGGATCATTAACCAATTATGATATAGCCACAATTGAAAACTCGCAGGGTTAGCGAAACCATCCTCAATTAGCATGTTCTAGAATACTAATCAAGTTATCCCCTATTGCACGCAGCTCAAGACGAGTACGAATTTTCAATTGTGGCGGCTCTCAGAAACTCTTCTATTCTAGCCTCAGAAGCTTACCCCCGAACGCCTGTCGGGAAAGTCTTTCCAAGAGCATCAAATAGCACCGTTACACTTTGAGCCATTGATGTATCAAGGAATAGAAGGACTTGAACCTTCATGAGTTAGACCATTTAACTCAACCGCTTTTAAGGTATATTTCTAGGAGTGGATGTTCCTAGTAAACCTATTCGGCAGTCCCGTCTACCAATTCCGGCATATTCCAAGAATTATTTAAAACTTATAGCCTTCAGGAACCTTATCTTTAACACCGTCATACTTAGCCTGAATATAGTAGTCTGGTACATGATCTTTTGGCAGATTTTTATTAGTATCATGAACCTCAGCTCTAGCTTCTTCTTCAGAATCAAAGCCACGATACCAGATTTCACCGCCCCACCCACGTTCACTTTCAGTATACTTAACAATATGTTTCATAAGGTTTTCCTTATAAGTTGGAGGAAGGTAATGGAGTCGAACCATCACCGTATCACTACAGCGGGCTAGTTTTCAAGACTAGTTGCGTACCACTACGCCCTACCTTCCATTTGTTTGGCGGAAGAGGAGAGATTTGAACTCTCAAGCCGTTTTACCAGTCAGCCACTTTCCAAGCGGTTTTCGTCGCCAATTCGATTTGCTCTTCCAATAATAAGATGATGCCTCTATCACACCAGGCAGTTACGCCTCGCTGGGATTCGAACCCATTAAAACAGCTCAACCGAGATAGTAGGTTTAGTTTACTCTGACCATCAAATTTGGTGCGTGACAAGGGATTCGAACCCTCAAAACCTGAATTTTAAGGACGGTATGTATGCCAATTCGATTACACCCCCATGTAATCAGTTTATTAGTTGATACATATTATAGCCTAGTGAAAATCCTACTACTAGTCCCACAAACCAACCAATATAATAATCTTTTAGTTTCACAGGTATTATCCTCTTTCAATATCTAGAGAAATACCACAGGTAGGATTAATGCCTGTGCCTTTGCATGTAGGACAAACCCAGATATTGCAAAAAGTATCTCCTGCTTCTGCATCAGAGGCTTCCCCAACTCCTAGACAGTCAGGACAGACACATTCTTCTAGCTCTTGCTTGAGTTCTTGAAACTTAGACATATAGTTTCCTTATTCAATTACTTTTGAGGCTTCAAGGGAGTCGATATAGTGTACGTTTTCTACCATAATCATATAATCTGCCACTTTATCCATAGCCTGAGCTTCAGAGATAGCCCTAGCTAACCTATATCCTTTTTTATATTCATCCGGGTATTCCCTATCTGGAATAAACACAACACAAACTAGGTATAGTTCCACTTGTAACCTCTCTAATCAAGATGGTGGCTCCCCGAGGATTCGAACCTACGTACCTTCCGGTTATGAGCCGGGTGCTCATACCATATGAGCTTGAGAACCAGAATTTGGCGGAAGAAGTGGGAATCGAACCCACAAGGCTATATTTCAAACCGACAGATTAGCAATCTGCTGCAATACCGTTATGCTATTCTTCCGAATTTATAAATATATTATATTAGAAATTTAGCTTCATAGCAAGAAAATTTTTCAAGTTTTCGGTAGACATCTCATCTACGTCTACAGGAGAAACAAAGCCGTTTAATTTTCTAGCAAATTTTTCACCCGCAGGATCATTATCCCCGACAGCTACCAATTTAAAAGGTAGTAATTTCAATTGCTTTAATAGCGCTTTTCCTGGAGAAGAACCCAACATTGCCAGGGCTGTATAACCAGCATTATGTAACGCAACTGCCTTAAATACAGATTCAGCAACCAATACTACTTTTTCATCTCCATTGAGAGTTTCCAGCCCCCATACACACTGTGTAGTAGAATAAGTAAAATACTTAGCTTCAAAAGGAGATTTACCATGTCCTTTTGGAGCAGAAGGATTATAAGTCTGGTAACCTCTCAACATCCCAGAGAAATCATACAATGGGACTGTTAGCCATCCTTCCGGGCTTAACCAGCAATGATATTTATCTGTATCAAACCCTCTAGATAAGAGATGTTCTGTTAGTTCATCAACAGTCATATTTGATCCCCTAGTTAGTTGTATAAATACATTATACAGAAAAGCCCTGCGCTCTCCAGGAAACACAGGGCTTA